AATGGAGATTGACTGGCTGGGTATCAGGCGAAATTACTATTCCAGATGATGTTGATTATGTAGTGCTTATGTTGAAATTGAATGGTGGAAGTTCAAATATTACAGAAGATGATATAACAGAAGCTGTGAAATTAATTTCAGCAGAATAATAACTTATATATTATATTAGGAAGCTGTACCAGCACTTCTACATTCATAACTATGAAAAGGAGGAAACATCAATGTCTAGCAGAGGCGGCAATGGTACAAAGTACGTCAAGACCATCATGTATCAGCTTTATGGAAAGAAATGTATGTTGTGCGGATGGAGACCTAAAGGTCACACTAAAAAGAAGGCTAAAAGGTTTCTTACCTATCATCACATCCATGAGTATTCAAAAGGAGGAGAAACTTCTATTGAAAATGGAGCTATTCTATGTAATCGGTGTCATGAATGGCTTAACAAACAAAATGAAGCTGATCAAATTACATTGAATGAAAAATTACAGCATATCAAATCAATTCGTTATCGTCGCTAAGTAAACAAGAGTATACTACTATTGTAGTATACTCTTTATTTTATATAAAAAGTTGAAGAAATTTATAAAAAACTATTTACAAAGTGAAAATAATAGTATATAATGAATACATAAAATAAATAATAGATATATGAAAGGAGTTGAAAAATATGGAAAATCACTTTAAACTAGTAGATTATACAAAACAATTATTATTTAATGCTACTACTAAAAATCAAGAAGATATAGCAAGAAAAATGTTAGAAGCTTTAAATAATTTTGAAAAAACAGCCTACATAAACTAAAATAGATAGACTCTAAAATGAGTCTATCAAAATCAAAGAGGTGAATTAATATGAAAGATGGAATAATTAAAAAATTAGATAGTTTTGCTAAAAAATTTTTAAAAGAAGTAGAACTATATGGAAAAAGATTAGCAAGATATGACAGAAACGATGATGATTTAGATGAAACTGATACAATACTTGTATATGAATATGAAGGTAGAATTTATCATATTCATAAAAGAAGAGGACGCACATTAGATTATTCTACACCAATATTGCAAGAAAGGGATGTTTATTAATATGATTTTAAGAATAACTTTTAATGATAATGATTATCAAAATGTACTAGAAACTATTGGAGAAAGCATGTTTGGATTATACTCTTACTATAGAACAACTCGATTAGCAAGCAAAGATGATGAGGTATCACTTAAAGAATATGTAGAAAACTCTAAATTATTTGATAAATATTTAGGAATGATACAAGATGAAGAGCAGTTTACTAAACAACAAAAATTACAATTTATAGATTTAATTAAAAAGAATATTGAAGCTTACATAGAAGATAAGTATAAATCAGCTGGAGATTATTTAATTAAAGAGTTAAAAATATCTGCAGTACAAAAAGTTGGAGATGAATGGCATAACGGAGAAGTATTATATTATTTTCCAATGAATGATGCATATATAATAATGTAGAAGGAGTGATATAAATGAAAACAGCAGATGAGATGTTTGAAGAATTAGAATATAAAAAGTTAGAAGATAAATACAATATAAATTATATCAAAATGTATAGTTTTATAAATGGAGATAGAGTAAGAGAAGAAATAAGATTTTGCAAATTAGACAAATATGTTCATATTGAAAATTTTAATTATGATACTGGAGTCATATTCGGAAAATTTTTAGATATAAAAGAACTACAAGCAATAAATGAAAAAGTAAAGGAACTTCGGATGGACAGAAAAATAAGAGAGGAGAAAATAGTATTATGAATAAATATGAAATTTATGCTCGTGATGAAAACTTCTCTTTAACTCTAGAAATTTTAGCGGGTTCTATTATTAGAGCTTCTGAAATAGCAAAAGATGCTTTTATAGCAAGATACCCAAATTCTAAAAGAGAAAACATAGTTACTTCCTTAACTAATAATTCAATAAATTCAAAACACATTTATGAAATACTAGATTTAATAGATAAAGGAGGAAACATTAATGAAGAAAGCTAATGATAATATTGTACAAAAATTATTAGAAATATGTAAATATATAAAATGGAAAAATGTTAGTTCTGAAAAAGAATACTATAATCAAAAGAAAGGAGAACAAAAGTGATGAAAAGAACAGAGCGTAATGTAGATATAAACGAAGATAACTTAGTAGTGAATGGTAAAGGTACTTATGAAAATATTGCTGAATATTTATATGATTTTAACACAGCAATATTTGGATGGACTAATATATCTTTACATAATGAAGTACCTCTCACTATTTTAATTAATTATGCACCAGCTAAAATATGCCATTCTCGCCTTACAAAAGAAGTTGAAAAATCAAATTTATTTGTATCAATTATTGGATTCGGAGCATACGGTTTTAATCTATCAAACAAAAAATTAGAGCCATCTTATATAGCTGATAAATTAAATATACAACAAATAAATACATCAAATGTTAACTATGAAGATGATTTAATAACTCAGGTTGCAGATTTAATAAATAACGTAAAATTAATACTTTATAATATAGAATTAGAAGAAACTGATGACAAAGATGTGTGGGAAGAATAGGAGGTAATAAAAATTAGTGATAAAAATTATGTAAAATTGTTGGAGGAGTCATTGAAAGTTCTTCCAAAAGAAATATCTATAGCTATAATAAAAGACTATATATGTGATAATAATTTGCATTCTGAGTACATCTCATTAATTTCAGAACTATCTGCTGATTATATTAATAGGTCTAATAAATTTATAGAAGATTTTAAGAGAGATGTAAATGCATTATATCTCCCAGAACAATTTAATCATAACATATTTAAGCATATAGACATAGATGAAAAAAATTGGTTTTGGTATGCAAGATTATTAAAACATACAGAAGATGAAGTATACCCAAAATCTAATTTCTTTGTGCCAAGTTACTTAACAGAGAGATTATATAATATAGTAAAAGATTTAGACATAAACTCAGGAAGTTGTTTTTACAATGAATTGAAAGAATTGAAAGATTTAGTAATAAAATTACATAATAAATATACAGAAGGAGTTGATAATGATGACAGAGGAAGAAAAGAATAGAATATTAGATTGTATCTTTAATATAGAAGATAGATTACAGTCTATAAAGTATGAAATATCTAGCAACGCTAATCCATTTAAAGGTTATTTAGAAGAAAAGATAATTCCAGCTATGAATGATGTTATACTAGTAGCTAAAACTATACAGAATATGAAGTAGGTGATATTAAGTGTTAAGTAGAAAGTTAAGAAAACAACTGAAGCAGCCAGATATATTCTTTCATCCAGAATGCTCACATAATATAATACACTATGCAGGAAAAGCTTGTGAATATGATACATGGAGTTTCTCAGATAGTATTAATAAAGTAAAACCAGAAGATTATAGAAAAGACTCAAATAATTTATGCCCAATGTATATTTGTACTATGTGTGGAGGAGTTATTTGGAGCTCAGAGAAGCTGAAAGATATTGAACACTATAGAGTAAGAGAAGTAAAGCATAAACACAGTAAAAATAAGTAACATCATTATTACTAGAATGACCCTAGAGACACTTTCATATTAAATTAATGTAGTTATATTTCTTACTTTTGATTATATAACTACTATTTTTATGATTTATGATAAGCTAGCATATTATTAAATAATAGAAGAGGAGATGGTAAGAAATGTTATATATACAAAATTCAAATGAGCAAGAAGTAGTAAAGATTACTATGAAAGATTTATTTAAAGTAAAAGATAAATATGATAGAATAAGACCCACTAAAACTACTATAGATAGAAGAAGCTCAGCAGAATATACAATATACTTATCTTTCGAAAAGCATAATGTTAGTGATATAGAAGACTTAAAAGCTAAAATAGTAACTAAGTACCCAGAATTAGCTAAACATTCACAAGATGATTTAAAGCATTTGAAAGATGCAGAGCTTACTCAACTAAATACTTCATCCATTATTGGAGGAAGAATAGTAGATTATGCTTTTAAGGTTGGTTACATGGATTTTGTAATTACAGCAAGAGTAATGATAGTTGCATAATATAAATACTGGATTAAAATTAGGAGGTTATATAGAAATGGCTAGAAGAGATACACTGATAGAAAAATGTAAAATGCTAGGTCTTACTCCAGAGACTAGTAGAAATAGAGTAAATAAAGAGACTGGAGAAAAATATCAAGAGAGTACTATAGATGATTGCATTAAAGCTTTACAAGATTATTATATAAGCGTATATGAAACTAATGGAACATTAAATCCATTTGTAAGATTGATTTTAAAGCATCCACCGATGCTAGCAGCTCAAATGAAGACAGTAAAAGAGGAGAATAGACCAGAATTATGGAAATCAAATAACCAGTGGATAGCTACAGAGAAAATAGATGGCAACAGAATAAGATATTGCTATGATGAAAACTATGGAGTAGAATATTTTAGTAGAAATTTATCTGATGGATTAGAAGGAGATTATTTACCTATCGCATATTCAGAAACTATTACTATTCCTCATCCTCAAAAAGAGATATTAGCATCTGCAGGAATACATAGCTTTATTATAGATGGAGAATTAGTACCATTCTATGACGATATTAGACAATTTAAAAATGTTAGAAGAATGAATGGACAAACTATAGAAGTAATGGAGTACCCTGTAGCAGATACTCAGTTAAATCTTACTACTAGTATATTAGGAGCTTTGCCAGACTTAGCACATAGAATGCAAGAAACTAATCCACTTAAGATAATGGCATTTGACGTAATTATGATAAATGGAGAAGATTTATCTAGTAAGCCGCTTAGAGTAAGACTAGTAAATCTAATGAACTTATTAAGTATACTAAGAACTACATCAGTATCTAATAGAGTGCAGCTAGTAAAGCAAGAACTAGTAGCTAAAGAACAATTTTATCAAAATATAATAAATGCTGGAGGAGAAGGCTGTGTGCTAAAAGATTTGAATAGCCCATATACTGGTAAAAGAGATGGAAACTGGGTGAAGGCTAAAAGAACTGTATCTGGTAGTATATTAGAGAAAGAGTCAGGAGATACTATAGACGCATTTGTAATTGGTTTTAAAGAAGGTAATAGAGGAACTAACTTAGAAGGATTAGTAGCTGCATTAGATTTTGGAACTTATTTACTAGATGATGAAGATAATTATATTACTGATGACTTAGGAATGCCAATAATACATCATATAGCTACTATAGCTGGATTTACATTAGAAGAAAGAGAGAGCATGACTGTTAAAGACTCCGATGGTAATGTAACTTTAAATCGTTCTTATTATAATAGAGTAGCTGAGATAGATGGACAAGATATTTCTTCTAAGAATTATAGATTAGCACATGCTGTAATTAAAAGATGGAGACTAGACAGAAGTAGTGATACTTGTATGATGAAAGAAAGCTTTATTAAGAATTTAGTATTATAGGAGGACTCTATGGAGAATGAATATGAGATAAAGACAGGTATAGAATTAGATGGTAAGTTTTATGAACTTACTCAAAAGTATAAAGAAATATCAGCCGAAAGATATTACTCATTGTATTGTAAACTAGAACAATTTGATAATAGTAAGCACGAGAGGAGAATGCAAGTTGGAAAATGATGAAGAAAATTATAAAGAAGAACTAGAAAAAGTAATAAAGCTCTACGCAGACTGGAATGAAGTTCCTTACGGCTTTAATAAACAAATCATAGATTCTATTAAAGCACTTCTATCTAGTAATAAGAAACTAAAAAGAGTATTAGCTTTAATCAGTGAAACTTGTATAGATGTAAGTAAATTGCATATAAGTGAAAAAGAAGGTATAAAAGAAATAGTAAAATATTTGGGAGAGGTGTTATAAGATGAAAGTAAGAAATATGCCCAATGGTTCTATTTTATGGGATGGCTATACAATATTAGGAATTAAAGGAAATACTCTAGAAGAAAAATATGGAAATGAATTTTATGATTGTGACTGCGTTCAAGAAGGAGGAAACTCTTTAGATTTTTCATTAATAAAGAAGAGAAAGAAGGTGTAAAAGATGAGTAAAGCAGATGAGATGTTTAACAAATTAGGATTTACTGAAATACGAAATGAATATAATTATTTTACATATGAGACCAAAGGAGGAAAGAATGGTTATATTAGATTTGATACAGAGGAAAAAATAGTTTGTGCTTATCACTCAATATACGGTGGAGAATTTATAAGAGGTGTTTCAATGCAAGAACTACAAGCAATAAATGAAAAAGTAAAGGAGTTGGGTTGGAATGAAAGTAATTGATTTATTATATTAAATAAGATAGCAAAACGGAGAAGAAGTACCAGAAAGAATAAAAGCAATAAATCAAAGAGTACTAGGGTTACAAGAACTATTAGAAAAGGAGAAATAGTATGAGTGAAATTGCAGAAGCTATGATAAAAGATTATAGAAAAAACATTGAAATCAAAGATGTTAAGCTTTATAGATATAGATGCTGGGACACTTTAGTAGTAAAAATAATAGATAATAATAAAAAACATTTTAGAAATAAAACATTAGATTTAGACTATTTTTATAGCACTAGCAGAAAATTAGAAAATGATGTAGAAGCTTTAATAAAAAACTACATAGAATGTAAAATAGGTAGAAAGATAAGAGAACTAGAAGCTTATGATGCTATTCAAAAGTATAAAAAAGAGAATGGAGTACAATAATGAAAGAACTTTATACTAATATAACTTTAAAAGAAATGTTAGATGAATTAGTATCTGCTATTTTATATAATCAGCCTAAAACTTTAACGTTTTATTATAGAAGAGAGATAGAAGATAACAAATATGAATATGTAGAAATTAATGAGATAGACTTATTAGATAGCAGATTTAGAACTATAGATGGAGATTTTAGTGAATTTGAATGGGAGTTAGAACATAGTAATATATACAAAAAGTCTATTATATAGAAAAGGAGTTAAAGATAATGGAAGATTTTATTGATGAAAGATTAAAAGCTTTAATGAAAAGATATGTAGAAGAGCAAGTAGATAATATGATTATAGAACGAGTAAAAGCATTTAGTGATGCATTAAACGCCAGAAAAGATGATTTTATTTCATCTATTATGAAAGGCATAAGAGTATATCATGAAGAAGACAGCAGAACATTTACTATGAATTATAGAATAATATTTGAAAATGTAGAAACAATAAAGCATATTAATAATTAATAAGTTTATTATTTTAACACAGGAGGTGTAAGGAGATATGTATGCATTATATGAAGATTTAAAATGTGTAATGATACAAGAGCACGGAAATATAGCTAAAGATAAAGTATTTCTAGGAAAGAAATACGATAATGAAGTTCATAGCTATATAAATTCTAATATAGAAGATGAAATCTATCTAGCCATACATGATATCACATTAGCCATACTTAGAGTGTCTAGCGATTTAGATACTCAAACTGAATACCCTATGTGTACTAGTTATCAGAGCATACAGATAAGACCTAAGTCTTTATACCATAATTCTACAGGTTATTATATAAAAGAAAACGGAAAACAAGTTTACATAACTAATGAAGACGAATTAGCTCATATAGAACGTTCTATTAAGAAATACACTAAATATTTAGAAGAGGGAAAATATTACACTATACCTGAAAATTTAAAGAGAAAAGATAGCTGTACAGATATGGCTGCTCTATGCATAATCACAGACTACGTAACTAAATACGGAGAAGATGCTGCATTAAAAGTGTTTGGAAAGCCTGCTATGATATCATACCAAATAGAAACGGGAGGAAGATACAATGGAAGAATTAGATGAAAGAATAGAAAATTTATTGAGTAGTAACGAGATAAAAGGTAATCACTGTAAACTACAGGAAGAACTAGGCATAAAAACTTGCTTGATAGAAGCAGATGATGACTTTACTTGCAGAGACTGCATTAAATATACACTTACTCATACAAATACAAGGGAGGAAAATAAATGAGCTTACTAGAAAATATTAGATTTTCTAACAGCATGAATAATCTTCAAGAACTGTTAAATGGTTATTTTGTAGACTTAGAAAGAGCTATTGATAGATATATATTTAGAATAGCAAATGACTCTGTAGGCAATTCTGGTGATACTGAACAACAAGTAGAAGTACAAAATCGACAAAAGCAAATGTTAGAAAATATAATTCAATTGATTAATAAAATACAACTTATTTTTGAAGAACTAGATTATACTAATAATACTTCTGTATCAGCAGATGTAGATGAAGATAGCTTTATAGACCAGTTAAAACAGTATAAAGTACAAATGTTTAGATTGACTGAAAACTTCAATAGAGAATATTTTACAGCTTTTGCAACACAGACATATTATCTAGCAGCTTTAGCTGAATTTCATTATAATGCTAAGTTTGGTGGTTTATCTGAAGAAGTAGAAATGACTAGTGAAGACCAAGAAATTACAGAAGAAGCTAATGACTACTTAGACTCTTTGCCAGAGCAAGATGCTAGTGATTTGCATTAAATAATATAAGGTGATAATAAATGAGTAAATTATCTGAACGAGATGAAGTGATAAATTTTATGGAAAAAATAGATGGCAGAACTCCTATATTACTTATAGGAAAAGCTGCCTATATTTTTAAGAGAATATACAGAGGCAGAATATATCAGATGAATAATTTAGATGACATAGAAATTATAAATAACATGAATATTGCTAAGTTAAACAAAGTTGTAACTTTATTCGACGTATCTTTTATGACTAATACTGAAAATATGTTAAAATTAGTAGAAGAAACTAGTTGTAGATTAATATTGCTAGCATCTAGAGATAACTTACCAGAAACTATTCTTAGCAGGTGTAAAAATATTTTAAAGATACCTTTTGCAGAGTCTAAAGAATTAAATCTAATAAAAAAGAAAGATGCTTATAATATGTTAGCAAATTCTGAAGATACACTAGATGAAAAAACTCTTTTTATAGCAGAGAACAGACCTTCACTAATGCTAGATTTAGAAGATACTAAAGAGCTAAGATATAAAGATAGAATACGAAGCATATTATCTAATATAGAGGAGTAGCTAAATATGAATTCATTAAAATTTGAACAAACGGATGTAAATTTAGTAAATCATAGTATAAAGCCTAATGGAGCAGAATTGCTACCATTCTTTTTTCCAGATTTTAAAGTAGTAAATGATAATTGCTTAATAATAGACTGCCCGATAATATACACAGGTCCAGTAAAATATTTGAATAGACTGAAGTCTTTTGAACAACCAATTATTTCAGTAACTACACTAGGAGAGTTTGACTTAACTGATGCTAGAACCCTAGTAAACATGACTTATACTAAGTGGCACCAAGATGTTCCAGATAGACTAGCTAAGTACGTAGATAAACTAGACTATAATGAAATATTAGAAGCAGTAAAAATACATTGGGTCACTGGAAAATGGCCAATCAAAAAGTATAACAAATCTGGAGCTTTTATACACTTGTTAGAAGCTTTTTCAGTAGATACATACACAGCTTTAACTACATACTTAGAATTATTACAAAGTAAATACACTTCTCGGAGCTTATTTTGAAAAATCAATGTTTAGCTTTCTAGATAAAATGGCTAGTCGGAGCTACTAATAATAGCCCTTGGTATAATAAAATATTAAAAAAATTTCGTAGAGACAAGAACAGACTACTGAAACAAGCAATAGATAAATACTTAATAAATAATATTGATAATAAAGAGCTAAAAGTATATAACTTAATACAAGACTTAGCTAGACAGGACCCTAATTGGAAAAATGATTAACGAGAATGACACTAGAGTCATTTTTATACTAGGCTAATATAATTTTATATCTACAAAAATAATTACTTCTAAAATTAAATACAAAATATGATAAAATTTACAAAAAACTATTTACAAACTAAAAATAATAGATTATAATAGCATTATATTAAATATTAAGGAGGTAATTATAATATGAAAAAAGGAGTTTTTGAAATTGATTTTATGCACGATGATTTAGCTGAGGATTGTACTAAGGAGGATGTAGTTAACTTAGTAAGAAAAATGTACGATGACTACTATAATGAAGAAGTTGGAGCAAAGCATGATGATATTGAAATAGAAGTAGTTGATATGGAAGGTCCTGCTGGAGGAAATCCTGTTGTTCATTTGATTGGCAACATGGATGAAATAGCTTACTTTTTAATGGATGCTTATGATAATAGTATGGAAGATGTAGATGAAGTTATAGACACATATTTAGAAGAAGAGTTATAATTTAACATTTTAAAGGAGCAATAAAAATGCTCCTTTTTTATTGCTTATTATTTATAATAATAGGTAATAATGTAAAGGAGTGTTTTTATGGAAAATTCTGAAGTAATTTTTAGAGTAGCTAAAGATACTGATACTAAAAAATTAGCATCAGCTATATATTCAAATCTTCGTAACACTGATAGTATTACTTTGAGTTGTTTAGGAGTACCTGCAGTAAATCAAGCAGTGAAAGCCGTAATAACAGCAAGAAGCTCTAGTATTAGTAATGGATTTGATATAAGTAGCTATCCACATTTTTCTGAGGTCAATATCTCAGGAGAAGAGAAAACTAGCATTAGCATAGTACTTAAAAAGGAAACTGTATAATATAAAAATTTGAAAGGAGAAATTTGCATGAACAGATGGTTAGAAACAGATACACAAAAAACAGCAAGAAATATAATTAATATTTTAAATGAAAGTGCAGCTGGAATGGTTAAAAAAGAAATCAATAAAGATAAGCCAGAAGAAGCACCAAAAAACAAAAAAGTAGCTTTAGAAAAAAGAATTACTAGGGCAGCTATAAAAGGTAAAAAGCCAGAAAGCAAAAACGCTAAAATGCCTGAAAAAACCGCTAAGAAAGTAGTAAAAGAAGAACTAGAACCAGAGGCTGAAAAATCTATAGAAGACCAAATAGCTGACTTACAAGACTACTTAAATAGTACACCAGAAATAGCAGAAGATGAAAAAGAAGCTATACAAGCTGAGATAGATGACTTAATCAGTCAACTAGGAGAAGACGAAATGAAAGATAATACTTTGGAAGAAGATTTAGAAGCAGAATTATTTGAAAAAGAAAAATTAAATGAAACTGGTGAATGGGATGACAATGATGATGAAATGAAAATCTGGAAAGAAGAATTAATAGATAAAGCTGAATACATTGCTAATGAAATTCATGGTTCTATAGTTTCTGTTTCTGGATTCGATAAATATCAAGGACCAGTTGCTATAATTAGTACTCCTATTCATGGAGATGTACAGTTATGGTTTGATAATGAAGATGATACCGGATTATCTTTACTATGTAAAATAGCACATGTAGGATGGATTCAAGGCGGTGCAAACTATATATCAGATAGACTTAGCAGAGAAGTTATACCTGAAGACGAAATAATTAATGAATCAGAAAAACTAAATGAAAAAATTAATCACGCAAATGACGATATTAACAGAGCTATAGCTAATCCAAACTTAGGAAAAAATAGAGATAAAATCCATGCAGCTGGTTATGAAGTAACAGATTATGGTTTAATAAAAAATCCAAAAACTAAAAAAAGGGTAGACCCATCTCAATACTCTAGAGAAGAAAAGAAGAAAGTAGACTTTAAAGGAATGCTAGATTCAGAAAGAAAAAATAATCAAGGAAAATTCTATCCTGAGTATGTTCCTAAAGGTTTAAAAACTGGTAAGGGTAGAGGCTATGCTCAAGCTGACAAAGATGATATGGAAGCTCAAAATGGTATATCTCAAAATATAAAAGACTACAAAGATGCAGTAAAAACTAGAGATGAAAACAGAAGAGCAGCAGAGAGAAGCAGAAAAAATATTCCACATTATGAAAAGAAAGTAAAAGATGCTCAAAAAGACTTAGAATTTCAAAAAAATTATACTGATGAACTTGAAAAAGATGCTGATAACATGGAAAATAAAAGAAAAGAGATACTAGATAAAGCGAGAGCTACGGCTAAAAAAGAGTCTATGAAAGAAGATATTGAATTTAAAGTTGGAGATGTAGTAAAAGTTCCATATAAATACGGTTCATATACGCCTGGAGAATTTACAGAAGCTCCAATAATAGATATATCAGAAGGTAGATATGTTACAGTAGAAATTCCTTCTAAACTAGAAGTTACTATGGACCAACTTAAAAAATGGAATACTTTAGGAGAATGTGATAAATCTCTTAAAGAAGATTCATATGATAGTGGCATATTCTATGAAATAGAGCAAGCTTTTGAAGAAGCTGGATTAAATCCAATTAGATTTATAGATGATGGAATACTAACTAGAAATATAGGATGGACTGTATCTTCTAATGGAGTAAGTCAACAAATATCTTGTGATGGTTCTTGGTATGATGAAGACGAAGATGAGGATGATGAAGAATACAATGAATCTCTTAAAGAAGAATATTCAGAAAAATTCGGTGGGGACCCTAAAGACTTTATTGGAGACTTAATCTCAGTAAAATATCAATTAAGTAAATTAAACTTAGACGGTTTTGGAAGTCATCTAGCTAGACAAATGGTAGAAGATTTTATAGACACTTGCGATAGACAAATTGAAAAAGCAAAAAGATTAGCTAGTGGAAATGAATTTTATACTGAAGCAGATAATAGAACTTATAAAGATAGAGATGAAGCAGAATATTATAGAAACAAAGAACTATATGCAAATTCTAATTTAGCTAGACATAGAGAAGCTATGGAAAAAGCTAAAAAAGCCTGTGAAGAAAAAGGTATCAAACTAGATGAAGATAATTATCTTAGCCGTACTAGAAAACAAGAACCTTTAGATTTAGTAGCTTATGAGCCAGAAATTACATCTATTGATGAAGTAAAAGATAAATATGTAAAAATAAGAGGAGATTTTCATAAAGTAATAGATGTAAAACCAGAAGGAGACAAATTTGTAATTTCATTTGCTGCTGGTACAGGAACAGCAATTGGAGGAGAATTTGAACCAGCTACTTTAGATGAAATAAAAAGACTTCAACTATATACTGAAAATAAATAACAAAGAAAATATAAGGAGGATTTAAAAATGAGTAAATTAATTGACAACGAAGCATCAAGAAAAGCTTCTTTTGGAATATTAGAAGCTTTGAAAGAAACAGAAAACGTAGAAGTAAAAAAGACAGTAATGTATGAAGGAGCTTGTACAGGTTGTAAATCTTGTGAAGAGCCAGAGGGTTCTAATGACCCTATTCCAAAAGAAAAAAAGGAGTCTTTAAAAGAAGACGAAGAAGATAAAGAAAAATTAGATGATGCTACTGCTTTAACAGACGCTGAAATTAAAACAGAAGAGCAAGAAGAAATAGTGTCTGATGACGACACAGCAGTAGTAGAAGCTGAAGAAAAAATAGTGGAAGGACTAAAAGTACTAGAAAGTGCTAATGGAGCATTCTTACTAAAAGAGTCAGCTGGTTATATTGTAGGTAAAAATTATAATGAAAAAACTGGAATAATAGAAGAAGCTGAATGCTATAAAACAGAGAAAGTAGCAAGAAGAGTATTTGACAAAATAAGCAAATAAGCAAGTAGTAGTTTACATAGCATATTATCTTTAGGAGGTAATATGCTATGAACTTAAACTCATTCAAAGATGCATTAGAAGAAAGACTACAAGAAATAGATAAATATGCTAGTAATCCACCAGACATAAAGCCATTATCTCATAATGATTTATTAGATTATGACAAGATAATGCAAGAGTATAGTAGAGTGGTTACTTTAAGTCAAGAACTTAATAGAATAATATTTGCTTCTGAGTACTTACAATCAAAAACAGAAGAAGCAATATCGATGCTTAGTAGCAATTTAGAGATAGAACTAAAACAAAAAACTGTTCTTAAAAGAGGATTAGATTTATTAAAATGTAGAACTTACCCTCTATATGGAGAACAGAAAAACTATACTAATATGATAATGTTTTATCAAGGAAGAAGAAAAGATGTTAGATAGAGAGGAGAGATATTAAATGGCTAAAACTTTAAAACTAGTAGAAGCTAATATTTTTGGAATAGACTCAGCTGAAGAAAGAAATGCAAAAGAAGACTCAATAGAAAAAGGTCTTTATTCAGAGGCTGAAGAACCAATAGATATTGAAAACTCAGAAGATACAGTAGATGAAGTAGTAGATGATATACAAGACGAAACTCCAACTGAAGATGAAGAAGAAATCTCTGCTTTAGATACTCAATTAAATGAACTTAGAGAAATATTACCAGATTTAGACTTAAGATTATATCAAGTTACTAATAAAGAAGATACTAATAAAGTATTTTACTTTATTGGAAAAGTAGCAGAAAACTCTGATGATGTTTTAATGCTAGTAGATACTAATCCAGAAGCTGAAGAAATATCAGAAATTCCAGTAGAAGAAGGCTCTTTAAAAGAAGCAGCTTTTGAAGCTATAGAAGACGAAGAGGAAACTGAAGAACCAGAAAACTTTGACTTCCAAGTAATTCCAAATTCTTATGATGAATTAGCTAAATTAAATCCAAGATATGGAGAAGATTTAACTCCAGACCATGAGAAAATAATGGAGTACTTAATGAATTGTTTAGTAAAGAAAAATCCAGATAGAGCAGAAGAATTACAAGCTGAGAAAGCACCAGAAGATTTAGAAGAGCCAGAAACTTCTGAAGAAATATAATGAAAGGAGAAAAAGAAGATGCCAAAAACATTTAGATTAATAATAAAAGAAAGCATTCAATCAGCTTCAGATACTATGGCTAAAATAAAAGAAAAAATAAAAGAAGCTGATGGTCAAGATACAGACATAAAATTAGAAGATATTTATGTCGTAAAAAATGATAATAAATATGACATCATGTGGGTAAGTGGTTCTGATGGAGATACTGCTAGAATAGCTAGTATGAATTTAGATGAACTACCAGAAGCTGATTTAAAAGAACTAGGAATATTAAGAGAAAAAGAAACAGAATCAGTAGTAAGAAGAGTAGATGCTGAAAAAATAACTGATGAAGGACCAGATGTTATAAACGAAGAACAGTATGTTACATTAAATGATGGAAGAGATAATGAAGACACAGATTATATAATTCAAGATGTTACAGAGCTAGAAGACGTAACAGATGAAGACGTAGAAGCTCCATCTATTGATGGTTTATTATCTTTAGTAAATGAAAGTTTATCTGCTAAGTATGGAAATGCTTGGGGCTATATGAAAGCTCATTCTATAGCTAAAAAAGAGTCATTGCAATATGCTATAATAGATATAGTAACTCCATCTATATTAAAAGAGAATAAAGCTGCTAAGATGAAAGATACTGCCGTATCTAAAACTATAATACTAGAAAGTATACCAAACTCTAAATTAGTTAATTTTAAAGTAAATACATTAGCTGGTACTACAAGATTTAGCCAAAAAACTAGCAATCCAGCAAAAGTATTTTCAAGATGGTTAGAGTCAGAGTATTTATATGATGAGATGGTAAAAGATTTCCAAAAGAAAATAGAAGCTAGACAAGCAGAGTTAAAAGACTCTACAGAAGCTTACCTTAAAGAAAATCCTGAGCTAGCTAATAGAATAAACGTTTTAAAAGCTCAAGCTAAATTATTAAAAGATGCTAAAATGTTTGAAGAAGGAAAAGACGATTTAGTAACACTAATGTATGGTATAGCTGCAGAATTTCCAGCAAATACTAATACACAAACAAGCGATAAAACTATAAACAAAGCAACTGAAATACAAACTCAAGACTTCGATACTATAGATGCTATAGTAGAATTATTATTTGGAAAAGAATATGTAAAAGAACCTAGCAAAGAAGAAAAAGAGGTAGCTAAAAAGAACAAGAAAGCGATAAAAGAAAGCTATGAAAGCTTTAAAATAGGAGAAATAGAAGGAACATTCAATCCAGAAACTATGGAAGCAATGTACTCTATACCAGCTGATAACGTAAAAGACAAAAGAATAAATCTATCTAAAGTACCTTCAGTAGAAACTCCTTATAATACAGAAACTATAATAAAAGATTATGTAGAAAAGAACTTTGGTTTAATAAATGCTGAAGAAGAACCTACTACAGACGCTACTCCAGAAGTAGAAGTACAAAATGATGAAGAAGTAGTAGAAGAAGCCGCTGATGACACTTTACCAACAGAACCAAATGAAAGTAAGCCAGAAGAGGAACCAGTAGAAAATCAATCAGAAACAGGAGAAGCTTCTTTCTTTAAAGTAAGACAATCAGAACCAGTAAATATAGAAACTCTACAATCTAAATTAGCAAGTGGAATAGATACTCAAGCTAGCCCTTATATAGTAGTAGAAGAAAGAACAATCCCTAAAGAAGAAATGGAAGCTTACTTATCAGATTTATCTAAGCCTCAATCTTTCTTACAAAACATAGGAACTATAGATAGAAAGAACTACCCATTCAATGTAGTAAAGTTAAAAGCTAATGGAATTCCTTATACTTTATTAGTAGACCCTGTAGGGTATGACTATGGACGTTACATAGCTATAGTTCAATAGTTTAGTCAATCATTTATAATTAGCCTCCAAATTAATTATAAATTGAATATTAGAAGTAGTATATTAAATTATATTACTTCTATTTTTATGCACTTCTAGGGTCATTCTCGTAACACCTATTTACTTATTATTTTTACTTTATAAATATATACTATATTAAGAGGAGGTAGAAAATATGAATGAAGCAATAATTAATCAAGTATTAATTCCAGTCTTAGCTACTATTCTTACTGGAGTGTTCTCATATATTGGAATGAGAATTAAATCTATATATGAAGAAAAAGTAGATACAGAAGTTAAAAAACAAATAGTAAATGCTACTGTTCAATATGTAGAACAAGTTTATTCTAAGTTAAAAGGAGAAGAAAAGCTAAAGAAAGCTATTGAAACAGCATCAGCATGGTTAAATGACAAAGGAATTTATGTTAGCGAAGCAGAGCTTACTGTTTTACTAGAAGCTGCTGTAAATGGATTTACTACAGAGTTTGAAATGAACAAAGAATTTAAAGATGGCAAAAGTTGTAAAACTTTAAAGGAAGGAGAATAATTTATGAAAAAATCACTAAAATTTGTACTATCATTAATTTTAGTTTTTCTATTAGCTATAGTAATTACTGGATGTAGCAATAAAAATATAGTAGAAAACAATACAGTTGAAAATGAAACTGTTGTATCTACACCAGAAACTATAGATGAAAACAATATTGATGAAGAAGGACTAGAAGTAGAAGGATTTATTGAAAGTAATCCTGATATGATATCTGGAGCTACTATAGATGAAGAAGATAAGTTTGTAGTAGGAGCTAAACAAGAAAGTCCAGTTTATTACTCACAAATAGATAGCAGATGGAAAAATCATCCATATACATCTATAGGAAAAGCTTCTCAAACAATCGGTACTTCAGGATGTGGGCCTACTTGTTCAGCTATGGTAGTATCTAGCATAAAAGGTACTATTCGTCCAGATGAAATGGGAGACTTATATGTAAAATACGGCTATCGTTCAGCAAATGATGGAACTTACTTTTCAGCTTTTCAATGGACAGCTAACAGATTTGATATACCATTTAAAAGAGTATGGAATGTGAATGCTGCTATAGACGCAGTAAGAGATAATTACTACGTAATAGCTAGTTGCGGAAAAGGTTTATTTACTACTGGAGGACATTTTATAGTTTTATATGGAATAGATGGAGATACTTTAAAAATATATGACCCATATATGTATAATGGAAAATTTAATTACGGAAATAGAGGAGGAAAAGTAAGTGTTAAAGGAAATACAGTTTACTGTTCTGTGTATAATTTTAAAGCTTATGCTAACTCAGGAGCATGGTTTTGTTTTAAATCTGAAGGACAGCAAGTAGACCCTACTCCAACTCCAGAACCAACACCTACTCCATCTACTGATATTAAGAATGGTGTAGTAAATGTTAGAACTAGCTTAAACGTTAGAAGAGGACCTGGTACTGGTTATTCATATGTTAGAAGCTTATATAATGGAGCTAAAGTAACTATATATGAAACACAAAATGGGTGGTATAGAATAGGAAATAGAGAATGGGTAATAGATGATTATATAAGAGTTGGAAGTGTTAGCCCTTCTGTTACTAGCACAGTAGGACAAACTAGAAAGCTAAAAGCAACTACTACTTTATACTCTAGGTCTAATCTATCTGGAACTAGATATACATATTTACCAAACACTACAGTTAAAATACTAGAAAATGTAAATGCTAATGTAGATAGAATATATGTACCAGCTACTGGAAGATATGCTTATGTAGAAGTAGTTGCTTATAAAGAACAAGCAAACACATCTACTCCAGCAGTAACAAATACAATAGGACAATATAAGAAGTTTAGAACTACATATACATACATTTACTCTAAATCAAACTTAAGCGGCTATAGATATACTTATTTAGCTAACACTAAAGTTAAAATTTTAAAAAATATTTCTACTACTGTAGATTATATTTATGTGCCAGCTACTGGTAGATACGGCTATGTTTCTACTTCAGTATATAAATAGGATTTATGCTAAAGTAGCATATTATATATGTGGAATTTAATTATACCACGTCTATCCTTTTTTATGGCTAGTAGCAGTAGAAATGCTGCTACTAATATTTTTAATTAAACTATTTACAAAGTGTAAATAATAGTATATAATACTAATAGGAGGATTTGAAATGAAAGCATTTATGAAAGATGATAATACTCTAATAATAAACACTATGATAGAACCTAATGAGAAAGAACAGTTTATAAAATTTGTAGAAAAGGCAGTAGATAGGCCAGTACGAGTTTTAGAAACTTATGACTCAGACGGCAATGTCTCTGGTGTAATGATAAAATTAACATAGGAAGGAGTACTGAAATGAAAACAGACTTTGAAAGTATGCAAGAACAAAGAACTTATATTAGAAACTTAGTAGATAGAAAACTGAAGTTTACCCCAAAGTGTAGTGTTTGTGGTAGTGAAGATGTAACTATCATACACAACTTTAAGCATCCATACGATATAGGTTTTATTTGTAAATCTTGTAGAGCTGGAAAAACTAAAGAAGAATTACAGAAAATTCCAAAAATAAATTTACTAGAAAATATAGAAGTAAATAGTAGATACTCACACTCTAAAAATTTAGTATTAACTAAAGAGATAAAGAATTTAATAAACGAGTCTCTGAAAACAAATTTATCTTTAACTGAATTTTTAAGAGAGAAAAAATTTTCATATAAAAAATTTAACCATGCTTTAGAACTTTATGAAAAAGAAAGAAAAAATATCACTCAAGACGTAAAAACTCATTTTAAAAGTTTAAGAGCAGAAAAAATTAAAAATTCTATCAAAAATCATAAAAGTTAATTAAAAATGAAGCTCTAGAATTAATTCTAGAGTCTTTTTATATTTTATTAATAAAATTATATATCTAATATAGTAAAATGTACTAGCGTTAAACCTCGTTAATTCTAGAAAAAATGTTAAAAATTTTTAAAAATTTTTGTAAAAACTATTTACAAACTGAAAATAATGGTATAATATACTATCATAATAAATATTTAGGAGGTAATACAAATGAAAATGTGTCCAAAATGTAAAAGACCGATAATCGGTTACCCTGCAATTAGTAGAAAAGACAATAAAACTGAAATTTGCAGCAAGTGTGGGCAAGAAGAAGCTATAAGAGATTTTATGAAAGCGTATGTGCATAAAAGTAATAAGGAGGATTGATGATGATTAAGAAAATAACTAATACAGACTTAATGGATGTGATTGATAAAATCATGGAAACTCAAGCTTACTTAGAATTTTTAGATGAGCAGCTAGGAAAGCATTTATCTACAGAAACTAGAGAAAAATATACTAGACAATTAAAATCAGCTAAAAATAGACTTAGAAAATTAAACAAGAAAGAAACAGAAATTATGAGTAAACTAGGTGATACAAATGTTTAAAGATTTATTTGGAGTTAAGAAATCAAAATTAGATGAAAACAGGAGATATAAAAACTTAATCGATACTACTCTTATTACATTTGTAGAAGACTGCGAAAAAGAATATTTAGAAGTTAAAGATATAGAAGCTATTAAGCATGATTTTGATTATTTCTGTAGTAAACTTACATCATTAGATAATAATATAACGAAGTTAAAATTACTTGCTACTGGAAAAGTAGTTTTGCATGAGTCTGTAGGTAAGTCAGTATCTTTTACTAATCATAATGTAAGAAGCTGTATACTAGAACTAGCTGATGAATTATCTAAAGCAGAAAAAGGTGAGCTTTATACAAATGCAATTACTTTTATATGTGTAATAGGAGCTTGTGTATATGAATATTTAGACAGTGTAGAAGATAAAAATAGGTATAAGCCAGATTTTGAGTCAAAAGAAAAATATTATCAAGATTAAGATATTAGGAGGTACATATTAAGATGAAACTAGGAAAACATAGAAAGAGAATAGATAAAAATTTACTAATAATTTACACATTATTTATATTAACAATAAGTTACTCTATAGGGCTTATTGTTTTAATAAAAAATTCAATATGTAATACAGCTGAAACTATAGCTTTACAGAATGAGCTAGATGCATTGAAAATAATAGATGAAGCTAAAACTAATGAGATAAATAAGAAAGAGTCAGACATAGCAGAATTAAATACTAAGGTTGAAGATTTAACTAAAGAATTAGAGAAGAAAAAAGTTACTAGTAGAAGTAGCTCAGAAAGAATTACTGACGGAGAATATGTAGCTTTTACTGCTACAGCATACTGTCCTTGTGCACAATGCTGTGGTAAAACAAACGGTATTACAGCTTCCGGGACTAAAGCTACAGCTGGTAGAACTGTAGCAATGAGTAGTTCTTATTCTTTTGGAACTAAGATAGAAATACGAGGACTAGGTACTTATGTTGTAGAAGATAGAGGAGGAGCAATTCAAAGTAATAGAATAGACATTTATTTTGATACACATCAAGAGGCATTAAATTTTGGTAGAAGAACTGTTTATTTGAAAGTAATAAAATAAGGAGGTTATTATGAGTAAAAATACTATAAAAAGAGACGTATTCAAAAAGAAATATTTTAAAATACATAGAGAAGATATCGAAGGTAGAAAAACTCCAATTTATCATATAGAAACTATAGACGGTACTATATATCTTGGAAGAATAAAATGGTTTCCAGCTTGGAGGAAATATTGTTTCTTTCCAGAAGAAGATACAATATGGGATGTTAAATGCTTAGAGGAAATTAACAAGGCTATTGAGTTAGCTAAGAAAGGAAAAATTTAATTTATGAAAAAATATGAAATAATTGTAAGAGATATTAAAACTGGAGAAGAGGTTTTTAAAGATACTGCTAATGAGATGTTTATAGATACAGATGAAGTATCTTTAGTAAAAGGACCAAAGAAACAAAAAGACTTAAGAATTCAAGCCTGTCATGCATTAACTTCTTTATTCAATGTATACTTAACTGAATTTTTAGATAGTAAAGAATTAGAAGAAGTAGAAGAAGATAGTTACGATTATGTAGTAGGTGCAGCTACTGATTTTTTCGACCATATTTGTAATGCCGCTAAATATAGTATAACACATTTTTTAAAAGATAGATTTAAAGATAAAGAATTTAAAGATAAAATTACCTTTAAGGCAGATATTAGCACTAATGAAGGATTTCTTACTTCAATAGAAAATGAATTAATGCTAATAGCAACTAAATCAGGAATAAGTTTATTAGCTGACCCAAATAACGAAGATAACTTTGATGAAATATTAAATTTATTAGGCCAAGCAGTATTTTATACAGTGCAAGGAGTTCTAATACAATCTAATAACATAGACGATGATGAAGAATTTTCTAAACTGCTAGGACAAGTAGATAATAATAGTGAAGATATATTCAATAATATAATAGAACAAGTAGCTGACCATGCAAAACTTTTACTAAAACATAAAGTAATAGATGAAAGATTAAAGAAAGATGATGCTTACGTAGATTTGCATGAATTATTAAGACAAATGCGAGAGGACTCAGAATAACTTCAGAGACACTTTCATAGTAAATTAATATAATTTTATACCTAAAAGATTAACATTTTGTTAATCTTTTAAATTTTATTTATAAAAACTATTTACAAACTAAAAATAATAGATTATAATAGCATATAATAAATATAGTTAGCGAGGAGGTGAATAAAAATGAGTAGAATAGACCCAATAGATGAATTTGTGCTTAATCATGGAAATCCAAATTCTGCAGATTATAAAAGAGCTCAATCTAGATTAGAGTTAGATAAATTAGATGAATTAAAGAAGCTAAATAACAATGGTGAAGAAGAATATGTACGTCCTTATATTTATGGAATACATCCAGTTCTAGATTTCTTTCATAGAATAGCAGAAGTATTTTGTAATGCATTTAATTTTATTACAACTATACTTTTAGCCCTTATGTATTTTGCGATGGCTGGAGTTGGAATTTACATATTATTTATGATATTTTTTGGAAAATAGAAGGAGGTAAAATTAATGATTTGTTCACATTGTGAAAAAGAAGTAGAAGAATACGCACAAAAAAGAGATAAAATATGCGGCCAATGCTATAGAAGAATGATGAATAATCTTAGCAGAGGTAAAAAATACGTTATGTATAAAGATTTAACAAAAGAAGAAAAAGCTCAAATAGACGCTAGAATAAAAAGTTATCATCGTAAGAAAGTAGATAATTCAGTAGATAAAATGATAGGTACTAAGATATCAGAAAATGCTAGAATAGCTGAGCAAGAAAAACTAGTAGATAAAGATATAGAAGAAGCTTTTGCTAAAAAGCATTATAAAATGCCTAAGGATTTTTCATCAGTAAAGACGACTTTTGAACAATTAAATATTTTATTATCAGATTATATAAATATATACGCAGGAGCAGAAGAAATTTTTAATAAACTAGAAAATGATTATAGACATGCAAAAGAATATTACGCTACAATGTATTGTAAGTCTAATACATCTACAGCTTATGCTTTATTAGAAAAAAGAGAACTTTGGGAAGAAAGACATAATATGATATTAGAAAAAAGAAGAAAAATAAAAAATATGATGGTTGAGTATAATTTAATAAAAGATTTTTTAGAAGCAGTAAATAAGAATACACTAGTAAAAGGAGCATTTCTTAAAGCATTGAATGGTTTAAGAACTACTGGAGAAGTGGTAAATAATGGAGAATATAAAGCTGAAATATCTAATTTAGTAGAAGATGAAGCATTTTGTATAGGAAGTAAAGCTCCAAATCCAGAACCTAAAGAAACAGAAAAAAGGTATTTTGTAGAAGTTGTTACATTATATAAAGGCTCTAGGTCTCAATTTAATAGATATGTAGTTGCTAGTAATGCTGAAGAAGCTAAGCAAAAAGTATTTGATTTTATAGAATCTCAACCTCAAAAATTTAAGTTCGTATGTAATAAAAAAGACACAAAAGTTACAGAGATAATAACTCCAATAGATACTAAATATTGTATTTAGATAAATTTAATAGATAAAATAAGTACTATGTAGCATAAAATAATATACATGGTACTTATTTTTATGTACTCAAAAAGCATAAAATAATATAAGAATATTTCTTAAAGAAGAGGTGAATTTTTTTGAAAGAAATACAGAGTGCAAATAATTTAAAAGAGTATAGAGAACAAGTTAAAAAAAGAAATGTTGTAATTGATTTAATGTATTTTAGAGATTTATTAGCAGGTATTAAAGAAAATGAAGATATAAAATTTAGTAGTTGTGAAGAAAAAGTAAAGAAGTGGAGTTTTAAAGGTGCAGTGTTATGTTTATCTTCTAACACGATATATAGACATATATCTATATTAGCTTTAAAAAACTATTATGATAGAAATACTACATATAAAGTGCATCCATTATCTGGTTTTTTAGATAGTTGGTTTGTAAACTCTAGTGAAAGTAAAGATAAACAAGACTTGATGAAAGTAGACATATTAATTTTACATGGATTATCTAGCACTTTTAAAGAACAGCCATCATTACTTAGAAATGTTTTAGAAATAATTGATATAAGAAAAAGTTATGGCTTAAACACATGGATTTTTATAGTAGAAAATGAAAAGAGTGAAATTACTATTAATTATATAAATACTATAAGCAATATGACAAATAAGACTTATAGTTTTTAATATGAAAGGAGAAGTTGACTTAATATGAATAATGACAACGTAAAGTTAGATATAATTCCGCAATTAGAAGTAATATTAAGGTCTATAAATAAAGATAATCAAGACGTATTAAAGCCTATATTAGACTCAGACGAAATAGATAAAGTAGAAAAACAAGAAATACGCAAGTATTTAAAGCTTTATGATGTATTAGAAGGAAATATTAGCTTAGAAACTTTACAAAAAGAAATTCCTGGAAGAAATTTTGATGTAGAACCAATAGAAGAAAACATGTTGCCAAACTATATTTCTATTTACTTATACAATAAGAAAAATCTAGAAGCTAGTAAAATTCTATTAGAGCTAAGTTCCCAAGTAAGAGCAACTCGGTTTAACTGAAGATGTTGCAAATAAACTTGGAAAATTAACTAAGTCTGATGCTGTACAGCATAAGTTTATAGACATTAAAGATGAAATTATTAGGAGGTATGAAGATGAAGAATACAGTATCCGGAATAGCTACAGGAATATCTTTTGTAGATGAAATGACTGGAGGAATACATAAAGGAGAATTAAGCACATTGTTAGCATATACAGGGCATTGTAAAACTACTTTAGCTGTAAATATAGCTTATAATTCTTTAAAGATGGGACAAAATGTTTTATATCTATCTTTAGAGGTAAATAAAGAAAATATATATTTTGATTTTATATCAAGGCATTCAAATGATAGTAAGTTTAAATTTAGAGTAGGTCATTATGATTTAAAGAAAAGAAAGTTAAAGCCAGAGCAGTGGGATTATGTAAAGAATAAAATAATGCCAGATTTTGAAAAATTTCCAGGAAATGTATATGTTGCAGATGAAACTGAGTTAGAAAATTATTCTACTTATAGTTTAGAAGCAAAGTTTAGAGAAATAGATAACTTAGCAATAGAACAAACTGGGCATGGTATAGATGTAGTAGTAATAGACCACGTACAATTATTAAAATTTGGTGGTAATAGACCATCATCTTCTACTGGAGAAGTAATAAATGAGTATGTGTCTTGGTTTAGACAAAATGCAATGAATTGGTTAAGAACAGATAGACAAGTAGCTTTCTTACTATTATCTCAAGCAAATAGAACCGGTTATTCATATGCAAAAGATAGAAATGGTAAATACGATTTAACTTCTATGGCAGAAGCAAATGAGCTTGAGAGAGCATCTACATTAATATTATCTATTTTTGCTGAACCAGAAATGAAAGACATGGGAGTAGCTAAAGTTCAAATATTAAAATATAGAGATAGTAGGGATGAAAATGAACCTACTGAAGTAAATGTAGATTTACCATATTATGTGTTTGGTGATTTAGATTCAGTGCACACTTCAATATCTCAAGACCTTGGAGATGAAGCAATAGAAGCACTAGACAACGGTGATGATATATTAGACTCATTTAAAGGAATTATTCCAGATGATTTCTCATTATAGTAGAGGTGGTATAAAATGGCAATACAAATAGATTTAAAATTAGAAAAACAAATAATAAATACGTATATTCCAATGGACAAACTTTTTGATATGCTAGGAATAGAGTATAGTTTACATTCTAATATGTATTGTCCTTTTCATGAGAATGTTCACAGTCCAGCCGCTCACTTACATACAGATAGTAATAGACTATGGTGTTATTCAGAGCAAAGAATGTATGGAAGTTGGGATGTTTATAAAGTATACTATCCAAAAATAGACACTAACAAATTAGCAGAAGCAATAGTAAATAAAGTTGGAATAGAAGAAATAGAAAACCGACTCGGACAAATAGAAAATAAAAATGAAATTCCGTTCTTAAAAGATTTAGACAAATTTAAAGAACGGAAAGATAAACTATAATCAATTGTGCATTAATATTTCAGAGTACTATAATTAGTACTCTATTTTTAGCATAATATTTAATATATTGAAAGAAGGAGGATTAAAATGCCAGATAAATCAAAGTTTAAATATAAAATGTGGGTTGACCCAGTAGCACCATCAAATGATTTTCCAGACAAATATAAATTTCATTGCATTAAAAGTATAGATGAATTAAAACAAGCTCTATCTGTAGAAAGTAAAACAATGGGATTTGATACAGAAACTACTGGCTTAAATCATGAAGATATATTTATGGTAGGTTATTCATTTTGTTTAGATGGAATAAATGCTTATTACGTTCCAGTAAAGCACGAAAGTTTTGGACTTGGAGAAGAAGCTATTAAACTAATATATGAAAAAATGTGTAATACTCAAATAGTATATATGTTTAATATGAGGTATGATGATAGAGTAATGGAATATCATGGATTTAAAGAAATGATAGATAATATAGATGCTCAAATTCCAATAGAAGATAGACAAAAATATTATAATATGTTATTAGATAAACAATTTTTATACTATGATATGAGTAAAGTAAATATATTAGATGTTCAAGCTATGGTATTTTTAGTAGATACTGGAAATAAATTTCCATCTTTGAAAAAATCAGAAGAATATTTCTTAGGATGGAGAGGAGCAAGCTTTGAAGAAACTGTAAACTCTTCAGAAGCTGCAAAAGAAAAAATTGCTAGTAATCCAGAAGAAATGGTAGAAGAAAAGAAAAGTACTAAAAAGAAAAAAGATGTAGTAGTTAGTTTTTATCATTTAACTCCTGATGAAGCTTATTTTTATGCAGCTACAGATGCTTTAGGAACTTTATTGCTAGGACTAAAATTAATGCCATTTTTAAAAGCTGCAAAGAAAAGTGGAGAATTAGACACTGCTTGTTTACACCCGCTTATGAGGTTTGAAAATGAACTTACACTAATAGATGTAGATAGATTGAAAGGGTACTCAGAAGATTTATCTAAACAGATAGAAGAAATTCAGCAAAGATGTTATACTATTGCTGGAGAGGAATTTAATTTAGGTAGTCCAGTAGATAATAATAGAGTACTAACTAAACTTAACATACACACTGGAGTAACTACATCCAGAGGAATGAGTACTAGTAAAGCTGCGATAAAACAATGTTTAGAGTCACTAGATAAAAATGACCCAGCTAGACAATTATTACAAGATTTAGTAAATTATGCAAGTTTAACTAAACAAAGAAGTAGCTATGTAGATAATACAATAGAGATGTGTAAAAGTAAAATACATCCAAATAGATTAAGATTTAGTTATAAAAACTGTGAAGTACCATCTGGTAGATTTGCAGCTGGACGGAGATAAAAAGAACAAATTTTTTAGTGAGTTAAATATTCAAAATATAACTAAACCTCATGTTAAGATGAACTACGTTATAAAAGCTGAGGAAGTACAAAAATATTTTCCAGACTTATATAATAAAATATTAGAGTCAGGAACTTTAGAAGAAGCAGATGATGAATTTATATATGATGAAACTAGACTTAATGAGCTGGTTCAATACACTGGAGAAGTTAAAGCTAATGAAATAAAAGAAAAATTTATAAATAAGCCAGTTAAAATACATGTATATAAAATATTAGACTGGGTATTCTGTGACTATCCTTGGTTAATTCCTGGAGTTAGTGAAGAAGTAATAGAAGCATTTGACCCTTATATGAATATAAGAGCAACGTTTTTACCAGACCCAAATCATTATTGGGTAAGCATAGACTTTAATGCAGAGGAACTTCGTATACCTACGTTGATAACTAAAGAACCAGTCTGGTTGGAAGCTTTTTCTAATAATAAAGATATTCATAAACAAACTGCATTAGCTATATGGGGACCAGAAAATTACAATAAAGATAAACGTAAAATAGCAAAATCTGCAAACTTTGGTATTTTATATGGACAAACTGGTAGAAATTTCTCAGCTAACTTTAATATGACTTTAGAAGAAGGGAATCAATTCGTTGAACATTTTAAAGCATCATTGCCGGTGTTGTTTAGATGGGTTAATGTTTGGGAAAAAGTAGGAGAAAGACAAGGGTTTGTAACTACGTATTTTGGTAGACCAATAAGAGTAAGAAGTTATTTTCAATCAGGAGAATGGAGTTGGATGAATTATGCTAAAAGATTATGCGTCAATGGAACTATTCAAGGAACTGGTGCGGACATTATGAAATTCGTTCTAATAAAACTATTTAAAACATTCTATGAAGGAAATAATAATAGAAGAGATAGAATAAGATTTAAGTCGATGATACACGATGAGGTTAACTATCAAATGAGAAAAGATTGCTTAATGCAATTATTACCAGAGGTAATGGACATCATGAGAGTTCAAGCAAAAGGATGGGAATTCCCAATGGAAGTTGGATTAGACATAGGAAATAGATGGGGTCAAACAGTTCCATTCAGATTTAAGATTACTAAAAATCCTGGAGCTATAAGTACTATTTCAAATGTAGTTCCAAAAACAGACCCAACAGACAAAAGAACTATATGTGGAACATTTAAAGTATCTACTGAAGATGAAATAGTAGAAGAAAAAGAAGTAGAACAAGAGGAAGAAGTAAAATTCACTTGGGAAGAATAGGAGGTATTTTATGGTACTTATTAGAAAATTAGATAAACAACAAAGATTATGCATTCCAAAAGACGCATTAAAGCAAGCTGGTTTTACAGAAACTGACGATTTAGTTGCTGTAGGTGTAGAACATATTGACGGAGAAAAATGCATAGTATTATCAAGATATAGAGAGGATGAAGAAAAATGTTAATAAAATTATATATACATCCAAATAAGTTAGAAGCACTCCAAAATAAAGAGCCTATAATTGCAAAAACAATGACAACTTCTCAATACGATATAGAAATATTTGTTAATACTAAGAAAGTTAAAATAATACCTCAGGGTGATGGAGTTCTACTAACTAAGTATAAATTTATAGAAAGATTGAAAGGACTTGGTATAAAATGGTAGTAACAGAAAGAAAAATAGCAAAAGATGCTTGGAGAGTAAATATTCCTGCAGAATATATGATACAAGCTGGTCTTGAAAAGGGAGGAACTGTTCAAATAGGGTATGACACTAAAACTAAAAAAATTACTCTTTGGAAAAAAGAAGAACAAAAAGTAGAAGTTCATGACGACGCAAATAAAGTAAAATCTATAATAGATAAAATGGACTCAGCAAGACAAGCTTTAGATAAAGCGGTAGATGAAAAAATAGAACTAGATATTAAGAAAGCAAAAGACCCAGATAAAGTAAAGAAATGCAGTAGGTGTGGAAGACCTATGTCAGATAGAAATCATCTAAAAATAAATGGAAAAGAAATATGTGAAGATTGTAAAGCAAGTGAAGTTGCTTTGTTTAAGTTAAGATTACATCAGGACAAAATAGATTTTGAGTCGGAGGTGTAGTATGCCTAAGAAAGAAGAAAAAAAGAAAGAAGAAAAAAAGAAAGAAAAATTAGAGCCATCTTCAATAGACTTAAATAAAATACTATCTGGAGAAGGTGGAAATGATACTTCATCAGAAATACACAATGACATATTAGCTAATATAGAAAAAATAAATGAAGCTACTAATATAAATACAGTAGACTCAGTTACAGCTTTAATAAAATGGATTGTAGCAGATAATACCACTCTAGATGATAATGGTAGACCTATATTTATGGACAGAATGATGTCAGACGGAGATGCTAGAATAAAAGATGTGAGTATGATTACAGTAATTCAAAGCTTAGCTCAAGTTCCTAAAATCACAGCTATGAAACAATTTTGTTTAGATAATATAGCTAAAAGATTACAAAATTCTCCTTTTATGACTTTATCTGAGCAAATGTCTATGGCAAAAGACTTGAATGATATGGAAAATGATACACAGAATAGAGCCATGAAGTATATTCAAATGTCTAGAGATTTTAACTCAATGCCAACTATCTACAGACAATTAGTTGATAGATTAATGACAGTTCCTGATGACAGAGCTTATAGACTTAAAGCAATTCCAAGATTTATGGAACTTCCAGATGAAATATGGAATAAAATTATAGAAATAGTAGACTTGTGGGATAAGCAATGACACTAGAATGACTCTAGAGACCTTTTCATAGTAAGTTAATATAATTTTATATTATAACAGGATAGTTATTTATAGACTATCCTTAGCTTATGCATAATAAATAATATTAGACAGGAGGATTAGAATGAAAGACTATACATTAAATAAACAATTTCCATTAACAGATGAACAAAATGAAATAGTTGATTTTATGCTAAATAGAAATTATTGTGTAAATGCGGCTCAAACACGGTTATCGGAAAAACTTACATGTCGTTAACACGGAGCTGTAGTATATATGTTACAGCATCCAGACACTGATACTATTGTACTTTGTCCACAGTGTGCAGTTAAAGCATTTAAAAGGGAATTAACAGAAAAGCTAAAAATAAGCTTTAATTTATTTACCAGTGCTAAGCCAATTATACAACCTGGAGCAAGAATTCATGTAATTACTCATTCAGCTTTAAAGAAGTATTTAAGCTTTATAGATGAACTTCATAATATGGGGCGTAAGTTATTATTGATGATAGACGAAGCTCAGATATTACAAGACAGTAACAATCAATTCTATCAAATGTTAGCTCCAAAAAGACCATTTTTTAAGGTAGTTTGGGAATTAACTGCTACACCACTAGGTAATAGTTTAACTGGTTTATATTGGTTGCTATATTTCTTAAACCCTAAAATAGTTGGTAGTTTAGCTCAATTTAAAGCTAATTATTATATAATTAGATTAAACCGTATTAAGCGATGGGTTGGAAAGTACCCTAACAAACGACAAGTTACTTTTAATGAAGAGGTAATAGTAGGTTATAAAAATTTAGATAAATTATCAGAGATATTAAAAGATTATGTTAAGATTAAACAAAAGAAATATAATTTAGTATGGCATTATCATAAATTTAATTTAACTGAGGCTGAGACAGTGCAATACTTATTAGCTGGTCAAGGACTAAAAAGAGAAACTTCTGAGAAAAACTTCGCTGTAAGATTGCATGACTTACAAATGGTAGTAGATAATTTAGTTATTCCTATAGATAAAGTTGCGTTAAAATATAAATTAGAACAAAAATTAAAAGATGAAAAAGGTAAAGTAGACCAAGAGAAATTAGACTATTTATATAAAACTATTTTAACTAAAACATCTGAAAATAGAAAGAACACTATTATGGAGTCTGAATTATCTAGCAAAGAAATAGCTTATATTCAAGTAATAAAAGAAGAATTAGCTAAAGGAAGACCAATATTAACATACTTAGATTATTCTGACGTAGTAGATAGACTTGAAAAAATATTACGTGAACGTAGTCATGAGCTAGGAGTAAAACAGGTTCTTAAAGTTACTGGAGGAATTAGTTTAAAAGAAAGAGAATTAGTAGAAGAGTCAATAGAAGCAGGAACCGTAGTTTTAATTACATCAGCAGGAACTGAGTCTATAAACTTACAAAAGTCTAACAGCATTATATTTTATGATACACCATTTTCGGTTCTTACATTTATACAAGCTGTAGGTCGTATTACTCGTATGGACTCAAAATATAGTGAACAGCACGTGCATATAATGGAAGCAGTTGGAACTATTGATAGTTATAAACGACTTTGTATAACAATGAATGCAAATTTAATTGAGTCTATTTTTGGAGGAATTGAAACTTTACCAGTTGAAATGCTAAAAATAGACAAAGGATTTCAAGGAGAGCTAAGAAAACAATTGCTTTGGTGCTTTGACTCAGACAGATTACTTACAGAGCAAGAAATGAAAGATATGATAATGGCTGAAGTAGAAAAAAGAAGAAAGAAGGGTTATAAGATATGATGAATAAACAAAGCTGCGAAAATCATTTTAATAGCTATAAAGATAGAGCTAATACTAGTAATTGTATAAATGAATTGGAGTCTAAGTTAAAAGAAAATAATTTAGACTTTAAAAATATTCTTACAATATTTACATATAATAGAGAAGAGTTAGAATTTTCAGTTTTAACTTCTCCTAGCTCTAACATAATTATAAAGTGCAAAAAGTATGAAAGTTAATGCTGAATTAAAAAGTATATGCATAATATAATTAGATGGAGGTTATTAAAAAATGAAAACATCTAATACTACAGAAACAACTATTAAATTTAGTTTAATTTAATGTTTTAAAATAATCAACTAATATAAATATATTAATCAATAAATAAAAGTTTATTCTAGGTCATTCTAGTGATAAACTTTTATTTATTATATTTCTCTTATTATATATAATATTAGGTAACAACAAAAGAAGATAAATTATGAAAGGAGACCGAGCATGCCAATAGAGAAAATATATCAAAATAGTACTAGTACCGGAACTCATACAAGCAGTTTAGGCTTCGTAAGAAAATTAAATAATAATTCCGATGAACTAGGTACTACTACAAAGTTAAATCTTAGAGATAGAAATACGCCAGAATTAATTAAGAAAGCTTTTAGAGAGCAAGCTAAAAATAAAATAAATTATGCCACTCCGGGAGGACCAGAATACACTATGAATAGAGTAGTAGATGGTGTAGTTCAGTTATACAATAGTAACATAGAGACCTCTACCAATATAGAGATTAATATTCAAGACTCTATATCAGTAACATTGAATGAAAATCCAACAAAATTCACTGAAGCTATATTAAAATCAGTGAAAGAAGAAACTTATGAAATGTTTCCAATGATGGTAGATGAAGGTAGAGTTACATGCGCTTTTGGATTTAACTATAGCCCATTTCCTGAATTGATACATTCAGAAAATGACAACGATATGATGTATGTTTATATAGATGAAAATACTAGAGAAGCTTTATCTTTACTAAGTAAAACTATTACTAATTATACAGAGCCAGGTTGGTATGTATTAGACAGTAAAACTCAAGACCCATCTTCTAGTGAATTTAATTTGACAGAAAAAGTGTCTAACTTTGATAGTATAAAAAATATTACACTTACAGTAGATACAATTTACTATTCTAATCTTAATGATGAAAGTAGAGAAGTTGTAAAAACAAATACAAGTGATTTATACGATTTAATATCATCAATCAAAGTAGATAGAGACACAAAAATACTATCAGGTGGAACATATAAAATTTTAATAAATGAATCTCCATCTAAATTTACCAAAGCATTATTAGATAGTGCTAAAGTACAATTTAAAGATTATACACCATTCTATTGTTTTTATGAACAAAATGATGCTAAAGTAATTTTTATAGGAATTCAAATTTCTAGTGACTTAAATTTTCCTACAGTTTACTTTGTAGACTTAACATCTGAAGAGCCAGTTCCAGAGTTCTATGGGTATATAGATAGTAATGTTATAGAAATGTCTACATATATTAAAGGAAGCTCTATTACTGGTTATACAGAGCCAGGTTGGTATAAATATACTACTGAAGACAACTTAGCATATGAAGTAGAAAAAGCAAACTTTGATAGTATAAAAAATATTACTTTAACTATATCAACACAAAGCCAATTTATATATTATGATAGCATTAAAAAAATATCATCAGTGTCTAGACCTATAACTTATAAATCTTACTTTTATGATTTGATTAAAAATATAGAAGAAATTTCTGTTCCAAGTACTTCAGAAAAAATAAAAGTCGGAGATAACATTGTATGTGAATTAAATAATTACCCAATAGAATTTTTCAACTCACTATATAACAATGAAACTCTTCCTATGCTTATAGGAAATAAAATCTCGATTGGAAATGTAGATTTTTGTGGAGTTAAACTTGATGCTGCAAGCTCATATAATAAGGACTCTGAGGCTAAATATTTAATATACGTAACTAGTAAAAATATACAAATGTTACGTGATAACGGTATAGATACAAGTAATTATGCTATAGAAGGTGCAGCAGAAGATTGGTATGAACTTGTAGGAAATGCGCTTAAAGGTCTTAGTGGAAAATTTAATTCTATAAATAATTTTTACATAAAAATATCTAACATACTTTCATACAAAATTAAAGAACTAGATAAATCAGTATCATTAACTGAAGTAAATGTATCTGATTTCAAAGATTTGTTTAAAACAATTTATATAAATTAAAAAATTAAAGGAGGAAAATAAAATGGCTATTGAAAAATTAAAACAAAGTGGAGTGGTTACAGAAACTGACTCAAATTATACTACTGGATTAGGATTTGTCAGAACAATAAACAAGAATGCAGATGAATTAGGTACTACTAAGAAACTAGATTTAAGAACTAAAAATACACCAAAGCACATTGCGCAAGCTTTAAAAGAACAAGCTAAAAATAAAATTAGCTATAAAACTATGGGAGGTCCAGACGATTTACCAGATTATGATAAAGGACCAATTAATTCTCCAAGCTCACTAAAAGGTGGACTAGCTCAAATATATAATAAAGAATTAGCTATACAACCAGAGCCTATTACTAATATAGATTTTGATATAGTATCTGGACTTCAAGAAGGAAATGAAAATGTAGCTTCTGGCTCATTAATAGCTACTTTAAAAGCTGTAGGAGGAACTGCTCCATTTACTTATAGCTTTAATACAGACAGCTCTGCAGGAAAAGATAACGGATTATTTACAATAGAAGGAGATAAAATAAAGGTAGGTACTACAGCGTTAACCACCGGAAACTTTAAAATATCAGTAAAAGTAGAAGATGTAAATAATAAAACATTTATTAACTCTACAGTTATAACTGTAGCTGAAGCTGCTGGAGCATAGATTTTGGAGGTGAAAGATAAAGATGGCAAAAATAAAACTTAATGAAACATTAGCAGAAGATATGAATTATAAAGTAGTATCTGAGAATAAAAGTAAACGTCCTGGAGTCTTAAAGACTATTCATGGTAATATTACTGACTACTTAGCTAATAGAAACGGAAGAATTTATGGAAAAAGTTTATGGGAGAAAGCGTTAAATTCAGACTTAGTAAAAGAACAGATAGCTAGTAATTGCTTTTTCGGAGAAGCAGGGCATCCGCTGGATGATAGAATGGAAATAGACATCAGTAAAATATCACACGCAGTAAGAGATATAAAGATTGGTCCTGACGCTGTAACTGCAGAAATAGATATATTAGATACTCCAGAGGGAAACATTATTAGTAAATTAGTAGACTACGGCTCTAAAATAGGTATTTCTTCAAGAGGATGCGGTAGCTTAGATGAGTCTACTAACGAAGTTGGAGATGACTACCAAGTATTTGCATTTGATTTAGTAGTAAGACCCTCTGTAGCATCAGCTAGATTAACAGAGTCAGAACAGCTTATAAAAGACGGTAAAACTATAATGACAGAGTCTGAAATTAAGGATGTAATCTCTAACTACAGAAAAAATATATTGACAGAAGACACTAAAATGACTTCTAGTATTAGTGAAAGTATGTCTAATAAAATTATAAATCAACTAATAAAAGAGTCAGCTCAATTAAATAGAAAATAATGATAAAATTTAATATAAACTATTTACAAACTAAAAATAATAGTATATAATAGCATTATATTAAATATTAAGGAGGAATTAAAGTGATAAATAGAAAATCAGAAAGTGTAAAACTTTTAGAAAGTATTCAAATTACTTTGAAAGAAGGTAGAAATCCTCCTCTTACGCCTAAAGAAATTAATCAAATAAAAAGTTCTTTAAATGACAATTTTTATAAAATCTTTGAATTAAAATTTAACGAATATAAAGATGAGAACTGGTTTACTATTTTTGAAAAAGGAAAAGTTGATGAGTCAGGCAAAGGAGTTGGATTTATTGGCTATTTATATGGAGTACATTATGCAAACTTTACAGACATAGGAAAATATAAAGGATTTTTTGACCAAGACTGCAAAGCTAATACTTGGCAAGAAGTTATTGAATGGATTAATAACACAGTAGACGCGCATGTATATATGTTACCATCAACTGAAGAGTTTAAAAAGTACTTAAATAAAAGAGCAATTGAAAAACTTATAGATGTAAAAGTATTTAATCATAATGGTTGGAAATATGTTCAAAGTTCGAATGAAGGTGTTGAAAAGAATGGATGTTTCTTAGACATTAATCCACTAGCAAGTAACGAATTACTCATTACACTTTTAGTAGATACTGACGGGTATATTAAAGATACCGTTAATACTTGGCAAGAAGCTGCTGAATGGGTTAATAATAAAATAATTTATTATTATGGTATCAAAGATAAGCCTCAGCCTAAGTATAATTATGACGATGAAGATGACGAAGAAAATGAAACTTTATATGATTTAGTAGCAGTATACGATAAAAACAAAAAAATTCTATTTTATAAAAAATTTGAAGTTGGTGAAGAAGAACCGTATTTATTACAATTTGATGAAGTTAAAGAAGCTATATCTTTTGCAGAAAATAATCCAGCTGCTAAAGTAGCAATACTTTGGGACGGAATAAGAGATGGCGAAAGTTACGATGTAGAAATATGGAATAATGTTGAAGGAGATATTTCTGACTCACCTGAGGATGAAAAAGCAGACTATGATTACTACACAAACGAAACTAAAAAACTATTAGAAGATTAAATATTAAGGAGAATAAGAGTGAAAAGTTTAAGCAATATTTTATTAGAAAATATTCAAACAAGTCTAAAGGAAGGAATGCATTTAGTCGCTTTTGTAAGAAATAAAGAAGGACAAACTAAAACTATAGAAGATAGTGACTATCCTTCTAAGAAAGCTTTCTTAAATGACTTAAAAGCAAATGAATTTACTGTAATCAGCATTAAAAACGATGCTGATTTATGGTTACTAGACAATAGTGACTATCCAAGTCTTAATGCTCTTTATAAAGATTTATCTATGTATAAAGAATGGGCTAAAGAAAATCCTAATTTATGGCAAGATAAATATAATAAACTAAAAGAACTTTATAGTAAAGCTATAAAGCAAATGAAAGGAGAATAATATGATAAATAGAAAATCAGAAAGTATAAAATTATTAGAAAGTATTCAAACAAATTTAAAAGAGTCTATTACAATTGATGAAATTGAAGAAATAACACAAAGAATTGAATCTGCAGAAGATATGGATGAAATACAACAAATAATTTACACAATTTCAGACGGTGTATTAGAAGATGAAGTACAAAATATGTTTGATAGTTGTAATGAAGATGATGATTTAGATGAAGTTAAATCGCTAGTACTAACAACATTAGAAGATAACGCAGAATATGATGAGTCATCATTAAAAGAAGCTGAAACACCAGAAGCTATGCAAAAAATTGCTGACAAACAAATGCCAAAAGGTGGTTATAGATATATTACAACTCATGGTATAGGACCTGGAACATTGCCAAAAGACGTAGAAGTATTTAAGACAGAAGATATAAGTAGTGGAAGAATAGCAATATATATCAGTAGACCTCTTACATCAGAAGAGTTAAAACAATATGACATTAAACCAGAGTGGATTCAAGAAGACAGCTCATATAGAAGATATAAAGTATCATTCTTCGTAGATACAGACTCTATGAACAATATGGAAATAGAAGAAAAAGTAAATGAATTGCTAAAAGGCTCAGGCTTAGCAAGTACAGATGAAACTATAGATGTAGAAAAAGTAGAAGATTTAGAAGAAGATGCTAATAATTTTGGAAAAGCTCATATATCTAAGAATGCTAAAGTATTAGCATATCAAGTAGAAAATATGGGTGGAGGCACTATGGTTATCTTTGGAAAGCTAGATGATGGAAATTACTTTGCTGGTAATGAAGAAGGTTTAATAATTTATGATGCTGATATTAGACCTCTATACCTTGGTGAGGATGAAGTAGATGATAAAGAAATAGAAGAGTTCGATAATGCACATTTAGTTCAAAATATAGATGCTATAGATGATAAAGAATTATACGATATGATAATAAATCAAACAAACTATGATAAATATTAATCATTTTCAATTCAGCATTAAAATCTAGTTGTTACGAGAATGCCTCTAGAGGCATTCTTTTTTAATGTTAATATATCTTTATATCTAAAAAATAAAATTTTTGATAAAAATAACACTTTCTTATATACAATATTAGGAAAAACTAAAAAATTATTTAGTTTATAATTTTTATTATATTATATTTTATTTTTAAGGAGGAAACAAACATGGTAATTGATTCATTAGCATTAAAAGAAGCAGATGCTTTGATAAAGAAACACAGCAAAATGATAAATGCTGTTGATAACGCATTAAAAGAATCTGCTGCATTCGGAGCAATGACAAAAAACCAAAAAGGTAACTTAGCTATAGTTTTAGAAAACGTAAGTAACCAAGTAGAAGCTAAAGCTCCTAGAGTTTTAACAGAAAGTGGTACTCAAGTTGTAGATATAGCTAAAAAGATGGAATACTTAAACTTAACATCTGCTATTATGCCTACATTAGTAGCTGAAGATGTAGTATCTGTACAAGCTCAAAAACAAAAAGCTGCTACAGCATATTATATCAAAAATGAATATGCTTCTAATAGAGGAAAAATTAAAGCTGGAGACAATATTTCTAACTTTATGCAAGTAGGACCAGATGCTGACAAAATTCCAGATGCTTTTAACTATTCTGCAGAAGCAATCAATGGAGAAGAAGTAGTACAAGATGATACTACAGGAAACTTCACATTAGCTTGGAAACCAATAGTTCCTGGAACTGTATCTTTTAGAGTAGGTGGAGTTGAATATGCAGATAATGGAGAAGGAAAAATAGTATCTGCAGGAGCAGACAAAGGTACTATCGACTACACTACTGGTATAGTTGAATTTACTGCAAAAGTAACTATAGATGATAAAGCTGTTAACTACTCACAAGATTTATCTATAGCTCCAGTAAATGTTCCAGAAGTAAAAATCAAAGTAGAAGAAGTAGTAATGGTTGCAAAACCAAGAAAATTAAGAGGAGGTTTCTCTTTAGATGCAGCATTTGATTTAAGTGCTACTCAAAACATCGACCTTCAATCTTTACTTCAAAACTTAAAAGTTGATGAAATAAGAAGTGAAATAGATGGAGAAATCTTAAACGACTTACTAAACTCTGGTACTGGAATGTCTGTAACATTCAATATAGCTGTTCCATTTGGTATAACAAAAGTTGACCACTATGACAGCTTCTTACAAACATTAATAGCTGCTGGAAATAAAGTAAGAACTAAAACAAGAAGAGTTACTCCAAACATCTTAATAGTTGGAGAAACTGGTTCAAATGTAATTGAGTCTATGACTAAATTCAAACCAGCTTCTACATTAGGAAGTGCTGGACCACACATCTTAGGTACTCTAGCTAATAGATACTTATGTGTATACAGCCCATACTATCCAGCTGATAGAGGAGTATTAGCATATAGAGGAGACGTTATACTAGATACTGGGTATATTTACGGACCTTATATGCCAATTATAGCTACTCAATATATAATGGGTGCAGATTTTTATGGAGATCAAGGCGTAGCTACAAGCTATTCTAAAAAATTAGTATCTGCTGACTTCTACTGCAATGTAGTATTCACAGATATTACTGAATAGTAATAGCTATAAGATTTAAGCCATAACGAGTTAATCTCATAAATATAACCTTTCAAAATAGAGAGTAAGTCTATCGATTTAGATAGAAACTGCTCTTTATTTTTATGAAATTTACAAAAACTATTTACAAACTAAAAATAATAGTATATAATAAATACATAAAATAAATAATATTATTAAGGAGAATGTAATGAAAAATCTTAAGTTAATAGAAAAAGAATTATATGAAATGGCTAATATTCAACCAAGTAGAACTGGTATAAGTTCAGTATTATATGCTACTTTTAACGGTAAAAATGAAGGCTTTAAACACAGCGCTAGAGTAAAAGTAAGAACTAATTCTGGATTAATTCCAATACAATTAGAACCAGACGTAAAAATTCCGCCCAACGTAGATATAAGTAAATTAAAGAATGAAGATATTGTCAAAATAAAGGAAGCGGTTAATTATATAGCTTCAAATATAGATTTATTTCTTAAGCATTGGAATGGAGAAATAGATGATGCTGATTTAATTTTAGAGTTAGAAAACAGAAGATAATATATTAATATTAAGGAGGAATAAAATATGAAAAAAGAGATGTTAGAAACAAAAAGTGAGAGTGTAAAATTGTTTGAAAGTATTCAAACTAATTTAAAAGAAGACATAGGGTTAAAGAAATTTGCTAATGAAAAAGATATTACTGACAAATTTGGAAGTTTTATTAAGTTTACGCCAGATATGATTGAGTATGTTGGAGATTTAAACACAGGAAATTGTAAACAAAATGCTTTTAAATCACATTATGCAGACCCTGAAGATAATCCTGACGTATATAGCGGCTATATAATTTTAAAAGATAAAGAAGGTAACTTGTATGGAATAGAGCATTATTGGAATGGAAACAAGACTAAAGCTATAGAACATACAGCTGTAAGAAATACGCCTTTATACAAAAAAGGAGAACTAGTTTATTACATTGGAGAAAAAGTTGAGGGTATTCAAAATAACATGAAAGAAGCATATGTTACAGTAAATTATGGAGCAGGAGAAGTTACTCTAAACAATGGAGAAACTATTCCAGCTGAGGATGTTACAGAAGAAAATATTAACCAAGTGAAATCACTGTCATTTCTATGCGATTATTGTGAAAAACCTGTAAAATTAGGTAAACAAGGCATTAAAAATGCATCTGGTGATGAAGACCCATTAGACTTTATAACTAGTGAATACAAACTTTGTGCTAAATGTGCTAGAGAAAGCTAAAAGTTATAGCATAATATAATTATAGAAAATTTATAAAAGCATGTCGTACATTAAATTTTCTATCTACATGAGCAATTTTTTAATTGCTCTTTATTTTTTATTATGAAAACTAATACTTATATTTTATATACTATATTAGGAAGTAATTTTTAAAGTAATTTTAATTGAGGAGGAATTTTAATGAGTACATTTAATGTAAGAGTAACATACAAGGGAGAAGGAGACTTAAATTTTCATATTCCAATAGTTGGAGAAATAAAAATTTGGCCTGGTAGAGATATATTTTTAGAAGGAGCAACAGTTGAAATAATAGAAGCTTTAAGAGCTTTAAGACCAATAAAAGTAGAACATACTATTGGAGGAGTTAAAAAAGGATGCTATAGAATAATAGATATTAATGAATATCTAGAAAGAAAAGATGGAAAATTTAGTCCATATAGTAAAACTATAAGAAAAGAAGCTTCTAGTGTAGCTGATATAAGAAAAGAACTACAAGCTCATAAAAACGATGAAGATGAATTTGTTCCTGTAATAGAAGCTGGAACTCCAGAGGCTATGAAAGATACTACAGCTTTAGAAGCTGAAATCACTGAGCCAGAGATAGAAAAAACAGAAAAAGAAGAAAAAGAAGCAGTAGAAATACCAAAAGAAATAGAAGAATACATCGTTAAAGTAGGAAAGAATAAAGGTAGAAAAATAATAGATTTAGATAAAAGAGAATTAGCTAAATTAGCTAGATATTCTACAGATGAAGCTGAAAAAGAAAAAGCTAAGAAGCTAATCGAACTTTTATACTCTGAGGAATAGTTCAGGAGGTATAAAATGACAGAAAAAGGTGTAATAGAGTATGTAAAAACTCAGCTAGGAAGTAAAACTGTAGACGTAGAAATAACTAACAAAGAATATGAAACTTTAATTCAACAAGCTATATTAAAGCTTAAACCATATTATAATGGAGTTAGATATGTTCAAGCGAATGGCAAAGTAATAAACTTGTCAAATCACCATCCAATAGCTATATCTAGAGTTTGGAATGCTCAAAATATTAGCTATAATCAAATTCAAGATTTTACTTTTGGTGGAGTTGGATTAATGATATGGGACATAAACTTTATGCAAAGAATGGAAATGCTAAGCATATATAGAGCATTGTGGAATGAAATCTCATATCAACAGGGCTTAGACTTTAGACTAGTTGGAGATACATTATATCTAGATGGATGGGAAAACAATGTGCTAATAGAAATGATGGTAAATATAAAAGTAGTATCTGATATAGAGGATGAATCTATGTATAGCAGTTGGTTTAATGAATATGTTCTAGCTTTAGCTAAGGAGTTAATAGGAAGAAAAAGAGGAAAAGTTACTTTAGAAGGTAGTCCTATAGCTTTAGACGCTGATACTTTATTAGCAGAAGCTACGGCTGAGAAATCAAATTTAGAAAGCCAATTGCTTGGAGAAATTTTTGTGTATTAATATAAAATATTATCTAGGAGGAAAGTAATGAGTAGAAAACCAAGGGGCTTACTTAGCATGAGCAATAAAGAATTAGAATATTTTAGAAGAAACTTCAATGAGTCTGCTAATCTACATGGTAAAATAGGTAAACTTTATCAAGTAAGAAAAGAAAGCCAAATTAATACTGATGAGTACTATACGTATGAAACTCCAGTAGACGTAGCTTATACTTTAAATGAAAATCCTTCTAAAGCTCAATTATTAAAGCTTGGCTGGTTTACAGAGGATGAGTCATCTAAACCAATTTTAGCTACTCTTACTTTTTTAGACTTAAATGGAGAAATAATTAATCCATCAGAGGGAGCTATACTAGAAATTTCTGCAAGGAGTAATCCTAGCAACTTAGACCAATTTGAAACTAGAAAATTTGATATAGTTAAAGTAAATGTAGACTATGACTTATGCTTATTTACTTGTAATTTAGCTCCTCATAGAGCTCAACTTACTCCTGTAAGTCCAAACCCTACACCAAACGATATGTTCAATGAAAATCAATTTTTAAAAAGAAAAACAATAGGAGTAGAAGATTTAAAATGATATTATTAAATGCTAACAATTTTTACCAGAGTCCTAGAGTAATATTAAATATGTATAAAAATTTATTAGATATTAGATATAATACTCTAAGAACTAGCAAAAATGAAACCATTTTATCATTGCTGAGAATATTTACTCATCAAGAAATAGAAAAAGCAATAGAAGATATTTTTTTAGATAAAAATAATAATATTATAGTAGATAGCCAAAGTAAATCTAGTGTCATTCTAAGATACTTAGAATACGGTGGAGAAAATGTTCGCTCATTATTTTTACTATCAAATGTAAAAAAAGACATTGAAAGAAGGAGTTTATAGATGTATAGCAATTTTAGTAAATTTGGAGAAGGTTTTAAGAATTTAATAAGCTCAGTATTTAATGGAGATACTATATATGCTCCAGTAGATGAAGCATTTGAATATGCTACTAAACAAACTGAAAATAAGGTAAGATTTCCTTTTATAAGTTTTTATGTAAACCCTAATATCTTACTAGATAATAGTAATAATTCTATGGACCAATATCACGATGGTATGAACTTTCAAAATCCGCTTAAGATATATAATGAGCAAGGAAAAGAAATTGGAACTAATGAAAGATTAGCAAAAAATCAAAACTTTTTATATATTATATTAGGCTATCAGATAGATATTTGGGGAACTGATAGATATAGCACTGAGCAATTAGCTCAAGAGTTAATCTTTTGGCTATATGAAAACCAACAAATATCTACAAAACTTCAAGGAGAAGACTTAAACTTCACCTTTGAAATAGATAACCAACTAATTGATAACAGTGATTTAGCTTTGTACCAATCTCAAGGCAAACTTTATAGATTTACTTTAAACATCAACCTTCAGGGAGTTCTATTAAGAACTAAAAACTTCTTTACACTACTTAAACCTAAAGTTGTTGTCAATGAATTAAAAATGAAAGGAGAAAAATAAAATGGCAATACCTAATACAAGAGTAAACGTTCAAGAAGTTACTTTAGCTGGAAGAAATGTATTAATTCCTTTTATACCAGCAGTACTTCTAAAAACTAAAAGCGGACCAATAGGAACTGTAGAAAGAATTACTACAGAAGCTCAATTCATAGCAATGTTTGGACAATCTGATGCTACTACACCAGCAGCATATACTCTACAAAAATACTTAAGAGCATACCAATATGCTTATGTAACTAGAATTTCTAGTGATACAGAAGCTAAATTTGGTACGGCTGAAATATCATTCAAAAAAGATGAAAGTGATGTTAAATTAATTAGTGCAACTACTAATTATAAAACTGATTTAGAGAATGGTAAAGCTATAAAATTAGTATATGATGCAAACTCAAAGAAAATATACATTGATTTATCTGATGTTTTTGGAAAAAATGTTACAACTATAAAAGAAGATATAGATGTAACTACACTTAAAGCTGCAGAACATGATGAAGATGGAACACTTACAGGAGGATTAGAATTTATATTAAATAAGTTAGTTAATTCAGCAAATGCTATTACTGGAATTACTTTAACATTAACTAATGAATTTACTAATAAAACTGACTCTGACTCTGTTCCAACTGTAGATGAATTTACTGCAGGATTTACTAAATATATAGAAAAAGGAGATAGTGGAAATAAAGCTACTCTAAATAATACTGAAATTATGGCATTTATAGATTTATATAATTACCAAGACTACCCAATAGATGAAATGGTTATACCAGAATATAGAGCTGCAGAAGTAGTAAACTACGCAGTAACTAAAGGTAGAGAAAATTACTATAGAGTAATTGCAAATGCTACTGGAAAAACTGTTTCTGACATTCAAACTAGTGTACAAGACTATGTAGCTGATGAAAGAGGAACACTTGAAGTATATGCTCCAGATGTTTACTTTGCAGATTATGTAGATGAAAATGGAAATCCTATCGAATGTCCAGTATCTGTTGCTGTATTAAATGCTTATGGACAAGCTAATAGACAAAATGCTTGGTCATCTATAGCAGGTGTAAGCAGAGGTACTCTATCTAACGTAACTGGTTTAACTGTTAAATTTACTAAAGAACAATGTGATTTATTATATGATGGACAAATTCCAGTAAACATAATAAATTACATCAGTTCAGTAGGTTATATAGTTTGGGGAAATAAAACTACTGTTACTGAAGATGTATCTAAATTCTTTGATAGAGTAAACGTTTCTAGACTAGTTAATTACTTAAACAGAGAATTGACTCAAGTTTCTTGGAAATATTTATTTGAACCTATTACACTTTCACTATTCGCTAACTTCACTGCAGAATTAGAGGGAGTATGTGACAATGTCAAAGCTGCAGATGGTATAGAAGATTACATAGTAATATGTAATAGCTCTAATAACACAGCTGAAACTATAGCAAGAAATGAAATGCATGCTGAAGTTCAAGTAAAACCAGTTGAAAGCTTAGAGTATATCATAATTAATTTAACTGTAACAGATACTATAGTATCTGATGTTACTGAAGGAGGTGCTAAATAATGGCTAATAATGATTACGCTGACTTAAACTTATCTTCATACGATATACAAGCTACACCAGATAATAAAGATGCTGAATTACAAGCAACAAGATTTAACTTTGCTAAATTCCAATTGCAAAGAAAAAATCACTTTCAAGTTCAATTCTTACCAAGTAAATATGACCCATCATTAAGTATAGACCCAGAATTAAGATTTATGCTAAAGAGTTTCCCATTACCTAAAGAAACTACTGAAGCACAAGATATAAACTACTTTAACCAAACAATTAAAGTAGCTGGAAAAACTACTTTCGAATCATTCACTATGGTACTTAGAGACTCTATAGGATTTGATGTAGAAAGAAAATTCTTAGACTGGAGAAACAGAGTATATGACCCAAGAACTGGTCGTATGGGATTAGCAGCTATGTATAAACTAGATGCTATGGTATATGAATTTACTCCAAATAGAGATTATTATAGAGCATGGAAATGCGAAGGATGCTTCCCATCAGGAGTAGACTATGGAGATATGGATTATGATGATGGTGGAGAAAAACAAATTCAAGTTACACTTTCTGTAGATAGAGCTTATAGAGATGACCTACAATGGAATAAAACTTCTAATAAGTTAGAAACTAAAAAAGGAAGAGCTCCAATAAGTGATAGTCCAACATATGAAGGCGGAAATAGCTAGTCTAAACTAGTTAATAAAAGAAGGTAATAGCCCTAAGTTACCTTCTTTTTTCATGCATAATATATTTAAGAGGTGAATTATGAGAACATCAGATTTAACTAAGCTTAGACATTCAAAAGAGTTATTCGTAAAAAATTGTAAAAATAACAATATGTCTTTAGTATCAGATTTTATAAATTTTAATAGACCAGTAATGATTAAATGTAATCAATGCAATAAAATAAAAACAGTAACGCCTAGTCATTTTAAGCACAGAAACATTATTTGTCTAGGTTGCTATAATAGGAGAATGAAAGATGAAAAATAATAAATTTGTTGGATGTGACCCGTCCTTTACTCGGATTTGGAATATCAAGCATAGATTTAGAGCACAAAATATTAATATTCGATGAAGCTGGAGTAGATGTAGGAGAAGGTAGTTTTGCAGAAATTACAGCTGCAGCAGAAAAAATGGAAGCTAAAGTAAAGCATTGTAATTATATACAAGATGCTATTATTGGTATGGAAATACCTCCAGTGTCTGGCTTTTATGCAGTAAAACTTTGGGCTTTAGACTCTAGAATATATAGTCATTTAAAAACTAGGGCTGTAGATATTTGGCTATTTAATGTACCATATCTTAAATTTATTAATGGAAAAAATAATAGTAAAAAAGATACCATGATAATGATAAATAATATAGTAGAAGTATTTAAAGACAATGGTTTTCAAGTGCTTCAAGTTTTAAAAGATAAACGAGGAAAAGATAGAAAATTAACAAGCAATCAATGCGATAGTTTCTTATATTGCTTAAGAGTTTTTATAAAAAGTTGTATGGAGTCTGGAGAATACGGAGAATTAATTCAAGACATTTTAAACATAAATGATAGATTTTTAGTAGAAAAAGAAACAAAAACTGGTAAGCATAGTAAAAATAAGTAACATCGTTATTACTAGAATGACTCTAGAGACCTTTTCATAGTAAGTTAATATAATTTTATATCTAATAAGATTAGCTGTTTATTTAATTTAGCTAATCTTATTAAATTGCAACAAATTTTTATACGTACACTTACTTTATATATTATAATAGGAAAATATATAGTAAATTTAAAATAATTTTTAAAGGAGTGTTTGTAAAATATGAATTATTTAGAAAAAACTTACAAAATTCCTAGCAATGGAGTTTTTGATGGACCAAAAGAAATTACACTAAGAGAAATGACTACTAAAGAAGAAAAGATTATGCTGGGAACTAAAGATTTGAGTGTATTTGAAAGATTAGTTAAGTCTTGCACTATAGATGGAGACTTTGACTTTAATAAAGTACATTCAGCAGATATAATGTATTTAACATTTATGCTAAGAGAATTAACATTCGGACCAGAGTATTCTCAAGAAGTTATATGCCCACATTGTGGAGCTAAACAAGAAGTGATTATAAACATTAATGAAATGAAAGTAAAATGTCTTTCAGACAAAGAAGCTAAAGAACTAAAAGATGGAATTACATTATCTTTAAGTACCGGAGATAAAATTTCATTTGGCTTAATTTCTATGGGACAATCTAACAATATTGATAAAATAATTAAGCAAAGAGTACAACAAAATAGGCTAAAAGACCCAGTATCTTTTGAAGCAATGCTCAGATTAGCAGCTGCAGTTAAAAACATAGAACCTGCAGAAAGTACAGACGTAGATTACACTCTAGATGAAAATAAACTACAATATTTAGACGAATTAAGATTAAGAGATTTAAACCATATTCAAGCAGAGCTTGGAAAAATAGATTTTGGAATAGATAGAAAAATATATAGAATATGCGAAAGATGTGATGAACAAATGGAGGTAACTGGGTACATAGTACCAGAATTTTTTCACCCTTCTATGTAGCAATGATATTGAAACTCCTGAACAATTAAACAAGTGTATAGAGCTTAATAATAAGCTTTTAAAAGACATTTATGAGTGTCAATTATACTTGTTAGATTTAGGAGTTTCTTTTGAATATACAGATACTTTAAGCTATAATCAGTTAAATGAATTAATAGAGTATTCTAAAGAATATAGAGAAATATTAAATAAAAGAATGGAAGCTAATTCATTACTAGGAGCTATAAAATAAAGCGAGGTGAATATATATAAATGGCAAGTACAGCTGGAAAAGATGGAGGAATAGTTAGTCAAAGTCAAGGACCAGACTTGAGTCAAAAAGGAATATGGTCTGCAAAAGAGCAACAAAGTTACAGACAACAAGTAATAGGAAAAACTTTCGAGAAAGATACTGGCTATTTAGCAAATCAAATAAAGGCTTTAAATCAAATTAATAAAATATATTCAGAACAGCTAGCTAAATTAGATGCTGCAGATAAAAAACAAGCTAAAGCTTATCAAAAAAGAATGGCTGAAAATACTAATCTAAAAACTCAACTAGAAAAAATGTACGAAGAGCAAGAAGGTAGTATAGAAGCTATTCAAGAAATAGTTCACAATTCTAATAAACAATTAAAGAAAAGCTATAAAGAATTAGGAGATTCTGCTGCTTTAGCTTTAGAAAATGCTAGTAAAAGAGGTAAAAGAGCAGCTAAAGAACACTTAGCTGAAATAACTAGATTAAGTAATAATGCTATTACTCAAGGAAAAGAAATAGAAGTTACTTTAAAAAATGCAGAAAAATCTACTAAAACAATGTCTAAAGGCATTGATGAAACACTATCTAAAGTAGTAAATTGGTCAGAAAAAGCTGCAAACGTTTTTAATTTACAATCACTAGCTAGCAATAAATTTTTAGACAAAGCTAATGAGCAATTCGAAGCTATAAATAAGATTAATACTACTCTTGGCTATACTATAGGAGATTCTAGGGCTACATACAGCTCATTATCGGGAGAATTACAAAACTTTAATGCTAACGTAGGTAACTTATTTAGCATGGATGATATGAGACAATATATTCAAAGCGCTAATGCTATAGGATTAGATAGTCAAGAATTACTAAAAGACAATCTAAAAAGTAGTCTAATTCAAGAAAAGTATTTTGGAGTTACATCTGATACTCAAAAATCTATGATAAACTTTATGAAAAGAACTGATACCTCTGATATGAGCAGAAATTTTAATAAAACAATTATCTCTTTAATGAAACAGAATGTTGGAATAAACCAAGACCAACTTAACGCTATGACTAAAGAAGATATTAGTTTAGCTGATGCATTAGGAGCAGCTGGATTATCAGCAGAACAGCAAGAAAAATTTGTTACTGACAAAGCTGCAATGACACAAATATTATCTAAAACTATTGGAGAAGCTCAAGCTAATGCATTATCAAACGCTTTAAATGAAGTTATAACAAATCAAGCAACTACAGAAGGAAGAACTTTAAACTACCAAAGATACGGAAGTAATGTAAATGCAATTATACAAGAAGCATTATATGGTGACATGAATAAAGCATACAGCTTATTAGCTTCTGGAACTACGTCTATGAATCGTGCTTATCAAACTTCTAATGTGTCTGACAAAATGATGTTTCAACAACAACTTGGATTACAATCAGGAACTATCTCATCTTCAAAAGCTTTCTTGAATAAACAAGATGAAATAAATTCAACCTTTGCTAGCTTTACTAAAGATATGCTAGAGTCTAACGACGAAGACGTAGATGAGTGGGTAAAAACTAATACTGCTGTGTCTGGTATACAGACTAAGCTTACTTGGTTAAGTAATAAGTTTGAGAAGTGGTTTGGAGATACTAACCTATTCTATGTATTAGGTACAACATTTTTTGGTACATATCTTGCTGCTAACATGTTAAAATTTTTTAAAAATGGCTTCAATTTAGTTAGCGGTATTGGAAAAAGTAGTGCTAACTTAGTATCAGGAACCAACGGAGCAGGAGCTAAAGCTTTAGGAATGCTTGGTACTGGAGCTGCTGTTATTGGCTTAACAGCTGGTACTATTACAGCATTAGGAAGTTATTTTGGAAGCAAAAGAGAAGAAGCATACTCTCATCAGTATCAAGAAAATCTAGAGTCTTTAAAAGGAACTTCAGCTGAAGGAAATGTGTCTTATGCATCTGCTTTAACTACAGCTTCAGCAAGTAAATCTATGACTGGCTTTGGTACAGACATGGGAAATACGTTATACGGGTTAAAATATGGTATTTCTAAATTAAGTACTAAAGACAAATATGCTAGTAATAAAGCACTTACTCAATGGATGTATCAAGGTGGAGTATTCACTGACCCAGATTATGTAATGGCATGGGCTTACTTAATGAACCAGGTTGGTTCATTGGACGCGATGAACGAAGCTATAGGTACCAGTTTTACGAGTAAGTCTTTAGGCGATTATATTAAGTCCAAGGGATTCGATAATGATAAAGCTTGGAGTAATATGAGTGCTATTCTTAGTGCTGGATGGTACCCTTACACTGATAATAGTGGAGGAAGATTAAAAAACATTGAACAAGCTCACGGAATGTGGGACAACACTAGATATGAAGGCTATCATAAAGCTGGACTAGACTGGGTACCAAAAGATAACTATAAAGCTTTATTGCATAAAGGAGAAGCTGTTTTACCAGCAGAAGAAGCTGCATTGTATAGAGAATTAAAATCTGGAGTAGGAGGAGAGTCAGATTCGCTATATGCTAGTCAACAAAAAATATTGTACAATAAAATAGTTCCAGCATCTGCTGATGTTACTGGAATAGGAAAAGAGTTTGGACTTCCAGCTGGATGGACTGTTACTACTGCTTATGGAACTTATACTAACTTAAGAGATAAAGCAGGAAGAAGAAGACAGCATAGAGGAATAGACTTTGCTGCTGCTCAAGGAACTCAAATGAGAGCTGCTAATTCAGGGTTAGTTACTTTCTCAGGCTCAAGTGGTGGCTTTGGAAACATGGTAGTAATAAAAGACGATAAAACTGGATTATATAATAGATATGGACATGCTTATAAGTTAATTGCTAAAACTGGAGACCATGTAAATGCAGGAGACTTAATAGCATTAGTTGGTTCTACTGGAAATTCTACTGGCCCTCATTTACATTATCAAGTAGATAGGTCTACGAATTATAGAGATGACGTAAATCCTTGGCCATATGCAACTTTATCTATATTTGGAGGAAGTGGAAGCATTGGAGCAGGGAACGTTACTGTAACTCCTGGAGCATCTACTTCAGTTTCAGGAGCTGCCACTTCAGCTAGATTAACACCATCTACTGCAGGAAAAAGGGTCTTACCCGGAATTGGTGGTCCAATAGAAGATAGAGAGTCTCCAATGAATAGAATAACTAACTCTATAGATGGAGTATCTTCAAAAATTATAAAATACTTAGATGAAGTAAGAGCAGAACAAGCAGAACAAAAAAGATTAATAAATATACTTCAAAGCTCACAAGCAGAAAGTTCTTTCTAATGAAAGGAGAATATAAATGGCATATACTAACGAAACTCATGACAATGGAATAATAACTACAGAAAATCAAACTTGGTATGATTGCTGGATAGATAACTTTGTAACAAAGGAACACATTGTTTTACCACAAACCCCTGTGAATTGGAATGAAAACTATTCAGCTAATTACGCTAATCAGGAAATAATAGGAAGTAGTAGACCTAGAGTAATGTACACTGGAACTACTCTTAGAACTATGAGTTTTTCATTACAAAACTTATCTCAAAGCTATTTACCTGCAGGGTATACCTCATTAACTGATTACGTGCATAAGTTGCAAGCTCTATGCTTTCCTAATTATAGTAGCAGCGGGGTAATTACAGCCCCAGACTGTCATCTACAGATTGGAAGTAGAGGTTTTAGAGGAGTATTTACTGCAGTAAATGTTTCTTGGGGAGATGAAGTTTACAATGAAAATGTATGGGTAGAGTCTCAAGGAATAAACCGATTTGCTCAACATAGATATAGTGGTCCAGCAGAGAAAAAGTGGAGTGTTCATGGTGGAGATAGAATTAGATGTAATGTTGAACTTTCATTCACTAACACTAGACTAGGCATGGAAATACCTGGAGCTACTACTATTAGTAAATATGGTTAATATTTAGATATAAAATTATATTAACTTACTATAAAAAGGTCTCTAGAGTTATTCTAGTTAATATTAGAAAGGAGAAATACTATGGCAGATGCATCAACACCAGCAGTACAAATATTAATAAACCTAGCTGGAGTAAGTTTAACTTTATACAATGAAAAAAAGAATGTAGTGTCGTTAAAAGTATCCAGAACTTTAGGAGATGGAGCAAATAAATTTACTTTACAGCTGTTTGATGAAACCGCTTGGAAGCTAGAGTCTTTATTGTATGGAACAGGTCAAGCTCCAATTTCTTTTAGATATGGAGCTCCGGAAGAATGGAAAAAAGGAAGATACGTTACATTCTCTGGAATATGCATTAATTATAGTTTAAGCTTTGTAGGTGCTGCAACTATGCTTACTATTGAAGGAATAGTTCAAAATACCAATACAATAGAAGGTGCAAATACTGTATCTTATTGGTTTAAACCAGCTTCTGTATGCTGGGTAGACACAGAGCTTAAGGGTTATGATGCTTCTAAAGACTATTCACAGCAAGAAGAAAGAGCTAAAGTTTCAGTAGATGGAAAATGGGTTACAGCTGAAATATCTAGACAGTATGGAAAAAATCAAGGCTATAATGATAGAGGAGATGCTGCAGCTTCTGGAGGCTATTCTTCAGAAACTTGTGCTAGAATAGAATGGCTTGCGCATACAAATACTATTGATGGAAGTATTACTATTCAACCTAGAGTTTTAGTAAACCCTACTAATATATTTAGAAGAATAATTAGAAAACATAACGGAGAAATAGGCGGTAAAGATAATAACTACTATAATTATTATGATGACATAGAGACAGGCCCTTATACAAGTGAAAGAGTGTATTATCATGAGTCCAAAGCAGATGGGTACGGTAATTTTGAGATAGGAGATGTAGATGAAAGCCTTTGGATAGATGCTTCAAACATAAATTTAACTCAATCTAATGAAACTGCTGCTAGCTTTATAGCTAATACTCTATGTAAAATAGCAATAAAACCTGGTTCAAAATCAGCTGGTTTTAAATACTTTATTAAAAATGGTAAACATTGTTTTAAGGCAATAGACTATTCATCTACAGCTAGTAATAAGATAGTAAAGGCTGGTTACTATTTAAAAGATAGCGAAGTCATAAGCTTTACTATAGACAGTGTCGGGGCAATGATAATGGCTGGTTCTGAAAGAGATGAGCAAGGAAATTATCTCGGCTCTATATCAACTGCTGACTTATTGACAGGAGATATGGTTACAACTGATTTAGTTAATTATGAAGGACATTTTAAAACTGATGATGACTTAACAGACGAACAAAAAGCTAGAACTACAAATTGGTACTATACTAAGCTGTCTTCTGTAAAAATAATGAGTAGCGGAACTAAAGCTTTAGCTGATATAACTTTAAAAAATCAATTAGAAAAAGTAAAAGATTATGTAATGTCAGCTACACTAACTATTTGGGGAGACTATAGTGATATTTATATACCAGGAAATTATATAGATATTATAGTAATGACGCCAGATGGAAATCAACACTACTCATCTGGAAAATATTTTATTGTATCTGCAGATGATAGTATAAGTTCAGATGGCTATATAATCACTCTTAAATTACTAAAGAGTACAGACGTTAAAAAAGACCAATTCACTGTATCTACTGAACAAATTGCTAGAAAAGATAATGGGTTAAATTTAATATTTATTGATGAATATGGAAACATTCAATCATAATATTTGGAGGTTAAAATGTTTGATTTAAGTTTATCTAGTAAAATAAATTCAAATAATCAAAGAAGATATATAATGGAACAAACTAAAGATTTAAGACCAGAAATAAATTACAACGCATTTTACTTTGGTATAGTAGTTAACTCAAATGACCCAGAAAGATTAGGCAGAGTTAAAGTAAGAATACCTTGTTTACATGGTACAGTTCCATACGAAGCAATTTATTTGTCAGATGATGACTTACCTTGGGCAAGGTCTGGAATATTTAATGCTGCTGGCAATGATATGGGTCAATTTATAGTTCCTCCAAAAGGAGCTAGAGTATTTGTTACTTTTGAATATGATAACTCTAGTAATCCAATATACTTTGGAGGAATACCTACAAAAATAGGAAAGACTAAAGATTACAATGATAATTCTAATGTATATGATGGAAAAAACGTAGAAGTAAATACTGATGACTATATTACAGATTTAGATAACACCGCGATGCAAGTATTATATAAATCTTTAAAGGGTTCTACTATATTAATAAACGATAAAGATGGTCAAGAAAGTATTAAAATAATTGATGCTTCTGGGCAAGTAATAGAAATGAAGAATGACACAGGAAACGCTTTAAACAGAAGAGGCAATAAAGAATTAACTGGAACCTCTGGCTCTTCTATAAACATAAAAACAGAAGGAACTATCAATTTAGACTCTAATTCATTAAAGCATAACGGAGAAGAAATTGGAACTGCTACTGGAGATGATAAGACATTTTTCTATGTGCAATCAACTCCGGCTAAAGAATGGGAAATTACTCATAATCTAAATAAATACCCTTCTGTAACTATAATAGATAGTGCTAATACAAAAGTGGAAGGAGAAGTAGAATACGTTTCTATGAATAAAGTTAAAGTTAAGTTTTCCGTAGCCTTCTCTGGAAAAGCTACACTTAACTAAAAAATATAAATTATATTAAGAGGAGGAACTCAAATGGCAATACCATTCTTAAATAACATAGATTTAGTAAAAAATCAACTTTTAAATGCTGTATTCCAAAACTTAGCTGTAGCTCCATCAAATCCAGTCGAAGGACAGTTTTACTATAATACAACTGACAAAAAAATGTTTTATTATAATGGAACAGCCTGGGTAGATACTACTTATTTGTTACCTATCGCAAGTGCAACTGTACTTGGAGGAGTAAAAGTAGGTTCTGGATTAGCTATTGATGGAAATGGAGTCTTATCAGCTACTGGAACAGACGTAGATATTATAAATAACTTAACTAGTGACAGAGCAGATGCTGCCTTAGCTGCTGCTCAAGGTAAAGTTTTAAAGGGACTAATAGATACCTTACAAACCGCGATTGATGGACTAGGAACAGCTTCTACTAAAAACGTTGGTACAGCTGCTGGAAACGTTCCAGTATTAGACGCTAATGGAAAGTTAAACACAAGTGTTTTACCAGCATTAGCATTAGTAGATGTATATACAGTAGATAGCAAAGCTGCCATGCTAGCATTAAATGCTCAGCAAGGAGACGTAGCTATAAGAACTGACGAGAATAAAACTTATATCTTGTCTAAAGAACCAGCTAGTACTTTAGCTAACTGGATAGAGTTATTATTTCCAATATCTGTAACTAGCGTAAATGGAAAAACTGGAGTAGTAGTTTTAACTGGTGATGATATTAATGTTAATGTAGATGAATCTACCGCTTCAGTATCATACTGGATTAATGATATTCTTAAAGACGTTTCTAATTTAAAATGGTCAAGTAGCAGAGAAAATTTAACAAAAATAGGCACTTTAAATATAGCTTCTAATAACACATACACAGTGCATATTCCAGCTTTATCTTCTCCTTCTGACCTTATATTTATAGAGAGCATAGAATTTTTTAGCGGAAATTCAGTCTCTAATAATATTGGAAAAAAATTAGAAATAGAGTATGAAATAACTAGTAATAGTCATCAAGGTCGGAACTGATATAAAATTTTATATAGGAAATACTACATATACTTCCATAGTGTATGTAATAAAATATAATATAACATCTCAAGTATAGGAGGATGTTAAATGGCAATACCTTTTTTATCAAATATAGATTTAAGTAAAAATGAAATACAAAATGCTGTATGGCATAAGTTAAACGCTGTTCCTTCTAATCCAAAAGAAGGACAGTACTATTATGATACAAATAATAAAAGATTAAAATATTATAATGGAACCGCTTGGATTACAGTTGGAGAATACGCTGATAAACTAACTACAGCTAGAACTATCACTTTTGGTGGAAATGTTTCTGGGTCTGTTAGTTTTGATGGTTCTAAAAACGTGACTGCAAATATCACAGTAAAACAGGATAGTCATTACCATACTGCAGCTTCTATAGGTATAAGAAATGACTTTAACTCAGCTGGGTTTGTTCCAACATTATATACACCACTAATAGATAGTTCTAGAGCAAATAGGTTTGCTTTTACTCCAGCAGCTGCAGTTAAAATAGAGTATTCAAAAGACGGAGGAACTACTTGGACGGACTATAAAGCTACAGATAGTCAAAAGCTAGATTTATTTGGAATGACTCGAAAATTTAATTGCTATGTAGGTGGAAATGCAACTGAAACTGAAAACGTAACTAATCAAATGCAAACTAGAGTAACTGTATCTCCGACAGATAGATATACCACGTTAGAACATATTTATATTTGGATGAGTAGTGTAGGACATACTTGTAAGATGGACATAGAACGTTCTACTATTGGAGCAAAAGAAACTTTTACTAAAATAAGAAGTGACGTTCCTATAGCCGGTTGGTCCGGCCCTAATGTTATAGATATTCCTGGTGGAACTTACGGTGGAAGTAGTAATCAAACTTCTAACTTCTATTCTTATAGATTTACGTTTAAAATTACTACAGTAGGACGGTACTCAAGCTTATTTAAAAAGTAAACCATCTATCTCAGAGATAAGAGGCTATGGTGTTAATTGCTGGACAGCTCCTAATAACATGATGTCTAAAGACCATATATATGGATGGGATGCAACACAGAATGTATGGTTTCCAAATGCAGTAAGAGCTAAAAACTTTATAATTACAGGAACGAATAATTCTAATTATACTAGATTTTGGTCATCTGACACTGCAAATAATATGTATGCTTCTATTAATGGGAAAACACCTTTAGTAATAACTGATGGAGAAGTGAGGCCCGGTATATCATATTCTGGAACTATTAACTTAGGTTCTAGCACTGTAAAGTGGAATAATGTATATGCAAATACATATCATGGAGCTTTAAGCGGAAACGCTAGTACAGCTACTAAGCTAGCGACTGCTAGAAATTTAAAAGTAGGAAATACTGCTAAAGCATTTGATGGAAGCGCAAATGTTGCTTGGACATGGGATGAGATGGGAGTCTCAAGAGTAAAAAAACTTAATAATACAGATGCAGATTATACTAACTTTGTAATTCCATTATGCTCATTAGACAACTCACATGTTTCTGCAGATTTTTATTTCTGTGGAACAATTTATCTAAAAAGAAATAATATACTATCTAGCTTTATGACTAAGATAGATTGTGTCTGCGGAAAGCAGTATAATTCTTCTGAACCAAGGTATATAATTGAAGTTAGTGGAGGAACTTCTCACATAAGTGCGGTTACTTTTAACTACAACTCAAAGAAGTATTTTGGAATTATGGCAACTATACAGAGTTCATCATATGCTGGATTTAATAGCGTAGTTGGATTTGCGTATGATTGGACTATAATTGATGGAATAAAAGTATACAATAATAATACTAAAACAGTAATAAATGAAGAAATATATAATAGCTTAGCTACAATGCCTACTACAAGTGGTATGCCTCACCAATTTTACGGAGACGTATACGCAGATAGTTTTAGAGGTATATCTACTAAAACTCAATCATTATTTTATGGAGTAACTGCTGGAAATGCTACTACTCAAACTGCTACTATAAGCGGGATTAAAGAATACTACAGTGGACTAACTGTAGTACTAAGAATGGGTTATCAAACTAACGCTTCTTCAACTATAAATATAAATGGATTGGGAGCAGTTCCAATTTACTATGGAAACACTACTAGAGGCGGCTATTATCTAGCTGGTTATACTTATACATTTGTATATGACACTAGTAAAGCTACTCCAGGATTTGTTGGAATATGTAGTTTTAATTCAGACTCAGACTCTACTGGTAAATATCTTGGCCCTCCTGGTAATATAAAAGCTTTAAATGCTATAAGTGTAGGCAATATAATTTGTGGTACTAAAAATGGTTATTCTAACTTAAAATCAGGAGCTGGATTTGACATTAGTTACCCCATAATGTATGCGGCTTCATCTATAGCTGCCGGTTCTACAGGTACTAATAACTGGACTCAGTATTCGTTTCAAATAAAAAATACTCAGGCACTAACAATGGTATCATATCAAGCAGTTTACATTAAAGGTAATTTAGATGGAAGTATTTTTACTCCAGCTTCTACAGCACCATTAACTCAATCAATACCTACTACTGAAGATGGTTATGATTATATTTATTTAGGTTATGCTTACACAGCAGCAAATTTGCAGTTAATGCCAGAGCACCCAATATTTAGATTTTCAAATGGAAAATTTAGGCCTAGAGCAGAAGCAGTATCTGGCTCAGCTCCAATAGAGACAGTAACTTCATTACCCGCTATAACTGCTGAAACTAGAAACAAATTATATAGGTATAATGGACATACTTACTATGTAGATAGTGTATCTAGCTGGAGAAATATAAAAGTAGGAGATAATTTGTCAGGAGCAAAAATAAGAGCAGACTATCCGAAAGAAGATGAAGACGTCTCTGGAGTTTTAGGCGGTTTTTGGTTAGACGCAAATACTACAGCTCAAACTAACATAAATTATATAGTGACTAACACAGGCCAAAATATAGTATATTGGAGAGGTGGTCCTAATGAAACTCATGATTATCTAGATGCTAACACTAGATTATATGAAATGAGTGGAGGAACTTGCTTTACTAATTTATTGACTAATGAATACACTCTTCCAACTAATTTTGGAAAAGTTACAAGTATAACTAGTACTACAAGTAATCTATATAAGTTATTATATATAGAAGACTCTGGAGTAGAAAAATGGGTAAGACTAGAAAATGAAGTCGCAGTGCAAAACACTACACCAGAAAACGGAGAAGTTCTATGGATAGAGGATGAAGACATAGAGCCAGTAAGTATAGAATTTATAGCAGATGATACTGGATGGCAAACTTTAACTTTAACATCAGATTTTCATACATATGAAGATAGTAGTCCAAATATTCCAATGTATAGGAAAGTAGGAAAAGTAGTAGAAATTGTTGGAGCTATTGCTCCAACAAGCGAAATTCCTTCTGGCACAAATAAAATAATCGCTACATTGCCAGAAGGCTATAGACCATCTAAAAATAGATATTTTATATGTCAAGGTTCAGGCAGAAACATTTGGACTTTATATGTATACCCAGATGGAAGAATAATTTTTGCAAGATATGGCTCATCAGCTTATGGAGCAGCTTCAACAAGCGTATGGTTGCCATTTAATGTCACATTTTTAGTAAATTAAGGAGTGATTTTTATTGAAAGTTTTAAAAGATGGAGAGTATAAAGAAATAAAATTTAAAAACTACCGGAATTGAAATGACACCAATTGGTTCTATAATATATTGGCCTTCGCAGCTAATGCCAACTGGGTATTTATTATGTGATGGTAGAGAAGTTGCAATAAATGATTACCCAGAGCTATATGCTGCTATAGGTAATATTGGTGGAGACGATGTAGCATCTGGTAATTTCAGATTACCAGATATGAGAGGAGTAGTAGCTGGTGGCTATCATTCTGGATTACCTAGCTCTAACCCGTTGCATGGTAACTTTGGTGACCAAGTAGGAAATCCTACTCATACTCATACTCAAGGGAAAACTGGAAGCACAGCTCTAACAATTGCACAAATGCCAAAGCATACTCATGAATTTACGTATAATCAAAACAATACTTTAGGAACAGTTTCATATTCGCATGCGACTGGAGGATACGGAGAACAAACCACTGATAAAGCATTAGGCTTTCAAAATAATGCTTACACCGGTGGTGGACAGGGGCATACTCATACAAACCCAACAACTAACTCATCTTCTAGTGTACAACCTACAAAGCTATATAACTGGGTTATTAAAGCTAAACATGTGACTCAACTTGGAGGCACAGTGTCTAATGATTTTGAAGTAAAAGGAAAATTAATAATGCCAGAAGATAAATGGGCATCTTCTGGCGGTGCAATAAATATGAGAAACTCTGATATTGTAAATGCTAACGGTATTTATATGAATGATGAGTCTGAAGGACATGAAGGAATTAATTTTTTGAAGCAAGGAGCTTCATCAGGAAGTACGAACCAAGATGACTATGAAAATTTAAGTGGATTTAGAGGAAAACTGTACTATAATGGAACTCCAGTAGTAGAAAGTGGCAGTAATTCTAATGGAAGATGGACGAAATGGATGGATGGAACTATGATATGCTATAAACACATAGACTTTGGAAGTGTAGTTATTACTACAGCATGGGGTTCATTTTATGAAACATCAAGTGACTACAGCTGTGGTAATTACCCTCAAGCATTTGTAGAGACACCATGTATATCAATAATGCCTATAAACACATGTTTTGTTGAAAAAAGAGGAAACACTACTGCTACATCTTGGGGTAGCTTTTGGGCCTGTGGGCCTGCTCAATATGAGTCTTTTAGTTTAGTAGTTGATTGTATTGCAATAGGAAGATGGAAATAAATATATATTAGCTAAAAATAAAAATGACTCTAGTGTCATTCTCGTTATACGAATTTATAAAATTTAGTAATAAATAGCTAATAATATATTATAATAGGACAGAATAATAATATTAGGAGGTGCTAAAATGGCACTTACAGATTTAGGAAAAACATGGTATGACCCACTTCAAGTAAAAAGTGTCATACTTCCAGATGTAGCTAATATTCAAGGTAGATATGATAATAAAGCTCAAATGAAATTATTGAATGAAGATGTTATAATTAGAAATTTAAGAATGAAAGATATATATGTAGCTTCTGCAGAGTCAGATAGTATACACACTATAGAAGCTGGAGAAGAGTACAGACCAGATGTAGTTGCTTATAATGTTTATAGAAATCCTTTGCTAGGATGGGTTATTTTATCAGCAAATAATATGAAAAGTATTTTTGAATTTAAAGCTGGATTGATGATAAGAATACCTTCTATAGACAATATTTATTCGTCTGGTGGAGTTTTATCTAATAGTTAGGAGGTAGCAGAATGGCGAATGTAAATGTTTATGGAGCAATAGGCTCAGGATGCTGCCCTAGCCTATTCACAGATAGAGGAGGATGGAGATTAAAAACTCAACTAAATAAATTAGAAGAAGATATTAGAATGCTTTTGATGACTTCAAAAGGAACATTGATAGGAGACCCTTCTTATGGATCAGATTTATACAGAATAATTTACTATGGAAATACATCAGCTACTGCTTCTAGAATTAGGTATGAAATAGCTGACTGTTTGGCAGAACACTATCCCCAAGTAAAAATAATTAGTGTAGATGTAGAATTTAACGATAATTCTGTAATTATGAACATTCACTATAATATAGATTATTCAAATGTAAGCTCAAATATGATGCTTGAATTTATTAAAAATGAAGGAGGAAACTAATAATGCCAGAAGATTATATAGAAATTACACCTCAAGATTTGTCTAGTGTTTTATCAGTTTTAGATTACTTATATAATTGGGCAGTAAGCAAAAAAGATACTAATGCTGAAAAAGTAGTTTTAGAGTTACAAAAACAATTTGAAAAAGTATTTGACCCTGCTGAATCTGATAAAATAAGACTTCCATATAATAGGAAAGATTATTACAATATATTAGAATATTTAAAACTACAAGCTGAGCAGTTATCAGAGGGTAAGTGGAATGATTTTACTGACTCTGACTTAGGAACAGTATTCTTAAGACTATTATCTTATTTAGCTGATATGGAAAACTATCAAATAGATAAATCTATTGCAGAGTTATATCTTTCTACTTGTAGAGAAAGAGCATCTGCCTTATTACTTTGTAGATTAATCGGTTATGAGCCAAGACATTATATGTCAGCAGAAACTGATATTTATCTTGGAGTTACTAATAATGATAAAGGAGAACCCAATGATATTCCAAATGGAACTATAATTCCAAAGGGTTCAGTATTTACTACAGAAGATAATACTAGAAACTATACTACTTTAGAAGATGCAGTTTATATTGACAATCAAGCTATAGTACATGCTTATGAAGGTAGCTTAAAGCTATTACAATATAAATTAGAAAATATTACAGAGCTAGGAAGATTAATATTACCAGATTACGCTATTGCTTTTAATACAGTTCAATTATCTATAAATAATGAACAATATACTAGGGTAGAAAATGTAGCAGTAAATACTGGAGACTTAGCTTTCTCAGTTCATTGTTCAGAAGACCAGTATATCTATATGCAATTACCTTCGTTCTGGACAGATATAATAACTACATCTAGCATTATAAGTGTAAGTTACTGCATTAGCTCAGGAGAATTAGGAAGAGTTGGAAAAGATAAAATAACAAATATTACTTCTATAGATAGTTCTGAAAAAACAAAAATGATAATAGTAGGAAATACTACTTCTATAGAAGGCTATAATCCAGAAACTATAGATGAGATAAAAATATCAGCTCCTATAAAAGCTAGAACTATGGACACTATAGTTACTTGTAAAGATTTTGAAGAACTAGGTGGATTAATAGATGGAATAGCTTATGTTAAAGCTTTAGATTATAATGACCCTGCTTCTGGTTTAGTACAACCTACTCCAGGCCCAGGAGGTTATGTGAATGACGCTTATAAAGTAAATATGTACGTATTACCAGATACTACTCCATATGATATAAAAAATCCAGAGAATAATAAGTATAGAAATACTATAATCAAAGAAAGAGAGGACTGGGTTTGGACTGATATGGGGCATGTAGCTGAACAAGTTCAATACTTTGCTAAAGCTAGTATAGCTGGAAATCAAATTACTATAGCTGGAGAAGCTTCTACTTATAATAAAATAAATGATATTATATTGGGAGTAGATACTTTATCTGAAATAACTTCGTATTTACCAGAGTTATCTGATACAGTTCCAGGAACTACTGAAAAATTTACTTACAACATAAGAATTTCTGGCGAAGATATAATTATAACTTTGTGTACCAACTGGAGAGATTTCTTAACTAAAGACACTGATAAACTAGCAGTATTTTTCAAGAGAGAACAAGTGCTTACTGATGCTGGTCAACAGCTAAGAGACTATGTAGACCATAGAAGACTAGCTTCACTTTGGTTAACTTATTATGATATTACAGTATATCAACCTACAGTAGAAATTTCTGTCTATATGGACTCTAAAAATATAGAATTTAACACTATAGCTAGTCAAGTACAAGATTTAGTATTATATAATTTTAGTAGAAAGTTCTTAAAACCGGGAGACTCTTTATTTGCTAGTAAAGTTGGTGCAGACATCTTAGATAATTTTGATTTTATAAAATTTGTAGATGTTCATATCGGAGACTATGAACCTAGATATAATGGAGTATTTGAAGTAGCTCCAAATGAGTTTATAGATTTAATACCACCTAACGTGATAGTAGAAGCTTATGACTATCAATATATTAAGAAACCAGTAGAACATACTGAAAAACCATAAATTAAAAATAATAAAATATTTTTAGAAAGTTGTGTAAAAGCAACTTTCTTTTTGCATAATATATTTTTTAAAGAAGTAGTAATGCTACTTCTGTTTGTGATACATGGTGCCCGCTCTTCTATTATTTTATTTTTTCGATTTTTATTAAATCTATCGATGAGCAAAGCTCATCTTCTCTAAAGCTTTAACTAAACTAGAAAAAAGAATGAAAATATAATTAAGTTACAAACTTTGTAACACATTATATTAACATATTCTATATAGTTTTATTTATATATTATATTAGTAGTATATTATAATATTACGCGCGCACATATAAAAATTTAGAAAAAATAGAAAAAGCATTTACAAAATTTCGAGCATTATATATAATAATTATAGTAGTTCATAAGAGAGGAGATGTCATAGATGAATAAAAAAAAGCCAGAAGATTTATCAATGAGTAAAAAAGCAATTCAAATGAGAAATCTGAGACTATCACGAGCTTTAAATACTCGTTATGACATATCTCCAGACATGACTGAAAAATTATACGATATAGAATATGAGAAATCTAAATCTGGTCGTAAGAAACGTAATGGAAAAATAATTTCTAAAACATTAAACAGAGAAAAAGCTAACGACTTAGTTTTTAGCTTATTATACCAATTTAAAATCTACACTAATACTACATTAATATATTGGTTAACTAATGGTAAAAAACAAGAAATAACTAAGAGAAAGAAAAATGTTTTAGTATATCATATTTATAACGGTTTAATTGATATGACAAAAGGAATATATGCTAAACAATCATATAGAAAAACCATTTTTGGCAAAGACATTGAGTTTTCTAACAAGAGTAATGCTGGGTTATATAGTAGTTTGCAATTCTATCTTCATAAGAAACCAGAATATGCAGCAAAAATAACACTAAAAGATGGAACAGTTAAAATAATGAATGGGGCACAATTAAAGAAAGAAAAATATAACATAGATTATACTGAGAGACAATATATAGTATCATTAAAACCTAGATACTGGGATAGAACTAATTTTAATAGTGAATTAGGCGCTTACTGGATGAAGCTAGGAAAACTAAGTAATAGAGAGCAAGTAGAAAGATACGAAATGAACAAAGTAAAAAATTCTTTAAAAAATGACTTTATGATGATAGACGGAGTGGAAAAAAGAGCTAATATAAATGCAGTAAAGAGTCTTTTTGAATTAGAGCATGAGAACGATGATAATACTAGCTTGATAGTAGAAAAGGCTAAAGATTTATATAAAAAAGTTCCAGCTTGTATTAAAGATAATTTTCCACTTTGTGGACTTAGAGTATGGGAAGATGAGGTTTACTTACAGTTTGATAAATATGAAGAAAATGATAAATTTTACATTGAAAATAATAGAGAGAATAGTTTTATATTTTGTACAGACTATAGCAGATGTAGAGTAGGTATTTGTGATACTGATACTTTGGAACAAGTTTTATCTAAACGAGATGTAAAAGTGTATACAGAAGATAAAGAGGAAGCTGGATGTAAAACTAACCTAAAAGCAAAGACTATAGATGAATTGTTAGAAGACTATAAACCGAAAAAAGCTGAAGGTAATTACTTTGTGTCTATATATAATCTTCCTAATGATGCTATAAAATTTATTTCTAAATTTGAAGGACTAGACATTGAAAAAATAATAAACAGAGAGGAGTCTTTCAAAGCAGTTTTATCTTTCATAAAAAGATACGCATTTTGGTTCAAAAAATTAAATAAAGAAGAGCTTTTATCTTTTATCGACTACATTTATCAAAAATGTAGAATAGCTACTTCTTCATTAAGAGAAATTCTTTTAAATTCTATTGAAAATACCCTTGAAAAATTAAAACATTCAATTTGTTCAAATAGTTTAGTTCCTGGAATTAATATAGCAACATATTAGCATAATATTCTATAAAGGAGGAATATTATGAAAGACAGTATTGAAAAATCTTTGAATGAACTTTTTGCTATGAATCCGTTTTCTGAGACTACGTACTATCCTATTAAAAATAAAGTACTAAACGGTCTTTTAGGTGGCAATGGACTACCAAAAGGTTCAGTAATTCAAATAGCAGCAGGTTCTGGAACTGGTAAATCTACTATAGTATTAAGAGATATATGTAAAGATTTATTAGAACAGGGAGTAAGTATTGGTTATATTGATGCTGATAGAGGTATTAACACTAGTCTATTAACTTCTACTGGAGTAATAGATTATTTAGTTACTGACATGAACAGCGCAAAAACTAAATTAGATAACAACGAACCTATATTTTTAACTTTTCAAGAAAGTTCTTTTTCTGGAGTAAATAAATTAATACAACTATTTTTAAAATTAGGAATTTATACTATAGTAATAGATACTATAGCTATTTTAGACTCAGGAATGTATGTAGGTGATGACGCCTATAACATTGAAAATAGAAGAGTAGGCGGAGATGCAGGAGCTCTTAGACAGTTAATGAAAAATATTAATAATTTAGCTAGTAAATATACAGACAAAAACAATAAAGTTAATTTTATTTTACTAAATCATACTGCTAAAGAGATAGGTGGTTTTAGTTTTGGACCACCTAAAGAAACTCCTAAAGGTGGAGACGCTCCAATACAATATTCTGACATAATTATTCAATTATATAAGTACAGTTCTAAATCAGAAACATTAAACGATAAACCTATAGGACAAAAAGTTTATGCTGAGCTAGTAAAATCAAGACATACTACTGGAAAAGTAAAAACTCCATTCTTTATTAGATATGGAGCAGGTATTTCAATGATACTAACTTATAAAGAAATACTTGAAGAAGGTAAAATGATAACTTCTAAAGGAAGAACTTATACTATAAGCTTACCGAATGGTAAAGAATTAACTTATGTGAATAAAGATAATTTACTAAAATGTATTATTGATAATTATGACGTAATTGATAGTTGTTTTACTTCGAGCAAGTGGATGATAGACATTTCGAATGAGTCTGATATTTTAAATGTAGAATATGAAGAAACTATTGATACATCTAAATTACCGCAAGAATTGCAGCATTTAAAAGTAGAAAGAGTTCAAAAGAATTTTTATTACTTTATGAGAGGTGTAGATTTATCTGGTCAAAACTATTACATGTATTATGATATAGAAACTAAAAGATTAGTAAGAGAATATGACTCTATGAAAGAAAACATACCAGTTAAAAATGTTGACAAAGCAATGAACGAAGTAAAAGAATATTTAAAAGAGCTAAAAGAAGAAAATGAGAAAGAAACCTTAGAAGAAACTTTAGCTAAAAATGCATTAAAATAGCTAGGAGGAAAGTAAATGGATGTATTTGTAAAAGATTTTCAAATAGTAAAACAAGCTAAGCTCACTTTTAATCCTGGCTTTAATGTAATAGTAGGTCCTTCTAATAATGGTAAATCTAGTATTTTAAAAGCAATCAAAGCAGCAATATACACTGAAGCTGGAGTATCTACTATAAGAAGCGGAGCTGATTCGTACATAGTTGGAATAAGTCATAATAATCATAACATAGTTTATCAGAAAAAAGCTGGTTCTACTAAGTATCTAGTAGATGGAGCTCAGTTTTCTAAATTTGGCTTAACTACTCCAGAAGAAGTATCTAACGCATTAAATATAAAAGAGTTAAATCTTAATGGAAATAAAGTACAGCTAAACTTTTGGAACCAAATGGACAAACCATTTTTATTAGATAAAAGTGCAGGAGACTTATTTAAGTTTATATTAGACTCTGGAGAAAATGACAAATTGTCAGCTGTTACTAAAGCTATGGTAGCAGATAGACAGCAAATTAATAGAGATGCTGACACTATTCAGGGAAGTATAAACTCAACTGATAGTATTCTTAAAGAACAAGAAAAATCTATAGAAACTTTAAAACCATTGTATGATATGTCATTGAAGATAATAGAATTAAAGTCTAAGAAACAAGAACTAGATAAACTTAATAATATTTACGCTAGTCTAAACCAAATAGAAACAGAATTAAAGAATTTAGACACTTCTTATGTTACAGATAGTAAACAATTTAATATGATAAACTCTTTAGAAAAAGACTTGGAAAAGATAAGACTATCATATAAATTAGGAGACTTGTACGACCAGCAGTTATCAACTTCTACTACTTTAGAGCTTATGACAAAATTTATCTTTGAGACTAGAGAATATTTAAAATTGTTATCTAACTTAAATTTATTTGCTGACAGATTACCTTCTCTTTTAAATTTAAGTGATAGATATAAAATTATATTAAATGAACTAGAAAATATTTCTAAGATAAACCTCGTTACACCAGATGTTGAAATAATTACTAAATTAACTAATACTTTAACAAATATAAAAAATATAAATCAAAAAGTTGATACAATTAATATATCTTTAGAAGAACAGACTAAAAGTGAAAAATCTATTTTAGATGCATTAGATAGAATAAAAGAAGTTGAAGACTGTATTGAAGTTTGTCCTTATTGTGGACAAAGCTTGAAAGGAGGAAATCATGTATTTAGAACTAGTAACTAAAAAATCAGATAGAACTGTAAAAGAAAGATATGAAGAATTATCTGATGAACAAAAGTTAGCTTTAGTAGAAGAAGCTAAAAAATTAAAAGAAGATTTGAAAGAAAAGCTTATAGTAACTCAGACAAAGCAAAAATCTTTATTAGAAGAAAAAGAAAAGTTAGAAAAAACTTTGCTTGAAGAATATGATATAAAATCTGAAGAAGATATTGTAAATAAAATAGCTGAGCTAAACGGCGAGATTATTTCAGCTTTGACAGAATATTCAAACGCATTAAATGCTAATGAATAATGCTATTATACGAAGATAAAATAGAACCATCGTTGAGAAATCTTTCTCGCCAAAAGTTTAAAGTTAAACGAAATAGCGCAGCTACTTTTAGAAGATATAAACAAAAATGGAGTAAGTGGACTAATAAAGATTCTAATCTTAGAGACGTTATTTCATTATACATTTATGAAGTAAATAAAAAATTAAAGACTAAATCTATAGTTACATATTATCGTTCTGCGAGGTCTGAAGCTTTATATATTACTTATACTATAGGAGATATATCTCGTAAATTAAGAGTGGCAAATCATGACTCTGCAGATAATTCTAAATTTGATGAAGAAATAAAAATTCATGAATTTTTAAATATGAAAACTTTAGCTAGAAGCATTTTAAGATTTATAGATAGTTGTATTTTAAGATGGAGGGATAGAGTGACAGTAGATAATTTTGATAGTTATTTTAATAAAGCGTTGAGTGTAGTTCAAAAATATAAAACTACAGTAGAAATGAGAGATAACTCTATAGAGTTAAAAAAAGAGTATGAGAATAAACTTAAAGAAACCTTAGAAACTCATAGAAATTACGAAGATGCAATTAATTATTTAAAAGAAATAATAGAGTTATTAAGTAAACAGCATATAGAGCATTTAGAAAAATTACTTAATTCAGCAGTAAAGACTATATTTTATGATAAAAATTATGAAATAAAGTTAGAAATATCAGAATTTAGAAATAGTAATAGCTTAAATATTTACTTAATAGAATATAGAGATGATGAGGAAATAAAAACTGATATTAAGTCCAATGGCTTTGGTATTCAATGCATAGTTGGCTTTATACTTCAAGTATACTTTATACTTTATCATAAATTATCTCCAGTTTTATTCATGGATGAAGCGCTTAGTAATCTTAGCTCTCAATATATAGAACCATTTAAAGACTTAGTAAATGCTTTAGTTGAACAGTATGGATTTATATTTGTATTAGTTGCGCATGACCCTAGATTTATTGATATAGCAGACGCTAAATATGAAATAAAAGATGGGGTAGTTGTTTAGGAGGGTTTAGCTATGAACTGTAAAAAAGATTGTAAATGGATTGGCTATAACTATAAAACTGATGAAAATGGACATATACTAAAAGCAACAAGTAGACTTTGCTTAAAATATAAGAAACCTATTGTAAATGGAAGAATTAAAGAGTGTATTGAGGGAGGTGAGCATGAGTGGATGAAGCACAAGAAAACAATTTGTTAAAAGATACCGAACCATTAGAAACTAATAATCTTAGTATAGTAAAAGGAATTACATTGTTAAAACTAGATGACGATGTAATAATAGCTGTTCCAGATACTTATACTATATCTCAGGCAGTTGCTTGGTATAAAAAAGATATTGGAATAGAAAATGATGCAGAAGACCCATCAATAGATTTAGTAGATATTAAAAATACTGGAATATGGGCTCCACTAGATAAAAAGTATGACAAAGAGTACGATTTATTAACAGCTTTATATAATATGACTGACTTTATAAATATAGAGTTTGAGCCAAAAGACGAGCCATACAACAATATTTCAATTATAGATGGAGAAATAAATAAATTTATTACACTTGAAGAATATTGTAAAAGATATTTATTTTCTAATGAAATTTTAAAAGAGCCAAAGATAGTTTGTTGTAGTAATTATTAAAAAATATAGATTAAGTCAGAGCTAGTGCTCTGACTAGAAAGAGGTATTAAATATGATTAAAGAAACTTTTGAAGAATTAATAGAAAGAGAACAACAAAGACAAAATTTTACGTGCGAATTAATTGCGTCAGAAAATTTTCCAAGTGAAAGAATACTAGCAGCTGCAGGTTCTATTTTAACTAATAAATATGCAGAGGGCTATCCAGGTAAAAGATACTATGGTGGGTGTCAATGGATAGACAAGATAGAGCAAAAAGCTATGGACAATGCTTGCAAATTATTTAATTGTAACTTTGCTAATGTTCAGCCTCACTGTGGAAGCTCTGCAAATCAAGCAGTATTCAGAGCATTCTGTAAGCCAGGAGACACAGTTTTAGGAATGGACTTAGGAGCTGGAGGACACTTAACTCATGGACATAAACTAAGTTTCTCAGGACAAGACTATAAGATAGTATCTTATGGAGTAGATGAAAACGGAGTTTTAGATTATGAAGATTTAGAAAAGAAACTATATGTTCATAATCCAAGAATGATAATAGTAGGAGCTAGTTCATACTCTCAAATAATAGATTATGAAAGAATAGCTAGAATAATAGAAGTTTACTACAATACAAATGGAGAAAAACCTATCTATTTTGTAGATATGGCTCATGTAGCTGGATTAGTTGCTGGTGGAGTTCATCCATCACCATTCCCTTGGGCAGATGTAGTTACTACAACTACTCATAAAACTTTAAGAGGACCTAGAGGAGGTTTAATACTTTGGAATAATGAAGAATATAGTAATGCTATAGATAAAGCAGTGTTCCCTGGAGTACAAGGAGGGCCACTAGAACACATTATAGCAGCAAAAGGAATTTGTTTTGAAGAAGCTTTAACACCAGAATTTAAAGATTACGGAAGACAAGTTGTAGAAAATGCAAAAGCTTTCGCAAATGAATTTATAATGTTAAATAATAAAGTTATTTCAGGTGGAACTCAAAATCATATGTTTGTATTAGATGTATATTCATCTTATGGAATAACTGGTAAAGAAGCAGAAGAAGCATTAGATAAAATAAATATTACTGTAAATAAAAATCAAATTCCAAATGATACGCTTTCTCCGCTTGTTTCATCAGGAATAAGAATTGGAACTCCAGCTATGACAACTAAAGGCTGGAAAGTAGAAGATTTTCAAAGATTAGCTAGAATAATTAATCGCTATTTAAAAGATTTAGCAGAGCATAAGCTAGATAATACTTTTATAGTAAATGAAGAAGCTTATAAAGAAGATGTAGCAGCTTTAATTAGAAAGGATAGATAATAAATGAAAATTATAAAACCTATGATAATAGTAGAAGATAAAGATTATGTAAAATTAATGAAAAATCTAGAAAGAGCTTGCAGAACTTGTTATCGTTCCGAAGATAAAATAGTAGAGGACTCTTATAAGACTCTTCTTACAAACTGTATAAATAGAGGTCACGAGTCTGTGTTAGAGCATGAAAAAATAACTATACAAATGATATGTGATATAGGAGTGTATAAAGATTTAACTCGTCATAGACACGCATCGTTTTCAATAGAGAGTACAAGATACTGTAATTATGGTAAAGATAAATTTGATAATCAATTACATTTAATAGAACCTATATTTTATGAAAAGAGCTGGACTGAAGCTAACTCTCAAGGAAGTGCAATGTCAGTAGATGAACAAAAATCATACTACTGGTATGATTGTATGGAAAATGTAGAACAAACATACAATGCAATGATAGAGCTTGGTTCTATTCCTGATGAAGCTAGAATGATATTACCTCATTCTACAGCAGCTTTAGTCACTATGACAGCTAATATAAGAGAGTGGAAACATATATTAGAACTTAGAGCTAATAATCATGCTCATCCTTCAGTTCAACAAGTAATGATACCATTATTGTTATATTTTAAAGAAAAAATGCCAGAGATATTTAATAGCATAGAATATAATAAGGAATTTGATAAATCAAAATATGCTAAATTGGAGGTAAGATATGAGTAAAATAGATTTACATAAAGCTATATGTGAAGAAATGCACACTCTATATAAAAGAAAAAATAATGACTATGGTGATAGTGTAAGTGATACTTTTGCTAAGTTTGGGCTAGATGCATTTTTAGTAAGAATGTATGATAAATTAAATAGAGTTTATTCATTAACTCATGGAAAACAAATTAAGATATCAGACGAAAGAATAGAAGATACTCTACTAGATTTAGCTAATTACGCAGTAATCTCACTTGTTGAATTAAAAAATTTAGAAGAAAAACATGCTATAACTAAGGACATAGTAGAAAGTGCTGAGTTTAAAGCTGAGCATGAGGAATTATAATATGAACATTAGTAGAGAAGAAGTAAGAAGACTTGAAAAAGCTGCTAAAGATAAAAATAAACAAAAGTTATTAGACTGGGCTAATCAATTTAAAGAGCAATTAGAGCTAGAACTTAAAGATAAATATGATAAAAGATTAGCTAAGTCTATGGACATAGTATTTTTAGCTGTTGCGTATTCTTTAGTATTTAGTGAAAATACCAAAATAAATAGTAAAGATGAAGTAGGAGAGTTTATGGATGATTTACTAACTACTATTTCTTTATTTGAAAATGGAGAATATAATCCTAACGATTATAGAGAAGGATTAGAAAAAGCAGGTATTTTCTTTGATGAGTCATTTTATTCTATTAAGGAGAACAAGAATGAAAAAAAGAATTGATAAAGTAAATTATTATTTAGATATTGCAGAAACTGTTTCTGAAAGGTCAACTTGCTTTAAGAGACATTACGGAGCTATTATAGTAAATAATGATAGTATTATATCTTCTGGATTTAACGGAAGTCCAAGAGGAGTTAAAGATTGTTATGATATAGGACATTGTTTAAGACAAGACTCCCCAAGAGGGATGGATTATTCTAGTTGTGTAAGTTGTCATGCAGAACAGAATGCTATAATTTCTGCTAGCAGAGAACAAATGATAGGTTCAACTTTATATTTAGTGGGTATAAATCAAGAAGATAATTCTTACGTAGAAAATTCAGAGCCTTGTTCACTATGTAAAAGAATGATTATAAATTCTGGAATATCTCAAGTAATAGTTAGAATAAAAGATGACTATAAGAAGTTTAACGTTGATGGCTGGAAAAATATAGACAGCATTACAGGAGGTTATTAAATGAGCATGCTTTTAAGATTATTATCAAAATTATTTAATAAGTCGTACACTATGTATTCGATAGATAAAGATACTAAGAAAGTAAAGTTAGTAGCAGATGGAAGTTCTTTAGACTTAATAAATGCTCTTCCAGTGATACCAGTAAATTTACTTTCTGGGCTTGATGTAGTAAAAAATTTAAACTATATAAAGAAAAAAGAATTAGCTTCTAGAATAATTGCAGAAGCTATTAATAATTTTATAAATCATAATGTTCATGTTGATTTAGAGTCGATTCAAGAACAATTAGACAATATAAAGAAAGAGGAGGAAAAATAAAATATGAAAGAATTATCAGAAGAAAATGGAAAAATAATAATTAAACCATCTAAGAAAGCAGATACTAGAAGTGCTTTTGGACTAGTAACTAAAGAGGAGTTGCTTAAAGACACTGAGTCTCATATTAGTGATGTACAAAGGGTAAGTAAACTTATCGCAGATTTATTAGTAAAACAATGCTCACAGCATGACCATACTAAGATAGAATATTTAGATGATTTTTATAAAGATTTTTCTTCAGGAAAAACTGGAGCAATGTTTAAAGATATGGGATGGTTTAAAAAACATCTTACAGAAAGACATCATTTAAATGATAGATGTCCAGAAGATGTAGATTTAATAGACGTTTTAGAGATGGTAATAGATTGTACTGTAGCTGGTTTAGCTAGAACAGGAGAAGTATTTCCAATTACTATATCTCCAGACATTTTACAAAAAGCAGTTGATAACACAAGTAAATTAATTATAGACAGCGTAGAAGTGGAAGATGAAGATAAAATTATATAAAGAGGTGATTTTATGCCTGATTATAAAAATATTAAAGATACGTTAGATAAATTAAATTTTGAATTTAGAATTAAGCAAGATGCTAAAATATTAAATTGCAATAAAGATATACTAAAAAGTATAATATATAATTATTTACAAGATTTTTATTTCTTAACTATAGACGATATTAATGGAGGTACTAAGAATGAATGATATTCCAGGAAAATACACTAAAATAGTGGAAAGATATAAAGAAAACGGACGAGTTCCTGTTATTATAGATTTATCAAATATTGCTTATCGCAGCTCTTTTGTATTTACTCCAGATAAATTTGTAACTTCTCAGGGAGTATATAACGGCCATCTGTTCGGAATATGTCAAAACATTAAGACACTACTTAAATTAAACTATGAAGTGTATTTATGTAGAGATTTACGCTCAACTTTTAGACAATACTTAGTAGAAAGTTATAAATCAAATAGAGAACATGCAGATGGCTCAGTTAGCATTCATGACGTTTTGAATAAAACTATTAACCCATTAATTTCTACTCTAAAAAATGTTCATACTATTTCTTCTACTGGTTACGAAGCAGATGATGTAATGTTTTCATTGTCTAAGATATGTGATAGAAATGAAACACCTTGTTATATACTATCCACTGATAAAGATTTATGCCAAGCATTGTCTGAATATACAACTATAGCTCATAAGTTTATTGCTGCTGGACCTCAAGAAATAGTAACTCCATCTAGTGAATATTACGAAAAAAACTTTGGAGATACTCCACCAAAGTTTTTACCTTTATATAGAGCTTTTAAAGGAGATGCTTCTGATAACTTAGAAGCTCCTATAAAAAGATTTCCGAAAGATTTAATTCAAGAATTTATAGAAGAATGCAAAATTAATTTTCCTGATGGAAATATAAATTTGGCAGAAATGATATTAAAGCATAATATAACTAAGAAATCTCATGAAAAGTGGCTAAATGAATTGAAGGACAAAAATACGTTTACTAAACTATTTAATAATTTTAAAGTTATGAGACTAATTGAAATTCCAGTCTATGAAGAAGATGAAGCATTAGTAGATAATGCATTTAATATAATAACAGAAAAATACGAATTATGGTCTTTTAGAAAATTCGTAAGAGAATACAATGGAGGTATATAAAATGAATAATGAAATGATTAACGAGAATGACTCTAGAGATAAAGAAGAAGAAAAAATATATAACTATATAGGTGTAATTTTTGAAAATAAGAATGTACCTTTTGATGCTCCAGAAGATATAGCTAAACAGTTTTACAGAAAATCTACAGTTTATACATATAAAACTGAAAACTATTATAAAAAAGGTCAAATAGTTAATATTAACAGTTTATCTGGAACTTGTAGAGTCTTAGTAGTAAACCCAGCTTTGATGGAATCTGAAATAAAGTCTCCGGTAGATAAAATAAAATTACTTGAGGAGGCTTAATATGTCAAAGATTTATTTTGTGGGAGATACTCATATAATGTCAACATCACCTTCGTCGAGAAATGAAACTGCTGAAGAATATAGACAATTACAATATGATAAATTAAAGCAAGTATATGATATGGCAACAGATGAAGATTTAGTTATAATAACAGGAGATGTTTTTAATTCATCAGCTTTATCTATGATGAGTGGTACTCCAAAATTTTATAACGATATAATAGACTTAATGAATAGCAAGCCAACTTATACAATTGTTGGAAATCATGATTTGTATTTTAGAAATGAAACAGTAGAAAATACAACTATATTAGATAATTTATTTAAGACAGGAGTAAAACATTTAGAGCGTTTAAAATTTAAAGACATAAATTTAGTTGGAATAGACTATGGGCATGATTTTCCAGTCTTTGAAAATTCTAGTACCTACAATATAGTTGTAGCTCATTCTTTTTTTGAAGATAGTTTTTATGGTTCTACTGGAAATCATAATTTGACTATAGACGGGTTAAAAGTTATGAAAAATGTAAATGCGGTAGTGTTAGGGCATGACCATAACACATATAAAATATTAGATATAGATGGAGTTAAAATAGTTAGACCGGGTAGCTTAATGAGAGGAACTTCACATACTTGTAACATAAATAGAATACCTCAAGTAGCAATATTTGATACTGAGACAAAAGAATGGAAATATGTTCCAATTACTAACGTTCCAGGAGAAGAAGTATTTAAGAAAAAAGTTCTTTTAGAAAAAGATTTAGATATTAATATGAATGACATTATAAGTAATTTAAGTAGCTATGATAAATCTTCTAATATATTTAAAATTTTACACGAAAATGAAGTTGCAGGTAGAGAAGCTTATGGTGAAAGATATGAAGCAGTATTAGACATAATAAAACAGTACTTAAATTCTTTTGGAGTAGTTGGGAGGTAAAATACAATGAATATTAGAGAATTTAGAGATTATATAAAGTCTACTAAGCAGGATGATTTTTATACTCTAGATTACTGCGGCTTAAAATTTAAACTATTTGAAGATGATAAAGTAATAATCAGTTATAAAGAAAGAACTACTAAATATGATTTAATTTTCTTTTTAAGTAACGCTAATAAATGGGACAATTTATTTATCACAAAATATCATATTGATATGAAAAAGCTCCAAGGCCAGGCTTTATTATTCATTAATTTAGATGATAAATTAGAATGTGAAGATAACTCTGAAGATAAAGTTAGTTTTTCAATGAAGATTATATAAATAGGAGGTTATTATGAGTTTAAAAGCATTAGGAATGTTTATTTTTGGTGGCTCAATGTCTATTGGAGTTATGAAAGCTGGTTTTGAAATAGATAGAGTATTAGAAATTTCTGATGAAATGCCAGAGCAAAATGCTAAACACTTTATTCATAATTATTCTAGCATTCCAGTAGTTATTCCATCAAAGTGGGATAGCCAAGAATATATTAATTCATTAAGAGAAGAAAACTATGACTTAATGTATGGAAATCCTCCTTGCAGTGGTTTATCTACTATAAATAGAAATGCTTCTGCAGATAATGAAACAAATAAATATATGTATAAATATTTTGAGACTGTAAATTCTATAAGACCAAAAGTATTTTTAATGGAAAATGCTCCTACTTTAGTTAGTAGAGGAAAAGAAATACTTAATTTTTTAGTATCTTCTTTAGGAGCATTCTATAATATAGTTATTCTAAGAGACTACGCTGGAAATCATGGAGTTCCAATGAGGCGACAACGAACTTTAGTAGTAGGCTTTAGAAAAGATATTTTTAATCACTTAGTAGCAGATATAAAATCAGAGCATAATATTAAATGGGCTTATGATGCAATTACTGAGAATATTATCTCTAACTGTAAATATAATATGGAATTAGTTCCAGAAAGAAGTTGTAAAGAATTAGAACATTTATATAACATAATAGTTCCAGGAGAGTCTATAATCTATACTTTAACTAAGTATACAACTGAGCAAATGAAAAGTATGAATGTTCCAGAAAATTATATTAAAGCAGTTGACAAATTAAAATACAAAATATTTAACAATTTACGAGCTTATGAAAAGTCTCCTTGCAAAATTAAAACTCAAGAGTGGGCTCCAAGCTTAGCTTCACCAGTAGAGTTAATACACCCTGATGAAAACAGACCATTCTATATAAGAGAATACGCAAGATTGATGGGTTACCCAGATGATTTTGAATTTGTAAATGATGCTAAAGTACCATATGTTCAAGCTATAGCTCAAGGAGTTCCAGTTGATTTTGTTTATTGGATAGCTAACTATATCAAAGATGCTTTATTAGGAATTAACTTAATAGAACTTCAGTCTGATTGTAGCATAATATATAAAAATTTATGCAATGAAAATAATATTATAGAAAAACAATTTGATACAAAAGATTTTATATTTAATTCTAGATTATAAATGCGAGAGCATATTATAATATATAAAAATTTATAGGAGGAATTTGTTATGGAAAAAATGACAAAAGGTGAATTTATTTCTGCAGTAGCAGAGAAAGCAGAGGTATCTAAAAAAGAAGTATCTGCAGTTTATGAAGCTATAGTTGATGTAGTAACAGAACAATTAATTGATGGAAACAAAATAGCTTTAGTAGGATTTGGAAACTTTGAAACAAGAGACAGAGCAGCTACTACTGGTGTAAATCCATCAACAGGAGAAAAAATAAATATTCCTGCAAAAAGAGTACCAAAATTTTCTTTCAGTTCAACAATAAAAGCAAAAGTAGATGCTTAAGAGTAAGAGTTGATTAAAGATAACATAGTAGTATTATATAAAGTAATACTACTTTTGTTACATTAGAAAGAAGGTGTAAAAAATGAATGAAGATGAGACATTGGACTATCTTAATGTAGATTACCCATCTATAGTAGTTTGTAAAGATGATTTAATTAAAACTTTAACTTTAGTATCTAAAATTAGTCAACCTAATTCATCTTCTATAGAGTGTAATTCATTAGCGTTCGTTCCAAAGTGGGAGTCTAATACAGTAGAATTAATGATTACGAATGATTTAACATATTTTAAAATTTCGGTAGAATTATTAGGAGACAAAACTAAAGCTCTTAAAGATATATTTTCGATTAGAGTAGATTTTTTGAATAAGATAAAACCATTTTTAAAAAATAAAGTGTTATTTTATAAAAAAGGAGAAAATTTGTATGTAAGACTCATCGATGGAGATTTGTTAGTTAATTATTTAATTCCTAATTATTCTAAGCTAACTTTTACTTCATCAATCAATAGCTTTATATATGAAGCTAGAGTAGACTCATTCTGCAGCTTATTATCAACTTATAAGTCATTGCAGAATGATTTCGCAGACAAGTGGCTAACTTTTGATGGAGAAAAAGCATGTTTTTGTGGAAGTACTTATTATGTAGAGTCTAAGATAAAAACTCCAAAGATGTGCTTGTTATTTGCTGATGTTGATTTATTGATAAAATTAGTTCAGTTTTATTCTGAAAGTACTTTAGAATTTTATTCTACAGACTCTGTTATTCCAAAGCTTCATATTAAGGTAGATGATTTAGAGATAGAAATTTTAAATGTTTTATCAAGCATGCAAACTTCAGTCATTAATTCTTTACATGATAAAATATCTAGCTCATCATATTCTGTTCCTACTGCTGCATTAAATAGAATTTTTAGTTTAGGAAATTCTGTTCCTGATATAGAAAGTGATTATATAATGACTTATAAAGATGATAAATTATTAGTTATATTAAAAAGCTCTAAGGGTTCATCTGAGTTTAATCTCGTTACAACTGAGTTAGATAAAAATCAATCTGATGTTGATACAGTTGAAGCAAGTTTAAGCGTAGTAGGAAAAATATTAAATTGTATAAATTCATCTCAGACAGAAATAGCATTAAATAAAATATATACAACGTTTGTTGGAGACAATTTAAAAGCAATTGTAATAAATAAGTAGGTGTTTATATGATAAGAACAAAATATTTAGAATTTTTAAGAGATTTTAGAAGTTGTCCTGGTTTGAAATTAATATTAAAATGTAATCAAAATGTACACGATAAAGAATGGTTAGAGGGAAATTTAGTTACTCTTAAAGTTAATTTAAAACTAAGCAAAATAATAGATAAAAATAATTACGGACAAAATTATGTTCAATTAGAAGTGATAGACGCAACCAATCAAATGTATTCTATTAGAGTTTATTTAACTGATGAAGAACTTAGCTGGTTATCAGAAAATCCATACGTTTATACTGTAGTTTCAGTCTATGGTTATGGAGCATACGCTGGAAAATTTTTATCTTGTCCTATTGGGGTATCTGTGTATAAAAATGTTACTCCTGATAAATTAAGTGTTATTCCAAAGGTAAATTCTACTAGTTTAGAAGTTCTTAAAGATTGCTATAATAATGCTTATGCAGTAAACCCTGGAATTTCTGAGTATGATACTTCTAAAAAAGAGTCCCGACTTGGATTTATTATAGTTAATGATGAATACATTAATGAATATTTTTATGATACTTATTGTCCTAGCTTAAAGCCAAAATCAAATTTTTCTAATTGGATGGAAGAACACATTGCTAAATTAGATGTTTTTGATTATAATAGTGAAAATAAGTCTATAGACGAAGAATTAGATACTGATATAAAAGATGGCTATAAAAAAGAAAAGAGAGAGTACGACCCTCAAAAAAATTCTTCAAAAGTTTATGCCGGATTAAAAGACGAGACCGGGAATATTGTAGGAATAAAAGAAACTAATCTTTTATTGATGAAAAATAAAAATAGTTTTAGCGGAATGGATGCAACAGAAGTAAGAATAAAAGAATATGAAAGACTTCTTGAGATAGCAAAAACAAAATACAAAGCAGCTTCAATAGTTTTAATGGAAAAACATTGGGTTAGAACTTTAATTCCTGAGCAAAAAAGCATAATAGATTTAGACGGAATAAAAAGAAATGCATTACATCAAATTATTGATTATAAAACTCATAGAAGAACAGACAATTTAATGTATTCTCAAAATGGAAATGTTATAGTAAAAGATAAAGATAATAGTATAAAAATATATGAGTCTGAAAGAACATATTATAGTACTTTAAAAGATAATGAATATGGAGATAGATAAATGATAAGTTGTAGTGAAATGAAAAAAATATTTGAACTAGGAAGAGTCATAGAAAATGACTCTTTAAACGCATATTTACATACAGCGTATAAACTTAAGCTAAACAACTATAGATTAATATCTGATGGAGAACTTTCTATTCGAGGTGCTGGTTTAGATGTTCCAGATTTTATGAAAGAGTTTTTAAGATTTCATGGAGAAGCTTTGATGATAGCTAATATTATTAACAATAAAATTATATCTATTACTCTTAGAAGCATGGGTCCTAAAAAAGAATTTAGTAAAATTGGGATTAGTAAAAATATGCTTTACGGCTTAGGCCAAATGAGTGAAGGCTTTAAGTTTGGTCAACCAATTTTATTAGTAGAAGGGCATTTAGATAGAGATGTTATTTCAGAGTTATACCCTAACTCACTCGCTTTAACTACAAATATGATTAATAAATCTCAAGCTGAAATATTAAAAAGACTTACTAACAAATTTATTTTAATGCTAGATAATGATGAAGCAGGACGAAAAGGTACACAAAATGCATATAATATATTAAAAGGATGTAAAATAAAATCTATTCATCATGAAAACGGAATGAAAGATTGTGGAGACCTAGTAAAATTAGAACTTTCAAATATAAATGAATATGAGTGGGTTAAACAAATGTATAAATCTAAAATAGAAATGGAGTTGTATTAAATGCAATTCGTAGTTAAAATAAAGATAGTATAAAGGAGATAAATTAATGATATCTAGAAAAGATTTAAGAGAAGGACAACTATATTTATTCCTTAACGGTAGAGATTACGTAGCTGCAGAATTTACTGGAAAATATGATGAACAAGGTAGAGCTATTATGAAATATAAAAATGAAATATTTTATGTTAATGTGGGAGACTAGAAATGATTTGTAGTGATTTTAGACCAAAAACATTTAGAGAAGTTAGCGGACAAAAACTTCCAAAGTCAATATTAAAAGCCATAAGTTTAAATCCTAAGACTAGTCCTAGAGTCTTAATTTTAGACGGAGAATATGGTACTGGTAAGACTTCTTGCGCTAGAATTTTTGCAAGAGCATTAAATTGTAAATATAAAACTAAAGATGGAGATGCCTGCGGAATATGTGATGATTGCAAGCAAGATATTTCTAAATCAATGTTTTACACTGAGTACGACTCTGCTGTAATAGGTAATATTACAGACATTAAAGAATTAAAAGAGACATTTTATTTCAATGAGTCAGTCGGTTACAAAGTAATTGTATTAGATGAAGCTCATTTAATAACTCCGCAAGCTCAGTCTACTCTATTAAAACTTTTTGAAGATAATCCTTCAGGAATATTTTTTGTTTTATGCACTACAAATAGTTCTAAAATTCTTAACACCATAAAATCTAGAGCTTTAACTCTTAAGTTTGATTTATTATCAGAAGATGATATTAAAAAGAATTTAAAAAGTGTAGCTGAAAGTTTACAAATAGATATAAATGATGATATAATTAATTTGATAACTAAGAGAAGTAAAGGTCATTTAAGAAACGCTCATATGCTTTTAGAACAATATAAAATGTTAACAAATATAGAATTTTTAGAGTTGTTTATAAACTGTGAAGATTTATATAAAAAATTTTTATTAGCAACTGCATGCAAAAGAAAAGATATAGCTAATGTTATTATTAACAAATTAGCTAGATGTAATTTATCAGACTTAAAGTCTGAGTATGAAAAATTAGTATTAGATATTATTAGATGTATGTTTGGAGTAGTGGTATCTGAAGATAAAGATATGAATAATATTATAAGTTCATTTAAACACAGTAGAAACAAGTTTATTGATATATTGAATGACTATAGAAATTATAATATGTTTAACTCTGATACGAGGTTTATATCACTTATGTGGTTACTTTATGAAAAAATTACTAGCATGAAATAAATCTAGGAGGTGACCGATAGTGGCACTTTATTCGAGTTTAGATGGCATGATAGATAATATAGTAGAAGTAGTAAGAAAAATGTTTTTTTATTACGTATATGACAAAGATACAATTGATGATTTGAGACAAGAAGGTTATTTGATGGTATATGAGTTATTAGATAAAGGCTTATATGACCCAAGTAAAAATCTTAGAAATTATTTATTTACTGGAGTAAGAAACGCAATGACTAATTACATGTACAAGATTAATAAGACTAAAGATGATATTCCGCATGAAACTTTAGACAGTGCTAAATGGCAAGATTATATGCAGGTAGCAAATGATGATTTTTATGTAGGTAAAGTTTTTACATATATAAAATATCAAAGGGAAAGTGAAATTTCTTATAAAGAAATTTCAGACATAGTAGCTAAATACACTAATTATGGTGCAGATTTGTATAAAAATTTTTTAAACAAATATGGAAGATTATTAGCATTAGAAACTAATGAAAAATTTTCTAAAGAAGATGAGCAAGTTCCTTTAGTTTACAATGCAATTATGGGGGAATTGATATGGAAGAAAATATTAAACGAGATAGATTAGATGAAGTTGAAAAATCAGAAGAGTATGAGAATTTAATGAATATTAAAAATAATTATGAGCCAGGAAGTTTAGTTTTATATAGAGATATAACTGATGAACAGATGAACATATTTTTAAATCAATTATCAGACTCAGTAAGTTATAAAATAGATATACTTAGAAAAATTTTAGATGATGATAAACTTTTACTTATAATATTAGATGTATTTTCTGGAGAAAGCATAAACATACCTAATAGAAAGCAGCTGTTTCAATGCTTAGATAGAACGTTTATGTATACTTATGTAAAGCATAGAGGCTTTACCGAGGAAGCTTATATTGCAGTTGCTAAACATTTTGGAGAAAAATTAGTTTTAGCAAAACAAAAAGTTCTTAGAGTATCTAAAGTTTTAGATGGAGCAGAGTATGAAAGTCTATTTAAAGCTCAGGAAAAATTAAAAAAGAAAAGAAAGAAAATAAGAGAACAAAACAGACTTAAGCGAGAGCAAGAAGAAAATAGCATAAAAGAAAAAGAAGAGAGGTGAAACAATGTTAGATTTTAAAAAAGTAATCATAGAGGGTCCAGACGGTTCTCGGAAAATCGACTTTAGTTAATTATATTATAGAGAATTGCGGATTAACTAATATTATACATAGCAACAATTTAACTAAAAATGATTTTGAATATCATTTAGATTTATTGACTTCTGATAATTACGCAGTATATGACAGATTTAATTTAGGAGAAATAGTCTATCCAGCTATATTTAATAGAAAGCCTAAGATGACTTTGGCTCAACATAAATATGTATTTAATTTAGCTGAAGCTTTAAATATTCCATATATAATATTTTATTCATCTGACTTTAACGTACTAAGACAAAGATTATTTGCTCGTGGAGATACTGAGGAGATACTAGAAAATGCAGAGAAAATAAATTTATGTTTTAAGCTATTAGCTGAGCAACTTTCCACTGAAAACTATAAGAACTTGCATATAATAGATATAGCAAAAGAGTCAGACCAGATAGAGTGGTTTAAAAATAATGTAGTAAAAGGAGTATAATTTATGAAAATTTTAATGCTTAACATACACTTAGGAACACTTCAATTAAAAAGACCAGCGAATATTGGAGTAATAGAGTGTATAGAAATTTCAAATTTATTAAGAAAAGCTGGACATCAAGTAGATATGGGGTCAATTAGAGACACCGACGTAGCTATTGACTATGACAAATTAGACGTAAATTCTTATGACAAAATATTACTAATGAATGGACCTGTAGATTTTCCTGGAGGAGCCCCTAGTTCATATCATCAAAAATTATTTGAATTTTTAGCTAAAAGCGATAAATCTAAAGACATATATTATATATTGGTAGATTTAGCTTTACCATTTGTTCAAATGTACCCAAAAGTTATGAATAGAGCTTGGAACCCTTATAAATCTATAGATGAAATAAGAATTGCAAACCCTATAACAATTATATCTCAATCTAATAATTTTGATGAAGTAAGAAGAATACATCAAAAATCAGATATGAATTTAAAAGATATTAAATACGTTCCAATCAATGAGTGGATTTATTTTACAGAAGATGTAAGAGAAAATAGCGGAACTGTAGATTTAATACTTGGAACTTCTAATCGTGGCGGAAGAAGAATGAAAAAATATTTAGATTATTTTTACGGAAGACCGGACTTAAAGATAGAACTATACGGTAAAATTCAAGATAAGCATTTTCCAGAGTCTAAAACTGAAGGAAAAGCAAAGCCAATTTTTTCTGGGCCGTTAAAAGATGCTAGAGGAGTAGTAGCTAAAAATTCTACTGGTTTTGCAACAGTAGTTACTGGAGATACTAATTACTATGGAAATATAGTTACTTTAAGAGTTGCTGAGTCTATATTAGCTAATTGCATTACTTTTATAGACCAAGAGTATGACCCAAACCATTCTATATTCCCTAACATTCCATATTTATATATAAATAATGGAGATGAACTTGAATATAAAATAAAACAATTAAGAGCAAATCCAGAAGCAGCAGAAAGTATTAGAGTAGAACAAAGAAAACTAATAGAAAAATGTAGAGCTAATCCAATGATAGACAAGTTTATTGAAGCATTAAATTAATTGGAGGAATATATATGAAAGAAATTAATGAAGTATATCAAAATTTGATTAATGACTTGTTATCTAAAGGAACTAAAGTTGGTAATACTACTGAGTTATTAAATTATTCGTTTAAGTTAGAAAATATCAAAGATAACGTGGTATCTATAGAAGGAAGACATCAGCCTCATTACACTATAGGAGAACTTTTATGGTATTTGGAAGGTAGAAATGATGTTAATTTTATATCTAAGTTTGGAAGCTATTGGAATAAGATAACTGATGATGGAGTTACTAATAATTCTGCTTATGGGTATATAATTCATAGTAAATTTGGTTATGACCAGTTAGAACTAGCAATTAGACAGCTAGAAGAAGACCCAAATAGCAGAAGAGCTATAATAAATATTAATACTCCAAGCTCAAATAAAATAATAACTAGAGATTTACAATGTACAGTATCTCTACACCCTTATATTAGAAATAATAAAGTTCATATGACAGCTATTATGAGAAGCAATGATGTTATAACTGGAGTTCCTTTCGATATAACATATTTTACATTATTGCAAAAAATAATAGCTAAGAGATTAGGGCTAGAAACTGGAACTTATACCCATTTTGATGTATCGTTACATCTATATGATAGAAATTTAGAAGCTGCAAAGGAATTAGTTACTGCAAAAGAGATACCTGTAGAATATAACCTTGAACGCTTATTAGATAAAGACGTAAGAGCTAGACTTTGCTATGCGGTTGATAAGCATTGGGATGAAGTTGGAAAAGCAGGATTTTTAAGCTTATGTGAAGATTTAGGAATAATAAGATATATTAACTAAACAAGAAAATTAATCTCTGGCCATTCTAGTAACACATATAATGATTAATATACATTTAGCTACTAAAATAATTTAAAATATTATTAAGTTAGTTGTTTAGTAGCATAATATTTTTAGATGATTATATTCTAAGTTTATCAAAGAATGAGTCATAAAATTATTTACGAAAGGAGAACACTGAAGATGCAAATAACACAAGTTAGAATTTACCCAGTAAATTCAGAAAACAGAACTAGAGCTTTAGCATCAGTTACATTTGATAATGAATTTGTAGTTCATGAGATTAAAGTAATAGATGGAAACTCTGGACTATTTATAGCAATGCCATCTAGAAAAGCTGCTAATGGTGAATTTAGAGACATCGCTCACCCAATTAATGCAGAAACTAGACAAAAAATATCAGATGCTGTTTTATCAGAATATGAAAACTCTTTAAAATAGCATATAATAATCAGGAGGAAATAAAATGAAAATTGAAATAATTGACTTTGGTTTAGATGATGTTTGTAAAAGACCCGAAAGAAAAAGACCAGACGGAGACTGCGGGTATGATTGTTATTCTAGAGTAGACGCAGTTGTTCCAGCTCATGGGACTGCTAAAATACCTTTGGGATTTGGAATGAAAATTCCAGAAGGATTAACAGCATACATGCATAATCGTGGCGGAAATTTTTTAAAAGGTTTGAATGTAGGAAATGCGTTGATTGACAGAAATTATCGTCGGAGAAGTAAATGCTTTGATGCAAAATATAACTGATGAAGATATAGTTATAAAAAGAGGAGATAGACCTTGCTCTATGGTTTTAGTTCCTAATGTTGATATAGACTGGATGTCTTTGGAACAAGCTGAAGATTTACATAAATCTTTAAATGGAGAAGAGCGTGGAGATAAAGGTTTTGGAAGCTCTGGTAACTAATATTTGATAATATTAATAATTAGTTTATTAAGCGTTTTTCTAATTATTAATGGGTGAAGATGAAAAGTTGAAGTAGACTATTTACAAATTAAAAATATTAGTTTATAATACTTACTGGAAGGAGTTTAGTTTGGTAACTCAATTTGTGATTAGGTCGGAGGTTGTGCTAATCATGACTAGTAGAATATCTAGTACAAAATATTCAAATTACAGCTATAATAAATATAATTATTAAAAGGTGCTACTAATAATTATATAAGAAATTAGAGCATATTAATAGAATAAGTAGCTTAGTTCTATTATGATGGTAATGTCCGTACTCTATTGCAATAGATTTCTAGCTGTCTTTACATTGCATAATATATTTATATATATGGTAGTTAAGAAAGTTGTATACTGACCAACAGGCTATTTATAAGGTTCAAGACCTTAAACTACCACCAGCCTCTAGAAAATAGTCTAGAGGGTTAGAATAATAGAAATATTATTCTCTAGATTAATTATTACTTAGCATAGTGATAGAAATATAAAAATTATATACCCATCACCTCCGAATTCTGAGTAATATTTAATCTTTTGGACTAGCATAAACTAGTCTTTACTAAAAACCTTGCGCAAACAATAAACATATACTTAAGCGGCTACTAAAGTATATGAACGTAGGTTGGAGGTTTAACCTACAAAAGTGTAAAATCCGGGTAGCAAAGTTAATAGTATAGTTTGCATTACTATTAATAAAGATAGGTTGACGGGTAATCCTATCATATATACTGCGGGATAGAGCAGTTTGGCAGCTCACTAGGCTCATAACCTAGAGGTCGTTGGTTCAAATCCAACTCCCGTTACCATTAGATATTATAGTTTGAAAAGCTCGTTACTTATGTGGAGTAACATTGCTAAATCGGAGTAGATGAGTACGTAATCACTACTTGCTTATAAGGAATAAAATAAAGCTATTACGCGAATAGTCATAATATGTTCCATTGTGTAGTAAACTTTTCTATTAAAACAAACGAGGCAGTCTATAATATCTTTATTATATGGGGATGTATTTGGTTTCGACAGATTATTAGAAAAATAATTAAGCAAAGTGTGGATGATACTTGGCCACATAAAAATGTATCACTAAATATAAATGCAAATAAATATGCAGAAAAAGTAGCTGCCTAGTTGCACTACCGTTCTACTTAAACTTCCATCAATTTAAGATAGAGCGTCGATTTAGATGGAAACAAAGCTAAATGATTACTATAGTTTAGTAGGTAATAATAGTATATAAGAATGATTATTTTGTTTATTCTAGAGTCATTCTCGAAACAATTAGAATAAACTAACTTTGTAGAAAGATTATTTAGTATAGTAGTTTGGACGAGGGATCGTTACCCTCCATCTCCACCAATACTTATAATATTTAATTTGTTGGGATTAATCTATAACTATTACAAATGAGTATATAATGCTAGTAATATTTCTCAGTAATAGCGGAAGAAAGGGCTCGTGTATGATGATTAACATATGAACGCCCAACGCCAGTATTAGGTTCCTCTGAAATAGACCTATCATAAGTGAAAGAGGTATATAGCTTATGGTCAGGAGTACACGGCTACTTTGTCTCGGTATAAACGTTGTGGTGAGCAAGAAGTACTTTAAGTATCAACGTGACAGTCTGGAGAGACAGACATAATAAATGCTTTCTTAGCTCAGATGGTAGAGCAATTGATTAGTAATCAATAGGTCGTCAGTTCAAATCTGACAGAAAGCTCCATCAGAGGTAGAGAGCCTCTGACACTATAACTTTCTTATTAAGGTATTCAAGAAATCCCTTAGAACCTTAACGCTTAGCTTAGTATTTATCTATAATATAGTAATTAGACATCAAAAGCTAAAAGTTTCTCAGTTCCACGTATTGATGAAATAGAGTAGTTGCCGCTACTCTATTTTTATGTTTATTTTTTGTACCACTTCTAATAAATTATAATAGGAGTATTGATAAAAAGGAGGATTTGTAGCAAATGTCACAGAAAAGTTTACAAGAAGCAGAGTTGATTAACTCTATTCAATCTGCATTAGATGCTACTAAAAAAGAAGTTTTAGAGGCTAAGAAAAAAGAAAAGAAAATAAATAAAAGAAAACAACAAGCAGATAGAAAAGTACAAGAGTCTAATTTAGTATCTAGACTAGACTCTTTGATAGATGAGTTATTAGCTATGAAAGAAGGAGAAAGAAAAGCTCAGTTAGTTAGAAAAATAGTTCCAATCGAAGAATGGATTAATAATGAATATTATTGTGGAGCAGAAGTTTTTAATTTATACCCATTTTGGAAGAAACATCTTCTAAACATTTATAATTCTCCAGTTAAGATAAATGAAGTAATTCTTACTGGTCGGTTTAGGTACTGGTAAAACAACTTTTGCAAATGCTATTATACTTAGAAAGATATATGAGTTAAGCTGTTATATGAATGTACCAGCTCTATTTAATCTTTTACCAACGTCTTTAATGTTATTTGCATATTTTAACTTAAACTTAGCCCAAGCTAATTTAACTGGTTATGGACAGCTTAGAAATATGATAGATACTTCTAACTATTTCAAAGAAATATTTCCTAGAAATATGAGAACTAATTCTGCTATAGAGTTTACCCAAGCTAATATGATGGTTAGATTTGCATCTAATGAAGGTCATATTATTGGAACTAACCTTTTTGGTTCAATACTCGATGAGGCTAACTTTTACAAAGGTGATGGAAAGACAGATACTGCAAAAATAGGAGAAGCTCAGTCTCAAGCTAAGAAGATTTATACTGCAATAAGAAATAGACGGAAAATCTCGTTTTACATCTGGAGGAGAAAATCATTCTTTATCTATATTAGTATCTTCTACAATGTACGATAATTCTTTTACCAATGAAAGAATTAAAGAAACAGAGGGAGACCCTCATACATATATTGTAAATGCTAGAGTTTGGGATGTAAAACCAGAAGGTACTTTTCCTAAAGAAAGATTTTATGTTTTTGCAGGAAACGCAGAACTAGACCCATTTATAATAACAAATAAGAAAGAAATGCAAAATGTGTTTAACGCATTAAATATAGAAGAAAAAGCTACTGGAAATATTAAAAAAGATATTGAAAAAATTCCTACTCAATATGAAGATAGAGTAGTTGCTTTACCTACTAATTATAGAAAAGATTTTGAAGAAAACATAGTAAAATCATTACAAGATATAGCCCGGAGTTTCTGTAGCTCCTGAGGGAAGACTATTCAGCAGTAGAGCTCATTATAAAGCTTGCATATACTCAGAGACTAATCCAGTGTTTACTAAAGACGAATTTGTAATTAGTACTAATTCAGATATTTTACCTCAAGACTATATAAGAAAAGAGTATAAACCAGAACAAATAAATAAAAGAAGGTACTTGCATTTTGACCAGTCTTTATCTGGAGATAGTTATGGAATAGCTTGTACTTATGTTGACGATGTAATTATAGGAAATGATGGTATTCCTCTTTTATTTTTAAAGGTAGAATGGATAGTTAGAATAAATCCGCCTAAACCTCCAGCTAAAATAGATTTAGCTAAATGTAGAAGCATAATACCCTATTTAGCTAAAACCTATGGAATAACTTTTGGAATGATTTCATACGATACGTTTCAATCAGCAGAAGCTATGCAAGAGCTAGAAAAATCTGGCTATCCTGTAAAGACAAGGTCTGTAGAAGAAGATACCGCATACTTAACTTTATGTCAATACATATATGACGGAAGAATTGAATTTCCAAGACATCCAGTGTTTGAGCAGGAGCTATTTGGATTAATGCATTATAGGTCTAGACACAAAGTAGACCACTTGCCACGGTTCTTCAAAAGATACACGGAGATGCTGTAGCTGGGTCTGTAATGAATGCTATAGAAGACCCTAATAATATACTAGAGTCACAACAAGAGGAAGACTTAGATTTATTGTTTACGTAATAATATATTATATTAAGAGATAGAGAAAGAGGTGACAAGATGGCGCGTATTAGAAAAAATAAAAAGCCATTACCAGAAAATACTGCCAAAGTAGATGGAGGTTATATCTTAGAGGAATCTGACCAAACTGTTACTACGAATGGACACTTGGCTTATAATTTTTTATCAGGAATAAGAAGCATAGATGCTAACTATACAAACAATGATTTATTAATAGAAAAAATGTGTTCTGACTCAGTAATTAGTGCAGCATTAGACATATGGACTGAGGATGCTCTTCAAAAAGACCCTTTGACAGGAGAAATATTTAATGTAGAAGTAGAGTCCGCAGATGATGATTTAGTATCTAAGAAATTAGCTGAAGGATTAGCACAAAGATTAAATAAATTATTAAAAATAGACTTGAATATGGAAAAATACTTGGCTAATTATACCAAAAGAATACTAAAGTATGGAAATTGTATGGTAAAACTAGATTTTGCTGATGCATTAGTAGATGAAAGATTAAAGTTGAAAGAAACTTCAGTAGATTCTAAAAATATATACACAAAAGTTGCTTTAAAGTTATGCAACATCTTAAATGAGTCTAATGACTCATCAAGTACAAGTAGCACAGCAAGGTCTTTTGACCATCCATTAAAAATGTTAAACGATGGCGCTTTAGCAGATGATTATAAAGTAGATTATGAATATATGTTAGAGCATTGTACTATAGATGATATAGGTGAAGATACTAAAAAAGTTTTAACTGAGGAAATACTTTCTGGAGAAAAGAAAGAAAAAACTGTTAGAGGAAGATGGTATACTGAAGTTTTAGGGCACGGAACTAATATCTATGAATTATCTTCTAAGCAAATGGTAATAGCTTATATTGATAGAGATGCTCCAAATAAATTTATAAAACCAGCTAATATTATTAACTTTAGTAATAATACTGGTAAACACAGAGTATCTTTTGAGGTAGGAGATATATACGAAGATGCTAATCAAAAAGAGTACTACCAATTAGAAAGAGGAGAGTCTTTTATAGAAAATGCAATGGTAGCTTGGCAAGTACTTTCTGCATTAGAAGATATTTTGTTGCTTACAAGAATGTCCCGTTCTATTTTGTATAGAATATTTTCTGTAGAAGTAGGAAACAAAGATAATAAAGAAACAGCAAGAATATTAGATAGATTAAAAAATAGACTAAAATTAGAAGAAACAGTAGATATAAGAAGTAAAATTTATTCTAGTACTTTAGCTCAAGTTCCATTAGCAGATTCAGTGTTTATTCCAACGAGAAACGGAGTTGGAGTTACTGATGTTAAGACCATTGGAGGAGATGTTAACTTAAGAGACGCGGTAGATTTAGATTATTTTAGAGATAAATTACATTCAGCTCTTAGAATACCAGCTCCTTATTTATCTTACACTGAGAGTCTACCAGGAGGAATAGGAGATAGCTCATTAACTAGAATGGACATTAGATATTCTAGAACTATTGCAAGAATACAATCTATTTTAGCTGAAGGCCTAAAAGATATTTGTATTAGATATTTAGAGTTAACAATTGGAAAGAAAGCACTTAATGAACTTCCTAGATTTAAAATAAAATTTACTAGCATAAATTCAGCTGAAGATGCTTCAAGAGCTGAGTTACAACAAACATTTATGAAAACTTTAAGTGAATCTTTAGAAGGTCTTAAAGCTTTAGGAGTAGATATCGCTAGTAACCCAGAAGGTTATAAAAATACTAGAGAACAATTGTTGTCTCAATACTTTGGAGCTATATTATTAGAAAAAATAAAGAAAGATGAAGAACTTATGAATGTTTCTTCTCCTCAGGAGATGGCTAAATCATCAGACTCTAGCGCAAACTTAGACTTTGGAGAAAATCCAGACTCTGAAGGAGTAGACATTAATATAGATAATTCTCAAGAAGAACCTTCTATTGAAGAACCAGCAGAAGAACCAGCAGAGGAACCAAGTATTGAACCTGCTGAAGATATAGGAGTTGAACCAGCAGAAACCACTAATGAATTATCATAAGGAGTGATTTTATGAAAATTCCAGCAAGACCTATAGAACAAGAATATGTAGAAGAATTATGCGGATTTTGTACTTATAATAAAATTTGTAGTCATAATTTATTTTATAAATTTATTCAAACAGAAGTCTCAGGTGGAATGCTATACGATTCTGTAAGTGTTCAATGTTTAAAATATAAATATATTAATTTAGAAGATAAGGAGGAAAATAAAGTATGAATATCAGAGGAAGTATAATAAGAAATTTATTAGAGTCTGAAAATCTTAGCACTATAGAAGAATACAATAAAGAAATAGACATATTGATAAAAGATGAGCAAGAAGCTATAGAAGCATATAACAACTCATTGACTATTTTTAAAGAATTAGCTCCTGAAAAATACGTAAAAATATCAGACACTATATTTCATATAATAAATGAAGAAAAAGAACATATTAAAGAGCTTAATGAATTGAGAAATATTATACAGGAGGAAAATTAATGAGATTAGTAGAAGAAAGATTATTTAACCTTTTAAATCGTACTGAAAAAACAACTCCGAAGCTTGCATCTAGAGCTGATTTCATTCACCCAGTTTACATAGGACTAGATAAGAAAGGAATATTCCACTTTAAAACTAATAGTCAAACAAATCCAGGAAATAATTGGTATCAAACCATAGAAATAAAAAACTTACAAGCATTAGCTAATTCTGTAGATGAAGTTACTCCAGAAATTGTAGAACAGTGGTTTAATATTACAGATGTAAATGTATTTTGCACTGACTACAGCTGGCTTTATTGGGCTTTACAATATATGCGGAACTCAAAGGGATTACAATGACCCAAAACAGCCAGAAAACAGAGCTCCTAAAAGAAACAATACAAAATTAAAAGGAGCTTTATGTAAACATCTAACTGCTATAGCTGAAGCTATTGAGTCAGGAGAGTACTATGAACAAATGGCAAAAGATATTACAAACTGGAGAAGCTACATTTCTGGGCAAGCTTATAAATCATTTAGCAAAGGTAGATTAATGGGTCAAGCCAGAAAAAGAGAGAAAGAAATTGATTGGAGAAAATTAGATAGCTTTATGAATAGAGCTCTTTGGGCAAAACATGGTATAGCTAAATTCTTAAATCAATACAACATAAAGAAAAGTGTTGAAGATGAAGTAGAAAGAATAAGAGCTACTGGAGAAGACCCTACTATAGATGAATTTTTAGACGATGCATTTTCAATGACTACTACTGAATTAGCACAAGCTGCTGGAGTAGATGAAAAAGCAATAGATGATTATTTTAGACAAAATTTTGGATTTACTGATTAGCGAAAGGAGAATGTAGAATGCCGTTATTTGGAAAGAAAAGAGATAGTAAATTAATAGTTAACTACATGAAGATAATAGAACAATCACTCATTCCAATGATAAATGAAAAGTTAGATTTATCAATAAATAACTACCCTACATATGAAAAACAATATAGTGCTTCATATGAAGATACTGCAAATAATATTTTAATAGAATTTTCTTCTGGAAACATACATGTAGAAAATGAAGGTGATTTATTTGTATCAGCTTCTTATAATTCAAGACTTCAGCCAGTCGGCTTATTTAATGTTAACAATGCATCAGAATTAAGAAGTTTACCAGATATTTTATTAGAGTCTTTGCACGAGCTAGATTTTGAGACCAAAGCTGATAAAGAAGAAAAAGAAAGACAAGCTAAGCAAGCAGAGATAGACAAGAAGGCTAAAGAACTAGCAGCTGCTGAAGCTAAAAAACAAGCAGAATTAATTAAAAAAGATGAAGAAAAGCCAGAAGTAGAAGAACCTGAAGATGAAGAGACAGTGACTGAAGAAGAAATTGCTAATTCTCATAGTTTAATTTTAAGAGCCTTAGATTTTATTGGAAAAATGCCTGGCGATAATCAAACCTCAGAGATAAATTGGTTTGTTCTTAAAGACGGAACTAAAGGAATTAACATCGGAATGAATTTAACTAAAATATCTGGAAATAATTTTTATGTAGAAACTTATAACATTAGACCAGAAGCTAAAACAATTATGAATGCAGAAAAAGTAGCTGACTATGCTGATAAAGTATCTAGGAAAGTAGAAAGTACTCCAAATGTAGAAATTAAAGACGCTAAAGGAGAACACCTAGATATTCCAGATGAAGAAGAAAGCGATTATATTGAAATATAAAGATATATTAACTAAAAATAAAAATGACTCTAAAGTCATCCTCGTTAATTAGAAGGGAGGAAAAATGATTACAATTAATGATATTCAAAAAGTATCTGGTTTTAGAGACCAGAAAGATAGATTATTTCCAGAATTTAGGAGACAAGTATATGAGTATTTAAAATATCACTTGAGTAATGTAATGACCGATGCTGATTTAGATATTATAGTAAAGCTTATTACTGAAATTTTTGGAGATTTATTTATGAGAACTGGACTATTGCCTTGGCAAATAGATACTCATAAATGCCCAGATGAATATTTAAAAGACCTAGGTTCTTTGATTGGTTATAGATGGAATGATAGTCTAACTTACGAGCAGCAAAGAGTCGGAATAGATATGTACTGCTTGATTAGAAGAAATAGAGGAACTAAATTTGGTTTAGAAAATTTAATAAGAAGTTTTGGGCAAACACTTAAGCAATTTTATTCAAATGCGGACTTAAGAGGAGTAGAAATAATAGAATATGGTTCTGGAGGGGCTGATACTATAGAACCAAATATGTTTCCTGGAGATATTGTAGTAAGAATACCAGAAATGTCTACTATTCTTAGAGACTCTATATTTGATACCAAGTTAGCTGGTACTAGATTATTTTTCCAATATTATATTTTTGTTGGAATATTCCATATGGGAATGAAAGCAGATGATGCTTTATTGATTAAAATATCTCCATATACGATAATACAAGGGTTTGACCCAAATATAGATGAAATGGGACCGTTTGGACCTACTACGAAGCTTGGACAAATATTAGAATTTCAACTTACACATGCAATAAGAGGAAATTACGCTAATGAAGTAAGAGAAATGGGACACATACCAACTTCATTGAATGAGAGGCATCATGGAAATTTAGTAGCTGGAATGCAAGTTTTAACATACTATAAGACACCGTGGCAAAATGGTTTCATACTAAATGTTCCAGGATTAACAAACTATCGTGGTTATTTACAGCCATCAGGTAATATACGCCCTGATGAAATTCTATATAAATAATAATTTAGCAAGAGTAGCTGTTTATGCTACTCTTTTTTTGCATAATATTATTATAAGATTTTATGAAAGGAGAATCGTATGAGTAAAGAAAGATTTTCTTATGAAAACGTAGAAGTTAAAACTGATTGCTTTGCATATAATTCTAAGAGCAACAATTGTAAATGTTTAACAGATTTATATTGTAAAAGAGAATTATGTTCTTTTTATAAATCTAAAGAAACACATAAAGATAATTTAGATGGTATTTATTAGGAGGTGAAAAATAGAATGGAGCCAAATGAACAAGATTTACAAAACAATAATGTAGAGGAAGTAAATGAAATAAATATTACTTCAAAAGATATGCTAGATGCATATACTAAGCTAGACCTAGATGCTAAAAAAGTAGAAGTTGAAATAGCTGAGTTTAAAGAAGCTCACAAAGAAGTATTTAATGCTTTAAAAGTATTTGAAAATAAATTACAAGAGATTGCTGGTTTTCAACAAAATATTCAAAGTAATTTATTAACTTATATGAGAGAACACAATATTGAAGAAGATAGTAATGATATTTTTAGAGTTAAGTATACTCCTTCGTATACTAAAAAGAATTTTGACACAAAGAAATTTTATGAAGATTATGCACCAGAGTCAGCTATGTATAAGAAATATGTTGGTACTACAACAGTAAAAGACAGTGTTAAAATAAGTGAGGTTAAGAAAAAATAATGTTATATAATATTTTACTTTGGATAGTCTCTATATATTCTGCAGGAGTATTTGCAGATTTTATATATAACTTTATATTAGCGAAAGACAACCTAGATAAGACAGTAGATATTTGTTCTAGTAGAGAAGACTTTTTAGGTTATTCTGCAAATGACTTATATATAATTGCATTACTAGGTTGTTTTATTTGGCCTTATTCTTTTTATTTAAGACTAAGGTATTATATGAGAGGTGAGTAATAGTGTCAAGTAAGTTTAGATTAATTAGCGAGAAGAATAATTTTATTTTATTTGATAAATATATTGTAGGATTTAATATTCTTCAAGCAGGACCATTTTTTAGTGTAGTTGCACATTTAGATAATAGAGTATCTTATGTATTTAATAAATTAGGAGATGGAGTATCTTTAGCTATGTTTGATACTGAGTCTAAAGCTCAGCGTTTTATGGCTAGATTAAACGAAAAAACTTCTGACAATACTTGCTCTGTTATGTCAGTATATTTAGATGAAGAGGAGGACTATATAGATGAAAATTTTAAGTAGTCGTGAACCAATTGACGTATTTTTAGATGCTAGCTCAATACTAAATAAAGCAGTAGAACATACTTTAGGACCAGAAGGTTCTAATACTGCAGTGCACACTCAAAATTTTTATAGTATTATAAATGACGGTAAAAGTATAATAGAGCCACTTTCTAGCTTAGATGCGGAAATAGCTCCAGCTTTAGAGACATTGAAGCAAGCATCTTTTGAAACAAATAGAAAAGCAGGAGATGGTACTACTAGCACTATAGTTTTAATGAACCAATTATTAAAAGGAGTAAAAGACGAGCTTAGTGTAGCTACTCCAGTAGATATAGCTAATAAACTTTTACAAGTAGAAGAAAAATTACAAGAATTAATTAGAGATAACAAAATTATGATAGATAATAGATTATATGAAAATATAGCTAAAGTGTCTCTACGGGTCATCTCGTTATTCTAGGTTAATAGCAGATGCTTTTGAGTTTTTAGATGGAAAAGGTATTCCAGCTTTAGTAAAATCCGATATTCCTTCAGTAGAAGTAGAATATTTAGATGGAGCTAATTTAACTAAAACCTCATTAGTAAGTTCTATGATTTTAGAGATGCTTCCATCAAAAGAATTATTTAATGTAAATGTAGTAACTTTATTCCAACCAATAGATAGATTTGAGGAAATATTACAACTTACTAAACTTTTAAATAAAAGTGAAAATTATACTATACTATTATACAACGAAATTAGTAATAATACTTTAGAGAACTTGTTATTTGCTTTATCACAAGATAAAAGTAAAATAATTCCAGTATCTTTACATAACTATGGAAACAACATGACTAATATAATGGATGAAATAGCTATTTACACAGGAGCTGGAATTATAGACGGAACTAAATGTAAGTCTACTGATATTAGTTCTATAAAAGTTGGAACTGCAGACTCAGCAGTCTTATCATTGACTTCATTAATGCTTAAGAAAGAAATTTCTGAAGAATATGATTATAAATATATTTCTCGAAAAGCTTGTATTATAAAAGTTGGAGGAGCAAATAAAGTTACTTTAGAAGATAACTATAAAAGAATAGAAGATGCTGTATATTCAGTAGCAGGTGCAATTGAGCATGGAGTAATGAGCGGAGGCTATGGTTTTCCATACGCATATTTAGGAGCTAAAATAGATGATGTTGGAACTCCTGCTTACATAATTTATGCTTTAACTTATATTAATAAAGTAATTTTTGATGGCAAAAAATCTGACGACTCTTTAGACTCAGCTTTAGTTATATCAGAGGTAATAAAGAATGCATTTACTATGGCTGCTCAGGTTGCTACGACTAATGCAATTGTATACGACTCTATACATTACAATACTTAGTTTACAGTAATTTTATTATGGTAAACTAATTTAATCTAATATTAGAGAGCGAATCACTTGATTGATTTTGCTCTTTTATTTTGCATAGCTAGTTTACATAATTAGTTACAAAAAATTTTTTTAAAATTTTTTTAGTTTAGAGATTAAATCATTTGACAAATTTTTACAAAAATTATTAGATTTTACCTATTTACAAACTGAAAATTATGGTATATAAAATTATCAGAAAGGAGGAAAAAGTTTTAAAAAATAGCTAAAATTTAAGCTAATATTTTATAGAAAATTATCAATAAAGGAGAAAGAAAAATGAGAAATTTTGAAGAAAGTTTAAAAAATAATGAGAAAGTTATAATGTTAAATGAAGAGGAAGTAAAAAATAATAATGAGGAGACAAATGCTTATACAGCTTGGTTGAATAATCTAGCTAATGGAAGAAAGATGCTAGATGAACTTGAGCTTGGAGAAATATATGAAATAATTTTAAAAGTAGCAAAGATTTCTTTTGCTAGAACAAACAAATACATAGAATATACATATGAGGACTCGGCTAATATAATTTTTAAAGACTTTTTAGCTAGAGATTATTGTAAAAAATATAGTTGTTCTACACAAATATCTGAAGAGTACCCTTATTTAGATACAGCATGTTCACCTTATGCATACAAATGGGTACATAGAGAAGAGCAAAAAGGATTTAATAGAATGTTTAGTCAATCAATGACTATAAAACATTTTAGTAACTTAATGTTTACTGAATTTAGACACCATTTTGCTTATAATTTAAGAAATAATAAACTTAAACAAAGAGTTAACAATACTATATCAATAGATAGAGACTCTGAAGAAGATACTTTACTTACTATAGAAAAAATAGAAGACCCAAATACTAGAACTCAGCTTAGTCAAGTTGAAGATAATGTAGATTTAGACATAATTTGTAATTTAACTAACAATTCAGACATAATATTTTCAGAGTATCAAATAGCACTTGGAGAAGATAAATTAGACTTAACTATTAATAATTTAATGAGATTATACGCATCTTTAGCAGATGGAAAGAAATTAACTACTTCTGACATTAATGAGCATATTATAATTAAAGATGGAGTAGAAATTAAGCCTATAGTAACTAGCAATAGAGTAATATCTTCTGAAGAAGTAAAGTATAAAAATGTATACCAAGCTACTTTAGCAATGAAAAAATATTTATTAGAAAGTGGCATAGTATCTACTTCTAAAAGAATAGAAAATGGAAAGGAGAAAACACATTATGCATTTGCTTAATAGGTATTTAAAAGTTAAAGAACTTACTGATAATTTGGAAATAGATGGGATAGTGAGGAAGTATGATGATACTTCCCCATTTATGTATGCAAAAATAGAAGCTATAGACCCTAATTGTAGATTAGTTAAAGAATGCCCAGATATAGCAGAAAATCCAGCTAAATATGTAGTTGTATTTAAAAGAGCTACTAAGTTTCCTATTTTAGATGGTTTTTGTTTACACGAGGATGACATTCTAATGGCTTTAACTAATGAGGAATATAGTAAATATGTATATCAAGTAAAATAGCATATAATTAAATATAGAAATTAAGAGGAGGTGAGAAGAGATATGGCAGATAGTGTAGTATCTTTTGAAGAAGCAAAGAAAAAACAAGAAGAACTAGACATGACTGAAGCTCAAATAAAGGAAGCTATAATCAACGATAATTTACTTAAAATGGCTGTAAGAATAATGACAGGACATAGAATAGAAGACGAGTCTTTAGATGAAGTAAAATTATTTGAAGAGTATAAAAAAGAAGCTATAAAAAATAAACAAAAATATCAATCTCTTGGAGATATTGATGATAATACAATACAATTTTATTACTCTTTATTTGATATAGGTTATAGAACTTTTGGAGCAGCTTTCTTTACAGCTATGGTAAATTCAGTTAATAATGTAGATGTAGTTAAAGATGAAAATGGAGAAGAGAAAGAGATACCTAATAATAACGTAGTTCATTTTTATAAAGGAACTTGGTCATTAGTAGAAGGTATGAATATGCTTTCTAGTACTCTATATAAATTTAATAAAGAATTATTAGCATATAAAGCTTTAGAATTAACTGAAGAACAAAAAGCTCAACTTGAAAAAATTAAAAATGAAGCATCTGATTTAGATAAATTAATACAGCAAGAAGCAAGTAAACTAGACAATAAATAACATAATAATTAATATAGGCAATAAGTCGATAGCGGGTTAGCGATAGACAAATTAGCCGAAAAATTAAAGGAGGAATATTATGTCAAATCAAAATGAAATGTCTGCAGATTTAGCAGAACAAATTGCAATGTTGGGAGTAGATGTTAATGATGTTATAGCTAATACTTCAAAACCAGAAAATCCAGCTAATGCCGGAATAGTAACTAATAATGTAACTGTAGCACAACCAGCAGCAAAACCAATCGAAACAGCAGAAACTTTAAGAGGAGAAGTAGAGTTTGGAACAGTTACTAATCAAACTGCAGCAAAACCAATTCAACAAGTTGTTCAACAACAAGTAAATCAACAAGCATCAGCTCAAGTTGTTCAACCAACTACTACAACAGTTTCATATCAAACTGTATCAAAACCAGCTACAGCAGTAGCTCCAAAAGATGACGACGATGAATTAGTTTTTGTTAATTTAGCTCAGGCTGTTCATACTACGCAAACACCATTCTTAAAATTAAAAGATGATGAATGGACTCGTATAGCATTAATAAGATTAGACTATTTAATTCCAATGAGACTTCATTATCTAGAAGGAATTGGATGGGTGAAATGTTGTTCTAAATATGATGCAAATGGCTTTATGGTAGAACCAGCCTTATGTTGTAAAAAAGTAGTAAATGGAACATTTGTAGATAGACTAGGAGAAGACGGAAAGCCAGTAAAAGCTAAACAAAGATTTTTATTACCAGTGATAGAATACCCAGTAGATAGAACTAATGGTAATAAAGTAATTCCAGGCGATACACCTAAGTTAAAAGTTTGGAACTTAAATTATGTTGAAATGGACAATTTAAGAAAAGCTGTTCAAGGGTGTGCTGATGACCCTAATGACTTAAGCTCAGTAGATTTATCTGCAATAGATTTTAAATTAAACAAAGAAAAATCTGGGTTTAAAGTAATTTCAGTTTCAGTAGCTCCAACAAGCTTAAGAGCTCAATTTGCAGTAGAGATAGATGCAGAAATTAGCAAGCTAAATAATGATTTTCTAAAAACAGCTAGAGACGAAAGTAGAAGAATAGTAACAGAAGAAACTATCGCTAATATGATGGACTCTAAAGAAGCTATAAATGCTCAAGTAAATAGTGTTATCGAAAATCAAGCTGCATCAAATGAGTCAATAGACTCACTTAGTATATAGCATAAAGAGGAGGATGCTACCTCCTCTAAATTTATTATATTTAAAAGGAGATGATTTTAATGTCATTAGAATTAATTTTAATTATTATTTTATTTTTTCTATTTTTAGCTTTCATTTTATTATCTATGAAATACTTAAATTTAAAAAATGATTATATAGAAATAGATGAAATATTAAATGAATATCATGAAGAGATGACAGTGTTAAAAGATACAAATAAAAGATATCAAGATAACATCGATGCTTTTTTAAATCATAACTATGCATCAATAGAAGAGATAGAAAAAATGCTTAAAGTAATATCTAATTCTTATTCTGTTTCAAATTCTAATAAACTAACTTTATTAAAATTACTATTTATAACATTAAATAGTTCGCCAGACACAGGAATAAAAGACTTAAGAATTAATAGTAATGAGTCTATTAGTAAAACTATAGATATTATAAAAAGTAAACTTGAAGGAGATACTAACATTACCGATAGAGAAGTAGGAAATGCAATACTAGCTTTAATTTTCCATACTCCAAAGTCTAGAAACAATTAACGAGAATGACACTAGAGTCATTTTCTACTTAAAATAATATAACTATATATCTAAAAATTAATGAAAGTACCACATAAGTGGTACTTTTGTTGTTATATTTAAGCTTTAATATATTATATTAGGAACTTAAAACGAAAGGAGAAGAGATGAGATATGTCACTTCCAACTTTTAACTTTTTATATATTAAAGCTGGTACAGGTAAAACTGGTACAAGCGGTGATAGATTAGAACAAGACTGGAAATATAATTTTGACTTAATAAAATCTTTGCTATCTGATGTAGACTTAGATTTAAGCAAAAAGATTACTTCTAATGAAATACAACAAATAAAAGTAGAAGATGGTATTGCTTATTTTACTACTGATAATGGAGCTTCTTGGACATCACTAGGCCCTAGCTTTGCTAATTTAGCTGGTAACCCAGATGATAATGCAGCTTTAGTAGAAAAATTTAGAAATTATACTACTTTAGTAGATTTTACAGCGTTAGCTAATAGAACTACCCAAGCTGAGAATAATATATCTATCTTGCAAACTACTACCGAGCTATTAAGCACAGATGTAGATTTATTAAAAACTGAAGTTGAAGACCCTGCTACTGGTGTAATAGCTAGAGTAGTTACTTTAGAGAAAGATATGAAGCAAAAAATAACTAGTAAATCAGTAGTAGAAATAAGAGAAAGAGCAGAAGGCTTACTAGAATACACAGATGATGGAACAAATTGGCATCCAGTCGCAGCCGCTACCGGAGTAGAGTGGGGAGAAATTTTAGGAGATATAAACAATCAAGCAGATTTAAAATTATTATTTGATAATATGAATGACTTAATTACTCAATTAAATACTTCTTTAAGCCAAACTTCTGCAGATTTAGCAGAGCATGCTTCTAACTATGATAATCCTCATAACGTAACTCCTGAGCAACTAGGCTTAGGGAACGTAGATAATACGCATGATGCAGATAAACCTGTATCTACACCTCAACAAGCAGCTATTAATCAAGCAGCATCTTCTGCTGCATCTGGATTAAAAATAGTGGCTTTAACTAAAGCTCAATATGAAGCATTGACTACAAAGGATGCAACTACTAATTATAGAGTAATAGATATAAATCAATAGAAAGGAGAGATATAAAATGCCTTCAGTAGTAACACTAAAAGCTCGACAGAGACAAATGCTGGAATTTATGGAAGACGCAAAAGCTTATAGATTTATAGCTTTAGGAAGAAGCACAGCTTGGCCAGATGACATACATCCACCAGTTCCAGATGATAAAAAACAAGAACTAGAAGAATTAATAGGACTACAAAGAGTAGATTACTATAAATACGCTAAAGTAATTCCTAACCCAACTACTTTAGACAAGAGAGTTGGAGTATACTATAAAGGATTATACTATAACGTAACTCAAGACGTAAATATAGCTATAGCAGAAGGTTATACAGATGTAATGATAGGAATAACATTTGATAGAGACACTTGTCCTGCTATACCGGTTGGAGTAGCATTTAGACAGTTAGGACTATATGACTCTGTAATTGCAACTCCAGACGAAATAAAATACGGAATAACTGCAGCTCAATGGGCTAATAAGCCAGCTTCTGAAAAAGGAACACTTGTGTTTATTGACAACAGAAGTCCGATAGTAAGAGCAGACGACCAAATCGAAGTCGTATATACACTCATCTCATTTTAGAAAGGAGAAAATAAATGATAGACTGGAAAAAACTAGATGTAAATACAAACACCAGGCAATTAATAGAGAATTTTAATACTAATGCTTATGGTTCTGAATTTATAGACCATGTAGTTGGAACTATCATGAATAACGGTTTATTATTTACTGGAAAAGAAACCGTAGAAGGTGCATTAGTATTTCCACTTAAAAAGGTAGACTTGTCTGGAGTAGTTCAATCTAATACTATATTTGATAACATTAGAATGTATTTTAGAGAAGACGATGAAGTAGTAGAATTGAATGAATTTCCTGTAGATTTAACTTTATTCAACGATAACTTGCCTCATTTTTTGTATTTCAAAAAAGATAGAACATATAGAGTTTCCGATTATATGTTTGGTCAAGCTGATGAAGTACTTATTTGTAGATTTATAATAAACAAAGATAGTACTTGGAACCAAATGTATATTATGGCTCAAAGAGCTGGAACTCCAAACTACTATGCCGGAGAAGAGTTCTATAATGTAGAAGGAATATACTTAAAGAGCCCTGGCGGATTAGAAATATCTCATGCAGAAGGTAATGTAAAACGTAGTGCTATAGAGTTTAACGACCCATATAGCCCAGATATGCATAGAGATTATTCTAACGCTATAACTAGAATGCCAGTAAGATATACTGATTTAAGAAATCAAATAGATTATAATTTAGAGCCAACATATAACTTAGACCCAAATCATTATATGTCTTATGATGAAAATTCTAAGAAAAAATATAATGCTCAAGAAAGAATAAGAAATTTATTTAACGCTTCTTATAATATTATAAAGTATTCTAATGAAGCTGCTGATAGTTTAAAACATGCTATGACTATTACTACTGAGCAAAAGGATTTAAAAGCTATAGTTCAATCATACTTAAATTACACAAATAGTATTTATATTATGGCTGGTGAATTAGCTTCTTATTTGAATAATAATGATTGCTTTAAATCTATAGATTTGAAAAGACTAAATAGTAACATTACTGCATATACCAATTATGTAAACACTAAAATAAATTTATCAGTAATTACTGGAGCTGTAGTAACAGCTATTAGAGATTGTGCATACCTTGTAGAAGTTGGAAAGCCAGCAGTATGTGCAGACCCATTAAAGTCAGTGTTAAATACTTTAGAAAATGAAATCGCCAAACTAACTATAAGCCCAGGACAACTATATGATGTTCCAGAAGGAAAATTCACTATTCAAAGGGTTTTGTGGGACATATATGAAGACTGCTTTATTCTTCAATATGGAGATACTTTGTTTGATAATTTAGATGCAGCTTTAGAGATGGTAGCTGAAGTACTATACCCAGTTCCTTTTGGAAGATTAATGTATATTCCGCTAGGACTATTTGTAGTAAAACAAGGATGTACAGATATTAATAAAGATGATGAAAGCATTCTTATAAGTAAGAAATCTACTTACGCAGATAGCTCACAAGAAGATTTTGCAGATTATGTTGCAAGAGCAATGGCATCTAAAGCTTTAAAATATATCTATGAAATACTTGATGGAACTACTGCAGTAGGAAAAGCAGACTCATTAAAACATACTGATTTAGCTACTGGAACTAAGACAGAGTATGATGATGGAGATTTCTTCTTAAATTATGATAACTTAAGAAATAAAATAACTGTAGTAAATAATTTAACTACCAATGTTCATGATTCTAAGAAAGCTTTATCAGCTTATCAAGGCTATGTATTAAATCAAAATAAATTAGCAAGAGATGGAAGCCAGCCAATGACTGGAACTTTACAAGCTCAAACAATAACTCCAGTTACGAACAATACATATAACTTAGGCTCTTCAGATTTAAGATGGAAGAATATTTACTCTAAAGGATTAAACGTAGATGGTTCAGCTACTATATCTGGAAATACTACTATAAAAGGTGGCTTGACTGTTTCTGGAGATTTAAAATCATCTGCTGGTGGAAAATACGTAGTGACTGGTCCAACAGCATTTACAGCTGTAAGATTAGAAGCTAATTCTAAAGCTACTATAGAGAGTAATTGGAGTAAATTCCAAAATGGAACAGTAGCAGTATGTTGGTAGGAGGTGTAGCATGCCTAGTATAGAAGTTTATGGTTCAAGTACATATGGTTCACATGATAAAATTTGGCATAAAGGTAAAAATACTTCCTCTAATACTGTTATGGAAGGTGTCGCTACTCTTACTGCTAATGCATCTGGAGGAGTTATATCAGGTTCAGTTACTGGTGCTTATACTAAAATGATTAATAGTGGTTGGTATAATTACCCAATAACAGTAAATGTTTTAGTAAATGGCTCAATTGCAGCATCTGTAGCTACTAAGGTAAGTTTAAATGGAAGAGGTAAGATAGCTTATTTGAATGGTCCTACTTTTTCTATAAGCTATGACTCAGCTAAAACTATTCAAGTGGAATATGTTTGTGGTCAAACCGGAGGATGTACTCAACTTACTTTTAGGCCATTAGTTGGTAGTATATATTTTGGAGACCCAGATACTCCTCCAACTAATATTACTGGAGGAAGAGTATACAATCAAAATGGAGTAGTAAATGGAGATGATAAATTAGACTGGGACTTTTATGTAGACTGGTGGGGAGAGAGCGCAGGAACTCATACTATTAGTCATTATAATTTAGACATTTACAATGCTGCTAATTTGAACCGCCGAGTAGCTGTAGTAGAAAATGTAAAGAAATTTACTAGATATAACTTTGAGTCTTTATTACCAAAATGTAAAGTAGGAGAAACTTACGCATTTTATGTAGATGCTTTAATAGATAATTCTTACTGGCTTGGAAAAGTTTATATAGGTTCTATTAAGCTTTATAAAGATGGAATAGTTTGGGTTAAGAATTACTCTAATGGCTCTAAAGTAGAAGCTACTATGGCATATAATAAATATTATACTAATGGCTCTAAAAAGAAATCTAGATACATTCTCGTTAAAGATATTAGTGGAGCTAAAAGAATAATAGATATGTATACAACTCATTATGAGTAAATTATAAAAGGAGGAAATTTTATGATAAGCTTTAAAGCAGATGTAGATTTAGATAATGGAGCTAAAGCTACAGAATTTATTATTAGTAACTTAAATATTTCTACTGATGAAATTATAGCAATTGTAGAAGGATTTGTTAATGAAGATAAGAAAAAAGAGTCTTTCAAAAAATCTGACCTGATAAAAGAACAAGCTAAAGTTGCACAAGAATTTCAAGAGTTAAGTCAAAACTCAGAAGAAATGACAGAGGAGAAGAGACTTAGACTAGTAGAACTTCAAGATATTGTAAACACAATGTATGAAGAAATAACTAAATTATTAGACCATAACGAATTTGTAGTATTCAAGAAAAGTTATCATATTCCATATGTAGAGAAGATAACTTCAGAATATTTAATAGAAGAAATAATGAAACAAAAGGAATTTAACACGAAAGGAGAATAGTATAAATGATTGATATACTTGGAGACAAACGTGTATTAGATTACTTAGTAACAGAAGGTGGTACGTCTACTGCACGTACTATTTCTTTATATAAAGTAACTTCTTTAAGTGAATTAACTAATTTTATAATACTAGTAAAAGCTAGTTCAGCAGGACAAGCTGCAGCTACTACTATTAAAATAAACAATTTAGATGCTAAGTCTTTAAAATTAAATATTAATGGAGCAAAAGTTACACCAGATTATGAATGGATTGGAGCAGGAGAAATTTATGCTTTAACATATGATGGAGAAGATTTTGTTGCATTTCCAATAAGTGGCAAATCTAGCTCTCCTTCTACTGGTTCAGAATTTTTTGATATACCAGAACAAATTATTGGTTTAACTACATCATCTACAGCAGAAGAGATAGCTACAGCTTTAGGTGGTAATGACTATGAGCAATTGATGGTGTCTGCTATAGCAAACAACGTTCCTTGCAGAGTAACAGGTTCTGAAGGTTCAGCTAGTGGTTCTTTTATTGTAATACGACAAGATGATGTTAATAGCAGTGATGCCAGTCATCAAGATATATACATAATTACAGAAATAGTATCTCAGGGTGAAAGTGAAACCGAAGTTACAAACGGTGCATTAACTGCTTTTGCTATTCAGTTAGAAGTAAATAGAGAGACTTACCTTTATACAAAAGTTAATAGAGTTTATCATTTTATCGTAGGTAGAGGTTCAACTGCAGACACTGCTACTAAGCAGTATGTAGATGACCATACTGCAGAAACTATTTTAACTACTGGAGTAAATTCATCTAAATATACAATATATAACTGGGATGGAATAAATCCTCCATCTAACAGTGATGTAGCTAACTGGATTACTAATGCAGAAAAAGCACTAGTATATAATGAAAATGAGCAAAGACATTATGCTATATCTAAGAGATATTATCATAAATCTACAGATGGAAATGAAATTTATCTTATTGGAGATATAGTTGGGTTTGAACCTAAATACGATAGCAGTCATAACATATCTAGCGTAGGACTTAAATCAACTGTTTATCAAATAATTCCTGCTAGTTCACCAGATTCTACAGCTCAGGTTAGAAAGTTTGTGTCTAGAAATGCTAACACATCTGATTATGGAATAAAAGAGCTAACTTTCGCAACTTCTAGTTACGTAGATACACAAATATCTAATATTGGAGTACCAACTGAGCTAGATATGACTCAAAGTAATATAGATAAAATAAAATCACCTAAGCTAGTGCAGTTTATTTGTATTAACGGAAGTAAAGAAGACACTTTAGGAACAAACCCATTTGTATATCAGACAGCTACATCTTCGACTACATATCAAAGTGGGTATTTTACCTTATTTTGTTATCGTTTATCTCCAGGATTTTATGCTCAAAAAGCTGTAGACATTGATGGAAATACAATGTTTAGAGTTCGGAGGTTCTACATCAGCTTATGGTAACTGGTATAGTTCTATAGAAGATTTTTATTATAGTCGTTCTACCTCTTTGTTAGACTCTCACGACGTAGAAGAATATTACTATAGAAAGTTCGGAAGAGACTACACAGCAGCACTTACCGGCTATACAGGTAGTCCATTCGCACTTACTAATGATTTACAGTATGTACTAGAGCTAAGAAATCCAAATACAACTAGGCTAGAAAAATATGCAACTATATATAGAGGTAGAAAATCTAACTTAGCTACATTTTCTTATACCGTAACTGAAAGACCAGACCCAGTAGCTTACTTAGAACTACAATCTTCGTTGTCCGGAGGTAACAAAATAGTAGCTGGAGAAACTACTACAGGAAATGTAATATGTTATTCAATAGGTTTAGCAACATTAGAATTACAGTGGATTAAATATAACTCATCTGGCGGAATATCTAATATAGAGTCAGTTGATATAACTCCATCATCTATATCTTCTGGTGAAAAAGAAACTTATTCAGTTTCATTTACTTTAAATAGTGTAGGGACCGGAAAGATAAGGATTTTAGCTACATATCAAGATGGTTCAACCACTAAAGACGCAATGTCAAATGAATACTCTTATGAAGTAATTCAAGGCGGAGAAGCATGCTTTACAGGAGATACTCCAGTGTTAACTTCATCTGGACTAGTTAACATACGAGATTTAAAAGTAGGAGATAAAGTAATATCATATAATGAAGAGACTAAGCAGAATGAAGAGAAATCTATTACTAATATAAAATCGCATGAAGATTATGATTTATATTATATAATTACTCGTACAGACACAGTAAGATGCACTTATGACCATCCATTCTATATAAAAGATAAAGGAAAAGTTTTATCTAGAAATCTAAGAGCTGGAGATATATTAATAGATAAAGATGGTAATGAAAGAAGAATACAATCTATTGCTTACTCAATAGAAGATACTGAAACCGTATATGATATTGCAGTAGAAGGCAATAATACTTATTACGTAGGTAAAGATAGCATATTAGTATATACAGAGGATGTAACTAAAAATAAGTTTAAGGAGGAAGAATGATGAGTGAACAAGTCTTTGGATGTTTAAAATCTCCAAAAGATATAAGAGACTTTAGAGTATGTCTGCAGTCTACTAGTATAGAAACTTTGCCTGAAAGTTTTCAACTAGCTAAGTCTCATATAAAAGACCAAGGAAAAGTAAATTCTTGCGTAGCTCATGCTCTATCAAGTATGATGGAAATAAACGATAGAAATAATTATTCTACAGAGTGGATTTATGGCTATAGACCAGAAGGCTATTACCAAGGAGAAGGAATGTACCCAAGAGAAGCTTTAAAAACATTAGCAAATAAAGGAGCTATATTAAATACTATATTGCCTCAAAATGTAGAAATACCAGAAGCTAAAGCTATAGTAGATAGTAAGTTGTCAGAATACGAAGTTTTAGCTAAAGGAAGAGAAATATTAGCATATGCTAAATTAAATAATGAAGCTGAGATAAAGAATTGGTTATTTACTAAAAATACAGCTGTTCCAATTTCTATAGCTACTACAAAGATAGAACTAGATGCTAATAATATTATACTTATTCCAGATAAATACCCTGACTCTGGTCATATGATGTTAATTATAGGATGGAATAAATTTGGCTTTATAGTACAAAATAGTTGGCGGAAGTCTTTGGGGAAATAATGGTTCTGCTATATTACCTTATGAGTATGAAATACAAGAAGCTTGGGCAGTATCATTCAAAGATTACACTAAAGAAACTCAAGAAACAAATATTAAAAAACCTTCACTAAGCTTTATTAGAAATTTACTCGTTTATCTTCTAAAGCTTTTGTTCAAACAAAATAAATAATTATATTATTAAACGCAAGAGAGTGGCTTAAAAGTCATTCTCTTAACTATTGTTTAGAAATCTTAATATGTAAAGCTTTGAATATATTATATTAGGAATAAAAATTTTATAGTAATTTTAAGGAGGATGAAGCTAATGGCTTTAGATAAAAGTATTATTTTAAATAATGGAATAGAAGCTAGGTATCATAGAATAAAAGAAATTCATTTGAATTTTTTAGAAGATTATTCAGTGATGCTAGTAGATAGTTATGTAAGTAAAGAAATAAGAGATACTCAAAAAGAGATTAAAACTTTAGAAGAAAATATTAACACATACTTAGAGAAATATGAAAAAGCAATAGATAACAATGACGATGAGTTAGCTCATTCAATAGAAGAAAAACTAAGAACTCTTACTGATAAACATCAAGAAGATATATCTAAGAACTTTATAGCTAATCAAACTTCAATAGAATTTGAAAATAGCTTAGAGGAAGATGTTTCTATATCTAATTTCTATAAGTTATTAACTAAGTTTGATGAGTTTAAAAAAGCAAAGAAGGTGTAGTATGAAAACTATTTCTAAAATTGCTAACGCTTTATCTGGAAGTTATATAGAATTAAATTCAAAAATACTTTACTTAAATAGAGATAGAGTGTTAGCTTTGCATGTAGTAGTAAATTTTTCTACTTCTGAAAATGTAATAGAAAATCAGCATCCAGAGCTATATAGGGTTAGATTAACTCATAATTCTCAAGATGTAGTTTTGAATGAAACTTTAGAAGTAAATACTACTTTAGGTGGAAAATATGAGTATAGCGTAGATGTTCCAATGAATAATCTACAAACAGAAGCTCATTTATTTAAGTTAGAACTTTTAGGAGATAGCCAATCTAAATATACTTATATAGAAGATTTAGAAACTATAGAACCATTAAAACAAAGTAAAATAAAAATAGAATTAATTCATGATAGAACTGGTAAAGTTCATAAGCTAACTTATAGCACTAACTCTACTATGCCAGTTTATTTAAAACAAAATAATGATAATTGGAAGAAATTAGAAGATAGTTTTACTATAAGAGAAGACGGACTACAAGGAAAAATAAACTACTTTCAAGCATATACTTTAGACGATGAAAATCAAAGAGTATATTCAAATGTAATTAGAATAGTAAAAGATGATTAACGAGAATGACCCTAGAGACATTTTTATACATTGGTTAATATAAATTATTGTATTCAGGAGGAATACTTATGATAGATATGTTAGGAAATAATAGAATTTTAGATAAAGTAGCTACAGAGTCTGGTACAGCTAATGCAAGAACTTTATCTTTATACGGAGTAAGCTCATTGTCTAACTTAGTGAATTTTTATGTTTTAGTAAGAGCTTCTATAACTGGACAAGCTGGAACTACTACAATAAAAGTAAATGACTTAGCTACAGGACCATTAAAGATAATGAAGAATGGAATACTAGTAGACCCTGAAGATAACTGGGTAGCAGTTGGTCAGCTTTATATGTTAACTTATGATGGAACTCAATTTATAGCATTTCCATTCAATGAGAAACCAGACATAAATTCAGACATTAAAACTCTTACAGTAGGACCTGCTTTTATAAATCTAACTACATCATCTACTTCGGAAGAGATAGCTACAGCATTAGGTGGAGCAGATGCAGAACAAGAGTTTATAAATGCTCTATCTGGAGATTTTAATATACTACTTAATTATACAGATAGTCCAGAAACTTTGGGTACTAAATTTCCAATGTTTAACTATTGGAATGCTTTAAATGAAAACACGAGATTAGACTCATTTATATTTATATACTCTCTACCAAATTTTTCACCTGATATTAATTTTTACAATCTATATTCATATTTTGCAGTATGTTTAAGTTTAGACTTAGCTACTAATAAGTATACATCAGTAGCAGCTAGCTATAATAATGTTATTAAGATAGCTCCAGACACTTGTTATACTGAGTCAAAAGAACTTACTTCATTAGCAGATTTTAGTAATTATAGTTCTATATATAACTGTTTTACAACTAATTTTACTGCTATAGCTGATAATGACAAAATTACTTTGCCAACGGCTAGCAGTGATAAATTTTATTTAGCTATAAATGAGTATTTTATATACACAACTTTAGATATAAATTTAGCTAATAATTTAGATGATAGTACTAAAAACAATAGTGTATATGTGCCAGATAAATGGCCTAACACTTTACCTGCTGGTGATACTTTCTTATATCATATAAAACTGATAGGAGATAAATGGTGCTGGTCTAGAGAAGTTGTAAGCTCTTTGCCATAGCTTGGTTAAGGTACTAAGAATAAATTATATTAGCTTATATATTATAATAGGAAAAATAAAAATTTAGGAGGAATTATAATGGATTTGCCTCAAATGATAAAATTAATAGCCGAATTTGGAGTTTCGATAGTATGTTCTCGGGCTTGTGTTACTTTTCTTTTATATTTTAATGCAAAATTCTTTAAAAACTCAGAAAAATCAGCAGCAAGTATTAATTGAACAAAACCATCAGCTATTACAACACATTATGGAGTCAGTTCCATATAGTATTACTCCGGAGAAATATAATTCAAATGTTATGATAGACAATGAAATAGACTTAGTACTTCAAGATATTCAAAAAATGCTAGGATGCAGCAGAGCATTTTTAGTTACTTTTCACAACGGACGGAAAAGATTTATCAGGATTGTCTTTCTTAAAGATGAGTATACGCAATGAAGTAGATGCTCTAGGAATAAAACCTATGAGACCAGAGTTTCAGAATATATTTAGAAATACTCTAGCTTATTGGTGTAATGAAATATTAGCAAAAGATTATTGCTACATAGATGATGTAGAAGAAATGAAAGATATAGACGCAGGAATGTATGACTTTATGTCATCCAGAGGAGTTCATTCTAAGTATGGAGTGTCTATCGTTAACAGAGAAAATTTGCTAATTGGATTTATATGTATAGAATATTTAACTGAGTGCGAAGTTGATATAAATAATATATCTAGAACACTAATGAATAGTAAAGCTAAGATAGAGACTTTATTAGACTTTGCAATTAATCAAAAGAAAGGAGAATAAAATAATGTATTCAGAAATAAAAGACAATAACCATTTACTAATAAATAGATGTACAGAGTCAGAAAAAATACTGCTTGAAGATATAGTAGATAATATTGATGACGCTACTACATTATCGTTTACTAAATTAAATGGAGACACAGGAGATTTTGAAGGAGTAATTCTAAATATTATTCCTGAGGAAAGAAAAAGCTTTAAATTGATAGGTGAATTACCTACTTATGTAAATGTTTTTGCAAATGAGAATGCTCCAATAACATTTTCTGTAGAACCATCTGACAATTTAGAAATATATACTTATTGTCCAGATAGTGAAAAACTAAATATATACCAAGATAAAGAACAGAGTAATCTTCTATATGTTAATTCTAAAGAGCAAATATTTGATACAACTTTACATTACGAAATAAAGAAAGCTAAGTATGAAACTATTTCTGGCGTTATACATATAGTAGTAGGACAAAGATTATCTACTGAAGTAAAATTTATAGTTTTAGACTCTGATGAAAATAACTATTATAATTTTACTCTTTCAGACAAAGATAGCACTATTTATATTCCATTTATTTCTAGTAGAGAGTATGCTAGTTATAATCTTGAGCCAAAGAAATATACTTTACAAGTAACTAGAGGAGATGGCTCTATACTAACTAACTTGGAGTATGAAGTAACAGAAGATATGTTATTATTCCCATCACACATTAAAGAAATACCAAATAGCTAAAAATGAAAGGAGATATAGCAAATTATGAACATTTTACCTGCAAATATTCGTTTATGTTCTATTATAAACGATTCTAATAGTAAAGTATTTGGAGTATACTTAGAGTCTAACACTTCACATTGCTTAATACAAGGAACTCCAAAAAAAGAATGTGACATTAGCATTCTAAAAGATTTATATAATAAAAGCGCATATGCTAGTACAATGCTATATTTTGTAGAAAATTTTGATTTATTAGATAAAGAAATAGATAAAAATAAATTATATGAAGATATCAACTCTTTATTACATAAAAGATGTAGAGTAGTAGAAGAACAAGCTCCACTTCTTACTAAGATAGGAAACTATCCTATATATGAAGGAGAGAATTATATACTTAGAGGAGAAGGAAAGAAGAAAATTCTAGAATGCTTTGACACTTCAAAACTAAGAGAAGCTGCTATGGACAACAAAGAAGACTTAGCTTGGGATTTAGTTAACTTTATGAAAGATTTTGACACTTATAGCTTTGTTGATGATTATGACTCTGATGAAGATGCAGTAGAACAAATTAAGTCTGATTTATCTACAAAATTTGGAATAGAGTCTATAAAAACAATGCTAAATTCTATAAAAGAAGATGCAGATGAAGAGTCTTATGATTTAGAAGCTTTAGAGTCTTTATTAGCTAGATTAGATACATTTAGCTTAGAAGAGGAAGCTGGAACTCAGGCTTCAGACATAGCTTCTAAAGTAGATTATAGCTTTCAATCAGCTCCTACTACAGCAAAGAAGAGAAGAAAATATCTTCCAGTAGAAATAAAAGAGCTAGACGAGTCTACATACTTAAATTTAACTGGCTTTATAAAAGATGTAGATGGATTGTATAAAAGAGGAAACTATATAGTAGTAAAAGAGACTGCTACTGATAAAATAAAAGTAATACACAAAAATAAATTATATGAAGCAGAAAATATAGAAGCAGTTGGAAATACTAAAATAGCAGAGTACATAGAGAAAAAACTAAATGACAGATTTCCAAACAGATTTAAAATAAAGTCTGGGAATGTAGATGGTGCTTTTGGTATAGTAATAACTGACTCTCAAAATCATACTACAGGAGACTTAATAGATGTAACTGACTTTTTAAATGCTTTGATGAAATATTTAAAATATAATAAAACTGACTACGAGATAGACTATAAAGGAAATCATCTTATTATGGCTATTTATACTAATAAAACTATTACTAAAGCAGATGTAGCTTAGATGAAAGGAGTATTAACAGTATGAATGCTAAATTTAAAGATAATAAAACTATATTAATTTCTAATCTAAGTAAATCTGAAGACATTCTAGTAACTAATTTAATTAATAAGACTACTATATTTTCTTCTACACTTTATAAAGATGAGTACTTACAGAATATTCTTAAGCTTACAGGCGAAACTAATATATCTTATGATAAATTAGTTTCTTTAGATTTATCATCTGGAAATCAAGAAGTACTTCCAGACGAAGGTCTACTTTTTTCAAAAGTAGAAATTGAAAAGCCAAGTACTTTAACTCCTGATAATATTAAACAAGGCATAAACATAGCTGGAATTTTTGGTAATATAGTACCACTAAATGGTAGTGACATTACAATTATTCCATCAAAAGAGTCTCAAGATATAACTCCATCTGGAGATAGTAATGCTTTTACATCTATACATGTTGAACCAATTAATGTAAAATTGCAAGATATAGAAATCACAGAGAATGGAGTATATAAAGTTCCCGATGGATTTGATGGATTTGGAACAATTATTGTTAATGTAAAAGGAAGTTCTTCAGTACCAACTCAAGAGCAAATAGACGCGTTAAATAATATAAAGACCTTGATAGACAAGCAAGATTTAATAATAGAATATGACAATGAAGTATTAGATTTAGATTTTAACATACAAAATAACGATTTGATAGTTGATAACAATGTGCGAGGCACTGAATTTGAAATAAATAATAATGGAGAATTGGAGGTAATTTATTAATGGCAATTAAAAATTTAGGAAGAGTACAAGGATTAAGTGCTTATGAGATATGGTTGCAACAAGGAAATACAGGAACAGAAGAAGATTTTATAGCTAGTTTAATTGGAGAAAGTGGTAGAGGAATTGCTAGCATTGAAAAAACTTCTACAAGTGGATTAATAGACACATACACAATAACTTATACAGATGATACTACAAGCACATTTCAAGTTACAAATGGAAAAGATGGAACAAATGGTATAGATGGAAAGGACGGAGCAAATGGACAAGATGGACAAGATGGTAGAGGTATTGTAAAAATAGAAAAAACATCTACCACTGGATTAGTAGACACATATACAATTACATATACAGATAATACTACAAGTACATTTCAAGTTACAAATGGTAAGGATGGCTCTGAGAGTGGAGGAAGTGGTACTAACGTAGAGGCAAATCCAATACTTGAAGGAAATGAAGATTTTTTGAAAAGTATTGAAATTGGAAATACAAAATATAGTACAATGCCAGATTTAAGTGGAAAAGTTATATCTATTATGGGGGGATAGTATTTCAACTTACGCTGGATGGATACCAAACAGTGAAGGAAAAGATGATGGAACAGGAACATTAATGCATGCAATATTTTACCCTAACTTTGGTTCATACGTAAACAATGTTAGTATGACTTGGTGGCATAAATTAATATTTGACAAATTCAAGGCGAAGTTAGGAGTTAATGAAAGTTGGAGCGGTTCATTTGTTGGTAATAATAAAGATACTAATAGTGCAACACCTACATCTTGCCATGCTCCTGGAAACGATACGGGGCCTGATACTTGCATGGCAGGCATGACTAGAATTAAAAGATTAAGTGCAAATGGAACACCTGACATAATTTATGTGTATGGTGGAACTAATGATATAGCTCAACCAGGAACTCCTGGAGAGAGCTTAGGAAATTTTGATAGTTCTGTAGATTATTCATCTGTAGATACAACATCAACAAAATGGTCTACATTTGTTGATGCATATAGGACTATGCTACAAAGAATGCAATATCTATACCCTAAATCTAAAATTATAGCTTTATTGCCAACCTATTGTGTAAATTATTATAATAGAACAAATTTAGATGCATGGGTAGAACAGATTAAAAATATATGTGATTATTTTGGAGTAAACTATATAGATTTAAGAGCTTGTGGTATTACATGGTCAAATTCTTCCTCATCAAGAAACGCTAAAGGCATTCAAACATTAGGTGATTCAAACATACATCCTAATGATTTAGGGCACACAATGATAGCTGATTACGTAGAAGCTGAAACATATAAAATTTTAAATAATGATTTTAAAGAAAACGTTGTATATTCGGTAACAAATAATTTAACTTCATTAGTAAATACAAAATCATATATAACAGGAGTAACCGAAGGTGAAAATTATGAAGCAATAATTACCGGTTCCGATTTAACTAAAATTATAGTAACTATGAATGGAGTCGATATTACATCAACCGTTTATACTTCATCTACTGGTAAAATAGCTATAGCTAATGTTGCTGGAAACATAGTAATTTCGGAAGGCCAAGGTGTTATAAAGCCTGTAACTGGTGTAAAATTAAACGCTTCTTCTAAATCAGTTATGATAGGCGATGTTGAAAAATTAACAGCTACAATAATTCCAGAGGATGCAACAAATAAAAATGTAACTTGGTCTGTTAATAATTCAAATGTAACAATAACACCTAATGGACTAACTTGTACCGTAACAGGTGCTTTAAATGGGGAGTCTGTAGTTACTGTTACAACAGAAGACGGAGATTTTACAGCTAATTGTACATTTACAATTCACGAAGTACAGTTGACTGGAATATCAATAACGACCCCACCAACAAAAACAGCTTATCATTATGGAGAAGTATTTAATCCATCTGGAGTTAAGATAACTGCAAGCTATGATGATGGAACAACTGAGATATTAGATGATTCAGATTATACTTATTCTCCAACAACTGCTTTGACTGAAAATACGAATATAACATTTAGCTATACTTATAATGGAGTTACCAAAACAGCGACTCAATCAGTAACAGTAGCTACATTAGAAAGTATTGAAATAACTACTCAACCAACTAAAACTAACTACTCTGTAGGTCAATTATTTGATACTACTGGAATGATAGTGACTGCAAATTGGAGTGATAATACAACTTCAACTTTAACTGATTACACATATTCTCCAAATGGCGCATTAACACTATCTGATACTACTATTATAATAAGTTATACAGCAGGAGAGGTAACAAAAACTACAACTCAATCAATAATAGTATCAGCAGAAATTGAAAGTATCGCAATAAATGGAGAAGATTCTGTAAATGTCGGAAGTTTTATTACATTAACTAATAGTGTAACTCCTGAGGGCGTAGATGCTACAAAAGTTATTTGGAGTATAACAGAAGGTTCTGGTGAATTTACAGCTAAAGCTGGTACGGTGTCTACGGGTTCTGCAGACGCTTTAAATACTTATACATTTTGGATTACTAATTTAGATGATATAGTTGCAATGAGAGGTAAAGTTATTAAATCAATTACTATGAATATTTCAAGAACAAGTCAAATACAAGTTTATGGTTCATCAACAATACTAGATAAAACTGCTACTGGAAACCAATTAGGAATTGATGCAAAAACTGCAGACTCAAACAAAGAACTGTTATTTACTATAACTCCAGACACTACTGGAATAGTTACATTTTTATTAGATGGAACTGACTCAAGAGTTAATCTGTATGGTAAAACAGAAATAATATGTCCTAACTCTATAGGATTTAATGGAAACAGCTATAAATGGAGCGGTGCTAATAAAGAAAATACCAATGGAATTATTGCTTTTTGTTCAACTTTAGGAGCACAAGGTAATGTAATAAATCAAACATTATCTATTGAATTTGCTTATGAAAATAACATATTAAGTATTTCACAGAGTGGTTCTAGTTGCACAGTAACAGGATTAGCAGAAGGAATTGGAAAAATAAAATGTGAATCAGCAACTAATTCAAGTATATATGCAGAAAAACAAATAACCGTTACTGTTACAGAACAACCTACTCAATATAATTATACGGTTTCAGTACAAAACGGAACTAACTTAAGTGGAACAATTAATGAAAATGAAAGTGTTACATTAAATCTTATAGCCAATACAGGCTATGAATTACCAGACACAATAACAGTAAATGAAATTGAAGGTACATCTGGCTCAACTGGAGTTAATTGGACATATAATAAAAGCTCTGGCGCTTTATCACTAAATAATCCTACAACTGATGTAGTTGTAACTATAGAGTGTGTTAAAACAGGAATTACATGGTATTCAAGCAATTATAATGCTAATATATTGAGCTCAACTGCTAATCTAAATTATGCAGGATTTGCTTATATGTCAGGTGTAAATGATGGAGACGGCCTTCAAATGAATATGGTTAGATTCGTGTTAGATACACCAGGTAAAATTACTGTAGGTAAATGTTCGAGTGATTTTAAAACAATAGTTGATTCTGAACAAATAACTGTTAATGGTTCTAGTGGTGATGTAATAGAACAACAATTAAGTAAAACATACACACTTGAAAATGGTGAACACTTCTTTATAAATGCACCTAGTGGAGATACAGGAGAGTTCAAATATACAAATAGAAGCGTTCCTGCTACAGAAGGTGATAGGGGATTTAAGACAAAAGTTGGTACAGCTTACGTTGGTACTAATGCTACTGATGTAACTACTCAACAAAAAGAATGTCTTTCAGTAGACTTTGGTTATAAAGTATAAAAGGCAAAAAGGGAGATCCTTTAATCTCCCTTTATTCATAAAAGGAGGAACAGATGCTGGAAGTATAGGAAGGCCGGCTCCAAGCCCTTCTAACTTATATGTATGGAATGTATCTTCATTCTCTAAAATTATAGTTACTGACCCAACTCTGGTTGATACAACATTAACAGGTTGTGAAGTAAGTTTCTATGGATTTACAAGGAGCGAAGATGGTTCTTGTATAGCAACAACAAGCATGAGCCAATGGAGATTGACTGGCTGGGTATCAGGCGAAATTACTATTCCAGATGATGTTGA